ATTACTAGTAATAAAATAACTACCAACACCAAGAATAATATTAGCATTAACAATACCTATAGGAAATGATGGTGATACTTTAACTTCGTAAAAGTAATTAGATAATACATCACCAGATTGAGCTAAACCTATTAAATTACCACGACCTAATACAAGACCATAAGACAAATTACTACGTGTAATACCAAACTCAATACTTGATATGATGTTACGTCAAACGCTTGCCCTTTGAATTAGCCATTGATAAACCCGCACCAATGTACATACTTGTTTTAACTTGTTTTGAATCTGTTTGCGAAAATACACTTAAGCTTACTAAAGTTAAGAATAAAATATTATTTTTTCATTTTTTGTTTATTTAATTGTTATTGTAGTTTACCTATTTAAGTTATTTTTAAATACGTATAAATCACTAAGATTTTTCACATGTTCTTTAAATAATTTTCAGTATTAATTTTCATATATTCTACTTTTTTTTGTTTAAGTTTATAAATGAAATAAACCAACCTTAAGAAAAAAATAAGATTACTAAACCAACTAAACAAAGTATTACACCTAATATTATAAAAATTACAGTCATATTATTTTAATTTTTTTTGCCATTTCTTCAATCTCAATACAAGACTCTAAAGTATCACAAGTATTTTATCTGTTCTTAATTCTTCAATTGATGGGTGTTGCGTTGACCAACCTTTATCTGTTTCTGAAAGACCACAACATCTAATCTGTACAACTGTACCCATTAATTCTTCTTGTCTATTAGTAATATCAGCCATCATAGCTTCAGTCATCCCACCAGGTGCTGTCTTCAATAACCCACACTCACTTTCTAGTTGTAATACTGAAATTACAGACTCATTCTTAGTACCTTTTGAACCATAATTAAAACCAACTATTCTAAGGTCAATATCCATTTCAAGTTTCATTTTGATTTGATATGTTGGTTTCCCATCCTTCCAACAGTTAGCAGCTTTGATAATTGTACCTTCAAGACCCTTTTTTGAGTATCTAAGAAGTGGTCCATTGCTTCTTCGTAGGTTGTAATGAAACGTGTTTCAATAAGGTCAACTTGAACTTGAACACAAGCTTTATTCTCAACCATCTTTCTAAGTGAATTATATCTGATATGATATTCAGTTACTGATTTACCCTCAAAGTATCATCAACACTAATCATATCCCAAACAGTAATCCCTCATTTTATCTAATGCATCAGCCATTGGACCATGCTTATCTTCAAACGCAGCGATTTTCTTACCCGTTTCAACTTCACCTCTTTCTTCAGCTTTTCAACAATATCCATAATAGAATTTACCATACCATTAGCTATCGTTCTCTTATACCCATCTATTGTTAACTCACCATTTAGTACAATCTTCCATCTGACCTAATTCTACTAAGAATTTAGCACCAGTAAGTGTTGATACCTTGTCTTGAAATTAATTCAACATCACCACCTCTGATAATAGCGTTACGATATGTACCATCAGCTTTAACTTTGACATTACAGCTTTACCCTTTTCGAATAATTTCATAGCACCTTTAACCGAAAATGATTTAGCCCTTGATATGGTGTTTCCTCGATGAGCTTTTGAATTATTTTATTAATCCAGAGTCCATACCAATTTAAGGTTTTATCGATAATACGTTCAATAACATATGCATCATCTTGTGATACGCTATTTAAAATTGTAAAACAACTGTTGCATCACCACCAGTTACTTTTCTAGAATATATGTTTTCTAATGTAACTAATGCTTGCTCTAACGGCATATTTAATTCAAAATCATCTTTAACATATTCTGGTATTTGTTTTATGTAGAATTTTATTCTAGGTGAATGTGCTAGATAAATTACTCGTTTAAGTAACTCATTATCCTTATATTTGGCTAATACTTTACCCTTATCGTTTTACCGCTAATGTTAGCGATTTCATCTAAAATTTCTTTAATTTTCATATTTAATCGTTTATTATAGTTATTGAATCTCACACTTTTTATTTAAATATAATTCATTTGTTATGACATAAACATCTTCACCATTAACAGTCTTACCAATACCTTATTATTTGGTAATTTATTGTTTATAATACCTTTAATGGTTCGTGATTGGTATAAGTCATATCATAATAAAGCCAACCACCTATAATTAATATAATAACAATCATACACCCACAACCTTTTTTATCCTTAGAATCACCACCATCGGTGCCAATATATTCAAGGGCACTAATTAATACTTCTCCAATGATTTCAGCTGCCATAATTATTTTTTTTCGTTTGTTGACTGCAAATATAAGTTAAATTATTCACACTTCGACCAATTTAATAAAATAGTTTTAGAAAAATGTAGAACTAATTCTGTTTGTGTCATTTTGGACATAAAATGACTGGATAATATTTGTTATGAATACCCATGAAAGTAACAATATAACAACACCAATTCCAACGTTTTTAATTTTTCATTCATCATATAAACAGTTTTACATTAAAATCATAGCAACCACAATACTTACAACCCACAGCTTCATTATTATCATACCCATCAAAATGACGATGATAATCATGACCACATTCACATTCCTTATAGTCACCAAATTTTGGGTTATACGTATAATGAACATCAACCGTTGCTGTTCTTATGTAAGGTGGTTCAACACCATCATCATCATTAGCTTCATGTATCCCTAATTGAACATTTTATAATGTGTAATTAAATTACACATTTCCAAATATGTTTCTTCACTTATATTAATTCCCAGTTTCAAGCTAATAATTACAGTTTCAGCATTATTTAATGCGTTATATAATTTTATTTGATTAGTCATTATGAATTTTATATTTTCATAGACCGATTCTTGCATTGGAAAATTACGCCTACCTAATTTTAACATAGGTACGGTGTACTCTAATGTTTCATTCACATAACTAATTCTTTTTTTTTCTAAACCACCCAACATACTCATTAAATTATGTACTCTATCAAAACCCTTTGCCAAACTAGTTATCGGACAATCAATCATCTTAGCATAATACTCATTATTTGAGTTTTAACACCTTGATACACTTTGGTCATTAATTTAACCGAGTTCATAACCAAACGCCAAATAACTTTTCAATTTCTTCATAGGAAATGCCCTTATCCTCACACACATCATGTAAAAAATATAACCATAAACAACTCTTCTTTATACATAACATCACCTATTAACGTTCTAGCTAACAGTGCTTGTGAAATTTGATGTGAAAACTCATGCTCACCATCTTTACGAAGACCATTATGTAATTTTTCAGCAAAATCATCGCATTATACGCATTGTAATATCCCTACCTAACAACCAATATGTTAGTGATATTTTCATTTTTTATAATCTTCTTTCATAACTTACCAATTTATTGTTAACCAACTACCATCTTTTGTGTATTTTCTTGTCTAAGAACAAAACCACGTTTTCTCAATTCTGACATCGTTAAACTTTCAGCATAAATAGAAACGATACAATTCATTTTATTTTCTTTAACAGCTACCTCTATTTTATTTAAACAAGTATTTATTTGATTATTTATTTTTCACCTAAAACTTTAGTAGCCTGTTCATTTGCCCATTTTGCATTAATTTCTTCTCGCATATTTTTAATTTTTAAAATTTTAACCTTTTTTCTAGATAACACTAATTTACAATATGATGGGTATCGCATATCAACACTAGTTGTATCAAGCCCATCTTTAGTCGTTCTAATAAATTGGCGGTTTTCAACTCTAAGTTTATCGCCCACATATTGCGGTTGGTTAACCCAATGTGTGATAACACATTCCTCACCTTCTCTTAATTCTTGTGGTCGTATAATTTTTCATCCATGTCAAAATAAAATTTTAATTTAAAATTTCTATTCTTCTACATTCCACATAACTATCATCCTCATGGAATACATAAGCTGGTATATTTAAATGTGGATGGTTAATTACACCTTTAATTGTATTTTTCTTAAAGGTACTTTTAAATGGTCTGTCTTTTTTTTTTACATTCTTTACCTATATTAACCTCATAATCTTTAATTGTTCCCATAGTTTTTATTTAGAGCAAATATATTAAAAAAAATGACATAACCAAGTAGTTATGTCATTTTTTTATAAAAGTTTATATAATAATTTATCATCATATTTAAACATAAAATCATCAATGCTAGATATCTTATTTTCAGCTAACCCAAAATATAACCCAGTAAAATTATTTATCTCATATTTTTTTACATATCTCAAATACTACACCAGCAAAACGTTTCTTTTCTGATGGTTGTATATTCTTTGGTTTATGTAATTTTAACTCGTCCCAAACCATATTTAACTTAACATTTAATAAATCATAATTAACTTTTAATTTATATAGTTCTTCTTTTCTTTCTGGGAAAGTAGTGGCAAACTCTTCAATTTCATTAGTTTTAACAATTGTTAATATATTATGTTCAGCTGATTTACCTTTTAAGTGGTGTACAGCCACATATGCTGGGTTTTAACCTTCACCCTATTAAAGTTATCATCAACTACCACATAACCTTCTTCTGACCATGGCATACCCTCAAATGTCCTTAAAATGGCACCCATATTACCCTTGTTTAAATCATATGTTTTAACTACTGGCACATTTAACTCAAGACCAATTCTAAATAAAGCTTCGTAATTAACCTCATTTAACGTGAATATGTTTCTACAAGTCAAAAGAGTCGCAGAAGATTCACCATGTGGTTTAACCACAATATTATACGGTGTAGTAAGTTCAAAAATATAAACCCTAGTAACATCTAATTTATCTTCAGTTAATTCATATTTACTTTTAACAGTATCCCAGAATAAATCATTAAAGGTAGTACCTAATTTATTATTTACCTCACCTTCACCTTCAGCTGTACCAGTAGTACCAGCAAACCATTTATCCACAAACCCATCATAATACACTTGTATAAGTGAACCATCTAATTCTCTAATACTTTAGCGGTATTCCAATCAATTTTATGTGCATTTCCTTCTTCTGAATTGAAGAATTTCTTGAACGCTAATGACATAACTTTCCAAGTATCTAACTCAAGGATTAACCACGACATTCTTGCATTTCTGGTAATGCCATAAGTGTTGGTGACACTAATTGGTCATATTTTAAAAGTACTTTATTATCGTATAACCTACTTTTAAGTTTAAAATCCTGAATTGTTTTTTCTAACCCATTTTTTTTAAATATTCTACTATTTTTAATTCCATAATTATAATATATCATTGTTACCTTGATTGTTTTCAAATCATTTAATCGTTTTAAAATTCACTATCAGTTTCACCAACATTTTACCCTTTAAAAAAGCGATGTAATCATGTTGAGTTTCTTCCATATTTTCAAGTATTTTTTAGCTGAAAACATATTACAAAAGTTGAAAATAATATCATTTGTTTCTCATCATACATTAAATTAGATAAAAATTCAAAATGACCCAGAAAATTTAATTATTACGTCTTCATCTTCTTTACCTTCTTTTATCAAAGCCATACCCATTTCAGTAAATTTATTACTTAACTCAAACCTTCTATCTATATTTTCCATACTATTTTTTTTACAAAGGTATAACTAATTATATTAAATTCCAATTTTTTTGTGCTCATTTCGTAAATCCATCCATATTTTACCTAAAGTGTTTTCACCAACCCATTCATTATTAACTAACATTGCACCCCAAAATAGATTACCACCAACATTACCCCTAGTTGTAACATCTTCAACTATTAGTAAATCACCAGTATTTATTAATTCCTCAATTAATTTTGGATGTTGCATTAGTTTAAATACTAAACACATTTTCATATTTGAAATATCTTTCTTAGAATGGGGTGTAACGATAATATCTTTAAAATTAGACCTCATAACCTCTTTAGCACCCATTGGTGACTTTTCGTTTCTTATTAACTCTTTAATGTCATTATCCTAAACCTTAACCCTTGAAATAAGGCTTCCGTTGTTTTCCATATAACACCACCAAAATCTATTGGATATTGTGACATATTACCTAACCAACCATAAGGTAAGTTATTCTTAGTGAAATTTATTACGTCCATTATTTCTTATAATAGTATGATGGTATTCCAATATTAATATGGTATTTTTTTACCAATTAAAATAATATTATTTTCATATTCGTCATCGTAATCATCCCATTCACTATCTAAATCATCACCATTACAATCAATTAACGTAATATTAAAATCACTACCCCAACCACTTAAATTTCGATATATTCCATCGAATATAAACTGTTTTATATAACCCTTCCTAATGGTTAAATTTATAAATTTTTCTAATTCTTCAACAAGTGGGTCCATATCAATATCAAATATATATTTTATACCCATATCAGTAAGTGATTCTGAAACCATTTTATTATATTTCCCAAAACTACCTTTTACTAATACCTCAAATGGCAACCATTCAACAACATGTGGTTCATCATGGTTAATTTCACCAGTATAATCGGCTAAATAGGTAAAACCCATATTACCATTTTTATGTATCGCAAAACTAACCTTAAATTAGTGATATCTAAACCAGTTTCTTCTTTACACTCCGAATTGCTGTGTTTATTGGTTATTATTATCTTCTGGGTCCATTTTACCACCTATTAACCCAAAATCAGTATGGTCATGTTTTCTGGAAACACCTAATACTAAACCATCTGGATTTATTAAAACTACTTGTGCTGTTATCATATATAATTATTTATTAATTTATCATATTACAAAGGTAATCTATTTTTTAATACTAACAAGTTTTATTTACTTTTTAATTATATTTATAGTAAATCATGTGTAGTTTATAAACTGATTTAAATTATTAATTACGGACTTTAAAACTAACATAAAACAACATTAAAATTAAACTATAATCATGGCTGATAGTAAAATCACTCAATTACCTCAAGGTTTATTCAATCAACAAACTATTTTACCTATTGTGTCAGATGGGGTTACATCGCAAGCAACATTTAACACTCTTGTTAACTCATTAGGGCCTTATTTTTCAGGGTCAAATGATACAGTTGTTACAGGTGGAACATACTCAAATGGAACTACATTATTTAGAAATAATACTGGTGGTACATTTAATGTAAGCGGTTTTAGCACTGGTAATACTTTTCACAAGGCACTATTAATCGATTACCACTTTTCATTAGTGGTAATACATTAGGTGATAGCTTTTGCACAAACAGGTGGGAATATCGGTTTAGGTTCAGTTAATATACCTGGTGAATTATTTCATATTGGTGATGGTAATATGTTACTTGAAGGTGGTGGAGAAGTAGCCCAAAAATTTAAACGTGACTTTAGTACCACTGGGGAAAATTCAGGTGTACAAACAGGTTCAGGTATATCTACAAATCCTATATTTCAAATTGGTAGAATAATACAAGCTGGAGATGGAGACCCAGAAATTAGAATAATGTATAGTGATGATGTTGCATATGAAAGAACTGTTTTGAAATTGATAGAAAAGGTATTGTAGCATCTGTTAAAACTCAAATTGGTTCACATTTTGAGGGGTTTGCTTCATTAACTGATGAAAACCCTATGTTTAGATTAAATTCATACCCAAACATGCGTTTAGAAATGGGTCTTGGTGGTTTCAACATTACTGATGTAGCTGTTGAGCGAGACATTTTAGTGGTTTATCATTCTACACTAATAGTACTAAACAAGCTAGTATCTCTAATATTGGTAATTTATCAGTTGGTGGAGTAGATGATACTGTTAATAAATTACAAATATATGGTAACACTAGATTATATGGTGATTTAAGTGCAAATACAATATCAGCAACAACTTATTTAAATTTACCAACTGATATTAGAGTAACTGGTGGAACTTATACAGCTGGAACAGCAACATTTAGAAATAATACTGGTGGAACATTTAACGTAACTGGATTTAGTACAGTATCTAATATAACATCTGGGACTTTTACACCAATACTTGTGAATGGTACTAATGTTAGTAGTTCATCAACAGATAGATTAGGTACTTGGACTAAAATTGGTAATATAGTTACCCTAAAATTTGATTTTCTTGTTCAACCGATATCAGCTTCAACTAATACTAGTTTGACTGCTACTATACCATTTAACATAAATAGTGGTGAGGGAACCCAATATATTGGCTCTGTCGTTGGTAGTGTAGCTCCTTATAGTACAGGGTTTGTTCAAGGTAATACTTCATCAGCAACCGTTCAATTTTACCCAACAACAACCGCTAATTCTCGTTGGGTAGCTAGTGTAAGTTATATTTCGAATTAAAAATAATATATGTTATTGTTTTAATTCATCTACTAATTTATCTCTAATACCTATAAAATCCCTAACATCAAAATCAGTGTCATTAATTAATTTTAATGACACTTTAAAATTATTCGCAACCGTAAAATCAGTAACAGTTTTAGTCGCTTTTAATTGTTTTGCAAACATAAGGATTCTAATTGAATGAAACAAACCTTTTTTGGCTAAATCTTTATATCCATCTTTAGAATGTCCATCTGCGCTAAACCAACTCATAGACATTTTACTTATTATCGATTTAATAAATTCTTTATCATCCCATTTTTGAACTTTAAAGTTCCAAAGTTTTTTACCACATCAGATTCTGGTAATGATAAACATTCTAGTGCTGAAATATCATACCTATTGATAGCATCAATGAATCCACTCCTAGAATATAATACACCTTGAATAGTCCTATCTTTATTTGATATCGCATTTTGTTTAAATCCACCACTTTTAAGTATACCACTTTTGTGACTATAATATAGTCCGAATCTGAATCTTTATCAAATGTCCCATAAACACGACTACCATAAGGATATATGTTTAGAATTTCTTCTGTTATGTTAAGTTCATTAAGAACATAATTAGCTAATTCGTTTTTTCCATTTAAAAATATTTTTATTTAACATTCCTTTAATCTTATATTTTAAGATATTAATATTTAACCTAATTAAACAAATAAAAGGTGCTATATAGCACCTTTTTTATATCAGTTACAATACCAACTACAATAAATGGTTTAATATTTTGCCATTTGGTTATTTGGTTTGACATAACTGGTTTACCACCATTTGGATTTATAGCGATAGTTATGTGTGCTATATCATTAGAACTATCATAACCATTAACTTTACAGCCATAGCCATATCACTTAAACCTAAATCGGTTACAGTTAAATTAACTGATTTACCCAAATCTTCTTTGTTTTTAACACCTTTACCAAACGAAATTGTCATATGGTGTGCAATTATTTTCCAACCCTCTGGTATTCTATCACCAACAACCTCTAATAATTTATTTTTAGTCGCTTGGCTTAACACAACCGCAGAATATAGAATATCTGACTTTTTGTACATATCAGCTGAATCTAATATCTTTTAATTGTCAACTCACCAACTGAATTATATACTTGAATCATCTTTTCTATTTTATCAAATGGAACACCATGTGTATTCCTTTCAGATAATTCTTTAGCTGTTAAACCACCAGTACCAATATCTACAACAGAAATATTACTATCTTTATAACCTAACTCTAGCGCCTTAACAACATATGCTTTAGATTCATTGGCTTTAATATTTGTATTATCTATAATAATAGGTGATACATCATTAATCATTGATTCTATAGCGTTTTTTAAGTTCGTTGAATGCGCTCTATTTAAACCCCTAAAATCTTCTGATGCTATCATAGTCTCAAAAAACAATTTGTAATCACCACTGGCCTCTATTACGTCATCAGTCGAATGTATTCGACCATTTTTAACCAAAGATTTTGCTTTTGTAGATTTACCAGAGCCTGGGATTCCACGACAAATTATCAATTCTGAATTTGGTTTTGTAATATTAATACCCATTGAATTTTTAACGGTATTATCTATTAATGTCTCTTTTATATTATTTTTCATGTGCAAATATACTATTTTTTATTGTTATAATATTAATTTTAACTATATTTTATCATTTTATATTTTTTAAGGTATTTATAGTTATACCTAATAACTTGTAACAATGAATAATACGAAATTTTAGTTGGGATAATTGATGATTGTAAACTATATTCAGCTATGATTAGTTATATACTAAAGAAAGATAAAGATGTAGAGATATTGAAATATACCTCACGTGAAGAATATTTTAACGATAAAGACACAATATTAGACTTACTAGTATTGGACCATACTTTAAATGATTTAAATGGGTTAACTGGTTTAGACGTTTTGAAAGAAATTAGAGAAACAGATATTTCAACACCAATTATAGTGTTATCAAACCAAAAGATATTAAGGTGGTTTTGAGTATATAGTGGGTGGAGCAAATGATTATATAGTTAAAAGCCCTGATTCTTTAGAACTTTTATATAAAGAAGTTACTAATATTAAAACAGACCAACCTTATCAAGAATTAAACGTATTACATCAAATAAATGAATTCTTTATTCGTTAACTATAATAGGTATCATATATATCATTAGTTAACCCAAAATCAATAATTACAATATCGTCAACACCATTTCTATTTACAAGACCGTAACTATTTAATCTACCAAAATCACCAACATCAGATTGTGTATTTCCCATAAAATCTTTTACTAAACTAACAAAATGGTTTCGTCTAATTCAGCTTTGATATCTTTATCTAAACCAAATAAAGGTTTTGACCGTTTCTTTCTGAATAGTCATTTCTTAAATAATAAGACATATTGTCAATACTACACTCAGCAATTTCTATAAAATTACGTCTTGTAACCTTTCTAGCTAACTCCATTTCAATCCATAAATATTCTGGGTGAAAATCAAATGTGTGTGCTAATATATTTGAAAAATAACTATCTTGACCCCATTCTGATTCAGTTTTAGTTTGAGCAACCTTTACTATTTTTTAGATAATTTTAATACTTTTATATCATCAATCATATAAACAATTCTACCGCTACCAGAAGATATTTTCTTTAAATTATTATCACAATATGTTATTCTATCTTTAAATGTTATTAAACCCTTAAATTCATCCATATTAAAATTTATTGGGTAATCCTCATCTATTAAATTTTCAATAATTGTTTTATTTAATGATTCTCTTAATATTGATTGTATTTTATTTTTCATAACTATTTAATATTTGATTTACATTAATCATAAATATCTAAATAATTTAAAAAGTTCTGGTTATGTAAGTGTGTGTGGAGAATGGGGTTCGAACCCATGCGACCCTTACGAGCCCTACCTATTTAGCAAACAGGCCCTTAACCACTTGGGTACCTCTCCATTAATATTTTGAGCTGTTCTAATGACCACTCTCGTAATTATCCATTTGTACCCCCACTGGGATTCGAACCCAGATTACAGCTTTAGAAGAGTTGTGTCCTATCCAGTTAAACGATAGGGGCCTTTTAATATTTTTAAAATTGTGACCCTACAAGGATTCGAACCCTGATTCTAGCAATCGTACTGCTAAGTCCTATCCAGTTGAACGATAGGGCCATGTATTTAATATAGTACCGAGTATCGGAGTTGAACCGACTTGACTACCCATATGAAAGGTAATTCTTTCCAATAAGTCTCGGCATTTTATTTTTTTAATCTTTTATTCTTTAATTTAACCATATGTAAAAGTATTTTACCCTCATCAAGTGCATCAGCACCAGCCCTATGTTCTTCGATATAAACTTGACCTTTTTTCATGAAAAATTGATTATAAATTTCCTCAACACTTGGTTTTAACCCTACCATTTTTATCCTTATATTTAGAATATTTAGTAGCTGTTTTCATTAAACATTTAATATCGTCAATAATAAAACCAGCACCCTAAGAAATCTTAAGTCAAAAGCTGAATTATAAGCGGTCATTTTATATTTACTAAAAGGGATTGAATTTCATCAAAATAACTTTCTAAAGTTTTAGCTTTTCAACGTCACTAACTTCAAGTGTCGTATTATTAAAAATCAAGCGTTTTATGTTTCCATTTTTTAAACTTCTTATCCTTGATAACATTATCAAAACTAATTTTATTTCATTTGTTTGTGTGTTGACAAGGCTAATCCCAATCTCAACAATTGCATCTGAATTTACTAAAACCCAGTTGTTTCTATATCTACTACTAATATCTCCATATTACAAGTATAAGGATTTATTTATTAATAATAAACCTTTCTTTATTTTTTCTATTTGCGCTTTTATCCTAGCAATCTTTTCAGGTGTAGGGTTTTATCTATCGTGTAATTAAAACCCATTTTATCTAAATAAGCGTAAACTTCTTCAATTTTTTCTTGTTCTATTTTTATCATTGTTTCATCATTTAATTATCTAATGTTTGGTGGGATTATATCTAAAAAGCTAATATTATAAAACTCCTAGTTAACCTATTAAAACATAAAGAATTAATTTGTTCTTTAGCTATCTCTTTATCTGTAAAACGATAATAGACTAACCTTAATTCTTTTAAAGTTTCTAATTCTAAATTAACATAAAATTATTATCATTCATCTTTTCAATATTGATTATTTCATTCATTAATCTGGTAGCAACTTCTTTACTATCAAAATCATCAAACGCTTGCTCACCACCATAAATGTCAAATAATGTATTTATTAATATTTTAATGTTAGTCATTTTCGCTATTCTTTGATTAACATAGAATGTTAATAATGCTAACATAAAAGCAAACATAAACCCAGTAAAACTCATATCCTTATTTTTTTATAATTAATAAATGCAAATATAAGTTAAATAATTTTAATAACCTATTTTTTGTGGTCCAAGTGGATTCGAACCCACATTTACAACATACCAATTACGACTATACACATTATGAGTGTGCCTCGGTATCAGACCAATTTAGTTGAGACAATGGATTCGAACCCACATTTACAATAACCAGTTACGAATATACACGTTATCAGCGTGCCTCGATATATCTCAATTTATTTTTATATTTTCATAATATTAAATGCGTTAATTAATTTTTCTTACCCTTAATTTTAATCCTAGGTCCACTTGTACCAAATTCAAATGGTGTGATACTTTCTATAACCCTTTATCTAACCCAGTACCAAAGACATAACACACTTCATCACCAACCTCTAGTACTTTTAGGTTGATATCAACAATTGATTGGAAATATATTGCTTTAAACATATAAACATCTTTTGAACCAAAATATTGAATAAAGTCTCCTTCATATATCCTACGTGTTTCACTATCTAAAATAAAGTGCATAGGTGGCAAGCCATTTATCATTTTGTTTACTCATAATTTATTAATTTTATTTACTAATATTTTATTTTTCTTGCTCCATTGGGTGGATTCGAACCACTTTTTCCATACTAAGTCGTATATCTAACTCTCGATGCGCTTTCCGAGCCGATTGCCAATGAATTTTACCCTATGTTTATAGTTTAATCACTTTGCGGTGATAATTGCCGCAATCACTGCGATAATTAAACTGAAGCGAGAAAGGATTCGAACCCTTGGACCGCTTTCACGGCCTCTGGTTTTCAAGACCAGCTCAATCGGCCACTCTGACACCTCGCCATTTTTAGACTATGTGTAGGATTCGAACCTACGGCCCCTTTACAGGGCACTCCTTTAACGGAGTCACTTTAGGCCACTCAGTCAAGCATAGTATTAGTGGTGTACCATTTCTAGACATGGATAATATACGAGCACCACGCTCAGTTTGCTTTGCAAAGATATAACTTTTACATATATACCTAATTTATTTTCACTTATTTTGCTCTCCAACTAGGACTCGAACCTAGGACCCACGCATTAACAGTGCGTTGCTCTAACCAACTGAGCTATTGAAGAATTTTTGCGATTTGGGAGAATTTCGAAATCTCGACCCGCTGCCTAACAAACAGCCACTCTGCCTCTGAGTTACCAAATCTTTTATTTTGCACGTCTAGTAGGACTCGAACCTACATCTAGGGTTTTGGAGACCCGTATTCTACCATTGCACTATAGACGTGTATTTATATTTACCGATATGTCAACGAACAACTTTTGGGTGAAAAATGGGGTTCGAACCCATGACCTTTGGATTCACAGTCCAACGCTCTAACCAACTGAGCTACAATCACCATGTTTGCGGAGGATGGGAGTCGAACCCACGAGCCATTGTCTCCGAACAGTTTTCAAAACTGTGGCAACCACCTATTGGCTTGCCTCTCCATTATTTTTAATTTCAACGAAAATAGCTGTAAATCCACCTTCTTTTGAAATCTTAATTCTCCATTATAACCACTTGCATTTGCAATCAGTCTGTACTTATCAACTATTAAATAAAAATCTTTTTTAAAATTTATAGTTTTCTCTCTACCTAATCTTCTTACATGTTCCATAACTTAATTAAATTAAAAACCCGACTTAGATTTCTCTAGTCGGGTTATATTGTTATAAGTGTTCTAAAATTTATACTTCAGTACCACCAGTATTTAACATACCCGACATTAGATGACTATTACGTCTCCAATTGCTAATCGATATCATATGTATGTTAATTGTGTTCATTTTTTTTTATTTTTGATTTCTCCATTTGTTATAAATATATGTCTTTTATAAAAGACTATTTTGTTTGTTTTAATTCTTATGCAAATATACTAAGGTTATTTAGATAAAGCAAGTCTTTTACAATTATTTTTATTTTATTTTGTAATTACTTGATTATTAGATTACTACTATTTATTAAGACTTCTTTTATATTCTTGATATTCTTGTGTTTTATATAAGTCAGATAAATTTTAGTATAAACTGTTTCCTATCTCTTTTAACATTAAAATTAGGGTCACTTGGTAAATGATTATGATAAACATAAACAGCTGATTGTCCACTCTTACCATCAGTCACACCTGATTGTATACCAACGATTGGTATTGTTCTTGGGTGAATAGTTGAATCATCCTTTGTACCATATGGGTTAGCCATATTTGAAGTGGGTTTTCACTTGGTGAATATTGAATCTCTTTACCTTGTTGTGGTGCCATTGGTTTATTTGTTTGAGCGTTAGCTCCAGCCACACCACCAATAGTTGCTAAACCAGCAGCTACATTTGTTTTCCAATCTTCAGTTACAGAGTCTCTATCTGTTAAGTGTCTTTGCTCTGATAATAAATTAGCAGCAGCGATATTTTTTTGTTTATCAAATCTTCTCATTAGTTTTTATTAATAAATATCACGTCATCAGCAAAATCTCACAAGTAACGTAACAATTATTTTCTTTATTAACTAAAACCCTACGTTTTAACCAATATTCTATATTATTTAACCCAGCAGCTTGGTAACCCCAAATATAATCAACGTTAAGTGTTTTGGGTAATCTTTAATTTATTACCCCAACCCATACCTCTAATCGACTCATCTACAGCTAATAACACACCTTCAATCCCTAATAATTTACTAAAGATTGGGTTATAGATTTGGGTAGGGCCTAATAGATAAAGACCTAAAAGTGTATCATCTTGTATAATATATGCTGATTTTCGAAAATCTACGCTATCATTAATTACTAAATCAAAGATTGTTTTACCAATAACATGTTTAAAATGAGGGTATGCCCAGTTAGCAAATTCAACTCTTTTTTCTATTGGAACCCCTATTTTATCTCCATTGTTTTAATTTCAAAAATTGATAATCTCTTATACCCCAAATTACTTTTAATTCCTCTATACTGTATTGTATTCTACCTAACCATGGGTCATTAATATTATAAATATTATCTACATAACTAACTGGGATTATCAATGTGGAACACCAGTGCTTATTGTTCTAATAATAGCTATATTACCATCATTTATAACACTATTTAATAATAAAATGGGTATCTAGAGCCAATATGTTCAGTATACACCATTTTTAATGCTTCCATACCTTTTCATTCTATCTGGTGGTGTACCTACAAACCAGTCAGTACCACAAATTATAGCAATTTCATCTATAGTTGGAAAGTTAGAATCCGTTAAACCTAGTATAGTTGATTGCGCCATTTTTAAACATGTTGGACCAAGTATTACCAGTCGGTTGTTTAAAGAAATTAATACTCATCGTCTTCGTCATCGTCTTCGATATCTTCTTCATCATCAACATCGTTAATAATACTTAATAAAAATCCATCCCAATAAAACCCCAAAACTATCATTAAATAATTTACCAATTGTTTCAACATCACTTGCTGATAGTAATTTAAACTCAATTCGTGATATTAAATCTTCACCATCAGAATATTCTAATTCACTACCATTATCAAATTTGTAATAGATTGCCCAAGTGATACTTGATGCTAGTTCTTCTAATTTCTCGATTTCTTTATCAGACATAATAGTAAAACCATTAATTTCGGTTTCATCGATTACATCACTAAATGTTGCTAAGTATTTTGCCATTTGTTTTTTTATAATTATAACTATTTTCTAATTAAAATAAACCTTATTTAGAGTTTACTAGATAAGGTTTTAATATTTTGTTAAAGTTTTCTGTTTCTATTTTTTGCATCAATTCACCCACATTTTACCAGGCTTTAAATTAAAATCAAACATAATTTCTGACCCAGAAACTGTTAATGTAAATTCCTCAAAAGCATCTAGCAATTGAGATGGAATACCTTCACTTGAACCAAAATCTCTAATTTGGTTATTACTAATACCAGATTTTAAATGGGATTTTTCAGGAATACGCATTATCAGAATCTAATTTTAATAACGTAACTAAGAATATAATACCTTTAATTTCTGTAGTAGAATAACTTAAAATATTTAGTTTTTCTCTAATAGTTTCAACGGTATTGTTTTTTAATAACCTAGCTAAAACAACTAAGTAATCATTAAACATATAATCATCACCTCTATTAAACATACTCTTGACAATTTTAAGTCTGGGAATATCCAATCAAACAATTCGTATTTATCATTCAACATTAAAAAAGCTGATGTTGATTTAGCCGATTTAATACCCTTGATGAATTCATCTCTAATACGTTCACTGGAAATACCTTCAAGATTTGCATTTTTTTGTAACGCTATATCAGTTTTGTCTCTAATTCACTTCCAAACCTAGCAGCAAATCTAATTGCTCTAAGAATACGAAGTCTATCTTCACCAAATCTATCTTCAGCTAAACCAACCGTTCTAACAACACCATTTTAATATCATTAATACCACCAACAAGGTCAACAATCTCACCTTTCTCAATATCGTAAAAGTGCATTGATAGTGAGGTCCGTCTTTTAACATCCCTTCAATATTAGTAAATTTAACACTATCTGGTCTTCTACCATCAGAGCCAATATCATGTCTAAAGGTTGCTATTTCGTATTCCCCTTGGTTGGTAAATACATTAATAACACCAAATGCTTTACCAGTAGCTATAGTTCTAATGTTGTTTGTATTCATCATTTCTTCAACCTTGTCAGGTAAAGCATTGGTAGCTAAATCGTAATCTTTTGGTGATTTACCTAATAAAGCATCACGTATAGCACCACCAACAATAAATAGTTCAAAACCATTTCTTTTAAAGATATGGTTTAACTCACTAATATCTTCAGGTATTGATAAATCAAATTTAATTCGTTTACCAATAACTAATCCTTCACCTAATATTTGTTCTATCTTATTTTTCATGCAACAAAGATATTACTAAATTATTGATTAAACAAATATTTTATGTGAATTGTTCATTAAATTCTTTTTAGCTTGTTCTAGTTCATCATATGCATAATTACTAAAATCACTTACAATATAATATAATATAGCTTTAACATCATCGGCAGTAAATTTACTACCATAAAATCAATATTATCTAGTATACTATTGATTTCAGGTTTGCTTATATTTACAGTTTCTTTAATATGTGAGCTATCTAAAACATATTTTAATCTATACATATCATCATTAGTTAACATATAATCTGAAACATATTTTTTTAGTTTTATTAAAAGTTATTAAATAAATCCATAATTGGTTTATAATCTAAAATATTTTCATATTCAACACCATCAGCATCAAAAGAGTAATTTGTATAGTTGCTAATTTGTTCTTTAAAATTATCTTCAATAAAGTTCATAAATTTTTGGTTTAGCTCTTTATTATAATCATTTTGAGTTTTTTACCCTTCAAACTTTATAATTTAAATAACCCTTGATTGAGTTTACATTATTCCTTTTCATATCCATACCCAATTCTTTTATTAGGTATCTATCAAATTCATTTGAACTCGACCTCATATTATGTACATCAGCACTCATACTGCTCGCAAAATCATTTATATAAAATTCACTTCCATTTCGTAAATAATAATTTAATTTATCATTTATCATCAACCTTATTTTTAACCCAATCAATATCAATATCAAAGCTTGTATATCATTAAATATTTTAGCTCTTAATTTATCATCTCTAAAACTAAATATGCAATAATATTAGTATCAAGATAACCTCTACGTTTTTCAACATCATTAGGTATACTATCAGAAGCAACTTCAATAGCTTTATTCTTAACTGAACCATTAAAATAATTTATATTATCATAAACGAAAATGGTATGTTTAGATTATCACTTAAATATTTCAACTTACCCATATTATTATCACTAAAATTTCAATAGATATTATATATTTATTAGCTGGTTTAATCTCATTTTATCACTAATAAACCTATCTTCTAATTCATCTTGTCTAGATACTTTTTATAGAAGTCTTTACCAGTTGTAGGCACATCATTTGGGTTATAGAGCTTGTTTCTAGGGTCTTTAGGTCTTTGCCAATAGTCAACCCTAGTAGATTTGTTATTCTGGTTTAATAACCTTCCATTTAAGGTTATTCTAACCATATTATCTTTAGGTAATGAGGCAGCGTATCCAATATCAGAATTTCTTGAACTAGTAGTAGATAAGAAAAATAATTTATTTTTATTTATCTCATTATCAGAAGGTGAACCAAAAGCTGCTGATAAATTAATCTTATTTGTTTTAGAATCTCATCAAGTTTATAGGTGTTAGTAAAATGATATGTAATATCACTTACACCTTCATTAATCAAAGACTCTCTTAGTAATTTTTTTATAAAATTTTCCATTATTTAACTAAATTATAATACCCTTTATATTTTTTAATACCATCATCAACTAAATCAACACAAACATATCTTTCACCTGAATTAAGGCTGCGAATACTCTATGGTGACCATCTCTAATTGTACTTTAAATTTATTAAAATCACCCTCATCATTAGCTTGAGCATCTTTTAATTTGTTCTCCATATTAATAAATTCTTTAAAGGTATCGATTTCATTTTCTGTTGGGTTTAATTGTTTAAACTCTAATGTTAATTCATCTACACTTTTACCTTGAGCGACACTTGTTCTATTTTTCAAAAAAATGGTTCAATATTATCATTATCATAATCTAAATTATACCAATAATTATTATCAAGGTCTTTACCAATATATTCATCAAGTTCTTCATCACCAGTACGGTTGGGTTCTTCATGCCCATCGTATTCAACAACAAATCTATCATTATAAAATGATTCTAATTCTTCTTTAATATCTATAAGATTAATAACATGACCGTGAGCGTAAGAACATTCTAACTCAACCTTTTCAGGGTAATCACGTATTAGTTTGGTTAAATAAGCTAATTTTTCCTCATCGTAGATATTACCAGTCATACCATCTACTTCATCTCTAGTTAAAACAATCATATTACCAATAGAACCATACCAAACAACGTTTCTACCTTCATATCTAGAACTATTTGCTTTAACATCAGCATCTAATTTAGGTTTAAAATATTGTTCTTCATCACCATAATAATATTCATCTTCGTCATCTTCGTAGTCATCTTCTTCATCATCATATTCGTTTATTTCAGCTGGTTGGTTAAAGTCAATCGATAATTGATTTGGGTCTGTTCTATTTTTTTTAGGTTTTGGGGTTCTCTCTGGTTTTGACACCAAAATTCATAAGTCTTTAGCGAAATCAAAGTCAAAATAATGTTGAATTATGGAATTAGGTTCTTCCTCACCACTATTTGCCATATTAAATAAAACATCGTCACCATCACTACCAACAACCGAGTAATCAACCATTAAAGGTTTAATTAGAACGTGCATAAAGTCTGGCGAATCAGTTGGTTCTTTAAAATCAATTATAACATATACTAAGTCATTTGTAGAATAATTATACCAGTCATTATAATTCATCGCCCCATTTCTACCATATGTAAAACACCACAATGAATTACATCCAATTTTTTTTATTCCGTTAGGTCCAGATACTTCTATCACCATAACATCACCCTTATTAAATTTTATTTTAAGTTCATCGTATTCATTATTTTCTTCTTTAACAATTTCGATTATCTTTTGCTTTGTGAATTCTACACCACCTAATAAGTTTTCCTTTTCTTGTGCAAAATCTAATAAATCTTCTAACGTAATATTAGACCTAAACATTTTCTTTTCAATATTTTTTCTTAATTCAACATCTCTATTACCCAATTGACTAAATAACCCTTGAAAATAGTCTAGTTCTTGCATATAATCTTTAGTTTCGCTAAAATCTCTTTCTTGTCGAATATCATTTTTCATATTCCTAATAGCTATTGATGGTAAACTATTTAAAGTTTGTATTATCTTTTCTCTATTTTTCAATGTGCGCATAAAAGTACCAATGTCATCAACACCATTGATATTGAAACTCTTTATTGGGAAAATATTTTTGTTATATGTTTTAATATATTATATAAACCTTTAATATCTTTCATATCTTGCATAGCTAAAATATCAGATTCAGGAGTTTCACTTTCTTTATAATTTGGGTCAGCACCAGCCATAGCAGAACTATCCATTTTATGACTTTTAAATAATTGATAATAGTACATATCAGTTATTAGTTTAGTATAGGGGTCACCATTAGTTATTCTAAGGATAAGCTCTCTAGCTTGTGGTGATAATTTATTTTGATTAAAATAAAGTTTATCAGCTAACTGTATGTTTTCTCTAAGTAATTTTTTAATTAACAATTTCATAATTATAAATATCGATATAAATAAAAAAGGCCCATAATAGGCCCATTTAATTAATGTAGTTCAAATTTAATAATTGTAAACGAATGGTTTAATCAATTATAGTAAACATTGTTGTATAATAATTGATATTGGAACTATCTTTGTAACTGATATACCAAAACTATTACATTTAGCACATTCTAAATTTTTCCTATGTGTATCACTTTTTATCCAAGCATTTACCACCGATTCAGCTGTATTATAATTTTTTTGCTAAATTTTCAGCAGCATAATAACTGTCACAAATTGCCATGACTTCATTAAATCTTTCTACCGCACCATCATGCGAAAAGTTATTCGTTAAAATCATCCTCTCATTGTTCTTAAAACATACATTACAAACAATTTTATTCATCTCAATTCAGGAAGATTAATAGGTTTTCTATATTCATTTATTAAAGCTAAAACCTTACTCTCAAATACATCAGGGTTACGTGATTTAATTGTATAAGTTTTCGTAGGTAATTTTTTATTAACCTTAAACAATGATAATATAAATTTGATTAAATTTTTCATCTTATTTTTATTTATAATTATACAGATAAATAAAAAAGGACCATAAGGTCCTTTAATTTATTATTTTATTGTTTTACAATTTCAAATTTGTTGGCTAATAATTTAATCTTTTCAATTAAAACTTTATTATCAGTTAAACTAATATCACGTTTAACTAATTCTATAATTTCTTTCATTTTTTTTAAAATGAGGTATCGATTTTTTTTTAAATATTGTGGAAACAAATCTTGTTTATAACTCTGCTTATACCAAGTCGTAACAATATTTGTAATTGTCACACTTTGTGGGTTAACCATTAATTTAGCATAATGTAATTTACCATCTACTTCAAATTCTATAAGTTTAAAATAAATTTATCATTAACGATAAATAAATGTTGTGCTGACGTAGTAAGATAATTTTTGCTTCTTTCATTTTTTGTTCTTGTGTTTTCATTTTGTTTTTTTTAAGTTTTATAATTTTATTTTATTGATAACTGAATATCCGAGTCATGTAAAGTAATAAAACTTAAGGTGGTTTTCGTATCTATTTCATAGTTTCTATTTTTTAAATTATTATTATTATTATCAGAGGCGAGGGCTGGATTCGAACCAACATACCAGTCTTTCAAAACTGTACCTACCATTTGATTACCTCGCCTTGTTTTAACCGTAAATCCTTGCGTTTACGGTATTATTTTCATCAGTTATATCTAACTTACCTTTAAATTTTAATGAACCCTTTGTTGATGGATTATCTGGTGTTTCTTTTGTTGAAAACCAATTCCAGAATCCATATCAACATGATTTACATAATATGTCTGACCTTAGCTTTAATTACCCACATTGGGATGTTAGCATCTTGTAAATGCATTTTATTAAAGTGTAAAATAATATCAGTTCTTTTGTATTGATATATTAAGCATTGGATAACTCCTTCCCTAATAAACTACATGAACTAGTTAATTTCCTAGATAAATCACTTGGTTCAAACGCTACAGCTGTTATTTGATTACCTATATCTGGTTCTCTAAAAAATAGTGTGCTTTATACCAATTAGTATTGCCTTAGAAATTAATTTAATTAATTCTGGTTCATCGTTTACCGTTAAAAATGCTAAATAATTTGATTGTGTTTGCCATTGTTTTGCTTCAACTAAGTGTTCATGTTGAAAATCAATAGCTGCATGTCCAGATTGAACTGCTTGATGTGCAAGATTTAAATCTCGTCTTGTAACTACCCTTAATTTTTCGTTTACCTACTTCATTTTTTATTGTTTTGTTTGTTAATAATAAATATATGACATTTAATTAAAAGTCAAGTTAATTTGTACCGTGCTCTGGATTCGAACCAGAATCACCCCTGCTTTCGAGGTTAAGTTGCCGTTACCCACAACACGGAATCTTATTTTTTGTAGTCTATGTGGGGCTCGAACCCACCATCTTTAGTTTTAGAGACTACTATCTTACCACTCGACCAATAGACCATTTGGTTATTTATTACCGCTTTATTTTCTCAACTATTAGCTCCCAACGTATTGTTTACCAACCTAATTGTCTTATTAGCTTCAACGATTTTTATCCTAGTAAAAGTTACCACCTCATTTATCTTGTGCAAATATACAACTATATTTTAAATATACAAGTAAATATTAAATATATTTTTTATTTATAACTACCATAATAGCATTAAATAGAGATACTAAATCTAAATCATTTAACGATTTACTCATAGTATCATCGTAAAGACCATCTTCTTTAATTTTAGGCAGAACCTCTACCATGATGAAATCCCAAGTATAATTAATTGTATCATCAGACACGTATTCAAAGTCAAACCTATTATATGATTTTTTTAAACATTGGTTCTATTACATGAAAATAACCATTAATTGAATTATTATAACTATAATCATAATCCCATTTTAATTTGTAACCTAAATATAGAGCTAATTTATAGTTTTATCAAATCTCCCAATAACTGGGTTTTCCTTGGTACCATCCATAGCACCATTTTTATATTTTCGTATTCAACATTACTTATATATGCCATAATTATTTTATTAAAACTTTACCAAACCTAATAACACGCTCAACAAATTGTTCATAAGTACCATTATTATCTAATATAACATCAGCACATGCTTTATCAATATTAAACGATGAACTATCCTCTAACGGTAATCTATCACTAGCATCGACCCAAACAATTAAATCAAATAACCCTTGATTAATACACTCGCTTATTTCATTTCTATCCCTCATTCCAACATAACAATCAGTGATTTCTAAAATACCCTTAGCTAATTTAGCCTTATCATTTAAATTATATTCACATATCATATCATACCATTCACTTCTATGGTTTACTCGGTCTTCAAAACATTCTTCAGATGTTTTATAACCATACTTAACCTTCAATTTATCATATATAAAATATCAGCAGCAGCTTGTGATGACGATTTAAATTTTAAACCAAAATTTTCACCTAGTATTTCAGCCATTGAATCTTTCCCATGTCTCATATTTCCAACCAAGAGTAATTTAGGAAATTTATTATTATTCATATTTTTCTATTTTAAATCGTTATTATTTATTTTACTAGGACCATTTAAGTCATTTATTTTCTTACGTAATAATCTTGTACTTCTTTCTAATATTTCTAATTTAGCATTAGATACTAAATAATCATTAATACTCATTATATTCTCTGGTGTGTTTTCAGCTAAAGACCACCCATAATTAGTTGTATATCTAATTCCACTCAATTTATCGGTAAACTCAAAAGAATCATTAGGTAGTTTAATAACATCTACCATAATTGACCCATATTTGACTGGTTTTCAGTCCACCTACCCAAGCTGTATTTGATAGATAGATATATTCTATACCAACCTTAGCTTTTTATTACTATTTATTAAAAAATCAAACATACCCATATCTATAACATATTTATCATAAAGCAAAGATACATTTATTTATTTAAATATTCTAACTTTTTAAATAAAAAATTCCCCAATTGGGGAATTTAATTATGATAATAATTCTATTTTACCTCTAAGTATATCTTTTAGTGACGCTGTTTTGTTTGTTATATGGTCACTGACTGAATTATCTTTTACACGATATGTTCTTCGTTTATCACTTCTTTCACCATTACCTATCTGACCTCTTCGATGTTCAATGTCGATAGAATTATGTCCACATCTATAAAATTCATTAACTCTTTTGGTTAATTCAATTAAAGCCTCAGCTTTGTTCTTATGTTGACATCTTCCATTCCTAACAACTTTGATACCTGTGGATTCATGAGTTATTACAACCGTTGAATCTGTGGTATTCCGATGCTGACCACCTGGACCTTGACCTCTAGTTGTTTCGATTTTAACTTCATTAGTTGAAAGGTTTTTCTCTTTATAGTTATTATCTTCTAAAATAACAACTGTTATGGAGCTTGTATGAACTCTACCTTTTTTTTTCTGTTGGTGGGACTCGATGCCAAGAATGCACACCTTGTTCATTATTAAATATTTTTTTGGGTCAGAACCGCTAAAGACATAGATGAACAAAACCATCTCTAACGTCAACTATTGAACATTCTAGATTGTTAATTTTAGCTGTTTTAGTGTAAATGTCTTGCATTTGTGTTACTAATAGCTTTGCATCGGACCCACCGTTACCATCTCTGATTTCTAAATGAATTGTTTTCATTTTTTACTTGTTTTAGTCTTTATTATTATAAAAATCCCCACTTTTGAGTGAGGATTTGTGTTTCAGAATAGTATGTTTTTAGTTTAATTAAGATTTAAAGTTTTGTTTATTTGCTGTAACTATTCTTTTGTAGCGAAGGATGGACTCGAACCACCGACCTTCAGGTTATGAGCCTGTTGAGCTACCTACTGCTCTACCTCGCAATTTAGTAAGGAAGAATGGACTTGAACCATTATCACCACCTAATGGTGGTTCTTAATCTTAGACGACTTCCCCATATGAGTTTATGTTCTCCAACGTTGTTGCGGAAGAAGGATTCGAACCTACGACCTCAAGGTTATGAGCCTTGCGAGCTGACCTACTGCTCTATTCCGCTATTTAGTTTACTATAAAGGGGTTACACCTCTCACTTTTCAGTGTCGCACATATCGGTGCAAATAGTAATTTATTTGGTCAGAATCATTTTTTACTTTATAAGTTTTAATTGCTGAACTGATTCTTTTACCATATTATTATCTCAAAATAGTGGTTCGTATTATTTTACATGATTAACGTGCTCATGGGTTAACTTTTACATGATACCATAACATGATGAGTTTTATTACACTTTCGTGAACTTATAAGAAAACACATTGTATTTCCGTTAAATAAGTAACCAAGACTCACAACTTTTCTCTAATTGTTTTTTTTGTATGCCGAAACTATTTTTAGATATTTAAGAACGTTTATTATTAATTATATACAAAGATACTAATAAATACGTGTTATGTCAAGTTTTTTTACCTTATTTTTAACTTATTTATTAAACACCTGATTATCAGCATTTTATGGTACTTCTTTTTAACTACCTCGTCAATAATTATAAAATATCTTGTTTTTCATTAATTACATGTACAATATTTATTACTTCATAATATTGTTCATCTAAGTATATATATTCATTTTTTCTAGGTATAAATAAAATATTAATATTTCTTTTTACCTCTTTCCATTTACTATCTAGTATTGATACCGTATATTCTTCTTTTAACATATATAAATATATTAACTATTTTTACTTTGTAAAGTATTTATAAATAACATAACATTAACTAAAAATATAACTATGAAAGCACAAAAGATTGTGGGTGCAAACCACCTAAGAATAATTTAAAGGCCCATATGGGCCTTTATTTTTATCACTATAATAATCTATAGGTTCTTCGTCGTTAGTGTCTTGTTTAGTATTATTATCCTTATCATTCTTTGTTTTACTAAATTGTTCTGAAGCTGTAAACCCTAAACCGCCAATTACAATCCATTTCATTGAATCATATATAAATTCTTCAACTGTTAAACCCCAAAATAAATTGGTAATAAAACCAGTTCCCATTAAGAAAAAGCAACAAGTGTTATAAACCTTTTGCTAGATATTTCTGATTCACCACTAAGTAATTTATTTATAAAGTTTCGCATTTCTTTTAATTATAAATATACAAAAAATGAAAAAAATTAACCCCGACAAAGCGATTTATCGAGGGTTGTTAGTTCTATTCCAAAAGGTGTTATGGATAGAATCATTTCTGAACAATTATTAATAATTTGTGGAGGTAAGGATTAATCTACGTTATTCCAATTATCCCTTATTAATTTACAAAACATTATCATTTCAACATGTGTCATAGAACCTTTACCTAAATTGGCTGTAGCACTGATAAATTGAATATTACCTATTATATACCCTAAAGATGAATCAATCCTATCTAAAGATGCTTTGTACATCATTGGTATTGATTTAGCGTCTTTAGGTGGGTTAATTATACCAGTATATGGACAAATACCTTTTTTTTTTCCCATATTTCTAATAAATACACTAAATCAATACTAACTTCTTTACCTCGTTTTTTAGCTCTATTTAAATGTTCTCGTAAACCTGTGTATTTATCTTTTCTATTATCTGATTGTAAAAATGAGACATTACCTTTAATATTTGAAACTCTACCCGTTCTAACACAAGTAAACGAACAATAGTGTTCTTTCCTAATTTTTCAGTGCGTCTTATTTCACTACCATCTTTTAAAATATTACCACAACAATAACATTTAACTTCGCTTTGTGGTCTATGATATTTTATTTTCACTTCCATACATATAAATATGTGTATATTTAGAAAACCGAATATCTCCACTTTTATTAACTTCTTTGCCAGCTTTATCTGTTTCCAATTATCACCACGTGGAGGTGAGTTAATTTTGATAATTTGGAGGTAAGGGAGTTCGAACCCCTGTCCTAAGATATTCTTCAACGATTTCTACATGTTTATCCAATTCATAAACTGGCAATCCTTTTAAGATGATTATGGTTCCATATCTATAACAACCTATATATATTTAAACACGTTATAAACGTATTTTTTGGTGTTTCAACACCATAGGTAGTTTACTACCATTTACAATTGTTAGGCAAATGCAACCTCTCCTTCGAAAACAGACACGCTGCTTTCATTAAGGAAATTTTCTGATACGATATAATCGTTGTCAATTCAATGTTTTAATAGATAGTTTTAAGTGCTTCAATTTAGCACTACATGCTTACAATTTACGACTATATCCAGTCAAAACCGTGTACCCCATAATGTTTAAGAACTTATTTGTAATAAATATGTGAGTTTTAATAAACCCACACATTTATACAAAGATACTACATTAATTTACTTAAATCAAGTATTTTACAATTTATTTCTATTTTCTTTTTGTTATAACACCATCGATTATACCGTAAGCTTTTGCTTCTTCAGCATCTAACCATAAATCACGATTAGCATCTTCTAATACTTGTTCACGTGATTTACCACAATAATCACCTAATAAATCAAATAATTTTGTATTGTATTTTTCACCCTCAGCAATTGAGCGTCTAATATCTTGAATATTACCCGAAGCACCTGTTGATACTTGATGTAACATTACCCTACTAGATGGTAGGCTAAATCGCTTACCTTGGTACCAGCACCTAATAATATACTACCCATGCTTGCAGCCATACCTGTATTTATCGTAATAATGTCAGATTTAACATAATTCATTTGGTCAACAATTGAAAGACCAGATTTAACAGACCCACCAGGTGAATCAACATGAAAAGTAATATCTTTGTTATCTAAATTATCTAAAAATAATAATTGCGCTTGAACAACTGTGCTCATTCTATCGTTAACAGGACCAGCTAACCAAATAATCCTATCCATCATCAAACGTGAAAAGATATCCATTTGCGTTACCCTTAATTCTCTTTCTTCTAAGATATAAGGTGTTAAACTTGACTGAACACTTACGTTTGAGTAAATTGTGTTTTGTAATTGCTCCCATTGGTAGAATTCCATTCCACTCATACCCATGTGTTTTATTGCGTAGTTTTGAAACTCACTATAATAATCTAATCCCATATTTATCTATTTTAATTTTTTTTACATGAATATGTAACGGTGTAAATTCACCAACATAAGCACCATTTGTGTTGTAATCGTAAAACTCTAAAGCCAAAGTGTATTTTCTTTCATCCTCTGTTTCATATTCATCTAAATCATCTAAATCTACTTCCATATCTTTAGCTAAAATTTCTATCATTTTATCGATATCATATGCAACTATTGGTCCGAACTCATCTCTATCCCATCTATCTATATTAACATCGTCACCATATTCTAAATAAGCATCATCTGATGAATCAATTATAACTTCTTCTCCATCGCCATCTAAAATAATTATCTCACCGTTAACAGCTTTATTTGCCATTCCAACTATTGCTTCATCTAACCCATCCCACACTATTGCGTTAGGGTTAATTCCATCTATTTGCTCAATAGTCATTATTCTTCGTCTTTATCTACTTTATATAATGTTTTAACTGATTCTCTAAGTACATTCCAAGTTTCATATCCAAATTTAGATAAAATACCTGAATAAGCTTTAACATCTGGTTGTGTTAATATTAGTTTACTTTTTCAGTATCGTAATGAATACCAGCTAACGATTCTTCAACAATTATATGTCTTTGCGGTTCTGGTAATTGGTCAAAATTTTCTCATTAACAATGATATAGATATCATTTTTAGTTACATAATTAAATAGTTCATTAGGTTTTACTAATGTTACTATTTCTTTAGCTTTATTGCTAGATAGAATTGTAATGTTGATGTATGCGTCTAGACCACTAGCTCTTATTTTCTCATCATATAATGCTTGGGTCTCTTCGAATGGTTGTTGATATTTTGCCATTTTATTTTATTGTGTTAATTAATCTGTTATTTTATTATTACAAAATACTATTAAAATTAATAAGAAACAACTTATTCTAGTTTTTCTTTTAAATTTATTAGCATACTTCTAAGTTCATCTGATACATCTTTAGGTATAGTAATATCTAATGTTATTATTATATCACCTCTACCACTACCTTTTAAAATATTAAGACCCTTAGATGGTATTCTTAAATTAGAACCGACTTCACTATGCTCTGGTATAGTAACTAAAATCTTAGTTCCATCAATGGTATCTAAACTAATTTTATCACCCAACACTAATTGTGGGTAGTTTAACTTTAAATTCAAATTTAAATTATGTCCACTTCTAACATATACATCATGTGAAATTTCACTAACGTTAATTATTAAATCACCACACTTACCAGATTTAATCGCTTGACCTTTTCCATGCATAATAAATGCACTATCTTCCCTAATCCCAGGCGGTGATACAACTTCGATAATTTCTTCAATACTTTTACTACCAGTACCATTACAGTCAAGACAGTTATTAACAAACGTACTACCAACACCATGACAATTATGACAAGGGAAACTTTGTTGTATAACACCTATTGGTGTCTGCATAATTCTATTTATAACACCATTACCATTACATACCTCACAATTTGTAATGTCCATAGCACCATGACCATGACACGTCTTACAAGTATCATTTCTTTTGTATTTAAATTTTTTAGTTACCCCATTATGGATTTCTTCAAGTGTCAATTTTAAAATTAGGGTCATGTTTAAACCAACTCTTTGTGGTGGTTTTGTTCTTGGAATTGAAGTCAAAACCGCCAAAACCATTACCAAAACCGCCAAAGCCTCTAGATTGGTTTCCATCACTATCACCAAACTGGTCGTACTTTAATTTCTTATCTGTATCTGATAAAACCTCATACGCTGATGATATCTCCTTAAATTTTTCCTCAGCTTCTTTATTATCTGGGTTTACATCAGGATGATATTCTTTAACTAATTTTCTATATGATTTTTTTATCTCACTAGGGTTAGCGTCTTTTTTAACACCTAGAATATCATAATAATTTTTTTACTCATAAGATTCTTTATATTTCTACAAATTTACTTATAATTAAATTAAAATACAATAAATTTATAATATTTATAAGATATAATTTAAACAAAATGAAATATAGAGTAATTTTACTAAAAATGGAGAATATAAAAAACATTATATAAATCTATGAAAATAGAATCGTCTTTTATTTTTTCCATGAATTAATAGAAGAAAATAATAAAATATTATTTCCAAAAGTATTTATTAATAGTAACGGTATTAAACCAGTTAAATATCAAATATGTGTAACTAAAACAACCGAAAAGATGATGTATTTAGAGTATTAAGAGATGGTTATGGTAAATTATATACAGAAAACCTTTAGGTGATTGGACAATTTTATCCGCTTCAAAATATCAAATTGAGGAAACATTCTGGATATATGGTTTAGATAATACAACTGAAAGGTCAACAATTAGTGAAATAGTGAAAAGGTTGATGATTGGTGTTCATGGTAAGAAGATGGTTAAAGAAATTATCGTTGTTTATAATAAATTAATAATTTATAATGAAAACCAATTTGATATGGTTATTTGTAAAAACTTAGAAGATGCACAAAGACTTCACCATACTTTAAGTAAAATTTGTAAAAACAAAAAATTAAAACCTTTTATTTATGGGTACAGCTACTAAAGCAACTAGAACTAGAATGTATGATATTATACATGAAGAAACTGGTTGGCCATATATTAAAATACGTAAAACAAGTACAAGACCATAAAAAAACCCACAATTAATTGTGGGTTTTATTAAAAAATATTGTTCTAATCTTTTATTTCTATTTACAATGGTATGTACTTCACCTTTATCGTCTATTATTAGGATGTTTAAATCTTCTTTAGTTTTCATAGTTCTCAATAGTTATAACACCATATGATTTTGTTTTATAATCCTCAACTTCACCTAAAGTGCATTTGTTATCTGGTTTAAATTGAAGATGTTCAGTCTCTAAACCATATTCATCAACAATTATTTTATAAAAGGGATTGATAACCGTTTATTAAGTTTACTACTAATAAAAATTTTGTTAGTGTCTAACGTGTCATCTAATTTTAATTTAAACCTACCATTTAACATTTTTTTCTCATTAGAATAATAATTTAACCTTTCGAATAAAGGTAGTAATGAACTATGTATGGTAATTAGGTTACAAGATAAAATGTAGATTTATATATTTTTACAGTTATTTCATTAATTATGGTATGTAAGGTTTGGGACCAATCTGATTGTGAATCTTTATCAATACCTTTATTATCCCAAACTATTTTAAATTTACTATCCACACTATTCATAATTAACTAAATAAACTTTCAAGTCGTTTAACTAAAAATTGTAACCGATTATCATTATTATCTATTTGTTCTTGGATATGTGGCGGTATATTACCAACAAAATCTGATTTTAATCTAGAATTTACTCTTTGTAAATTATCGCTCTCTAATACATTCATCATATATTAATGCTTTTCGTCATTTCTCATATTCTCTATTTATTTTTACATTTACAATTATTATTGCATTCACATTTTTTATCATCAAGTAATATTTCAACATCTGCAATATTAATGTCTGCATCGATTGAAAATTTAGTCTTAATATCTAAAACAATTTTATTAATTCTATCCATTTCTGTTTTCTCAACAAGTTTCGGATTGATACATTCTAACCTTTCTGATTCACCCTCTGCACATGGTAAAAGAATGCAAGCATATTAAGGTTTTTCTCAGCTATCATATGATTAACTGATTCAACATACTGTGGCATAAATTCTGATGTCATCATCTCTATCCATATAGAAGGCTATTAATGGGTATTCTGTGTTCATATTATTTTTTTATTTTGTTAAGGCAGAGAAATAATTTTTAAGTTCCTCCTTAAATTGTTATATTCATCAAATTCATCAGCTAAAATAGCTTTAATTTCATATTTAAATCTAATACTATTAGCTAACGATAATGGTGTATTATCTTTACTTTTACATTACCATATTCATCCACATATATCTGTCTATTATTTATAGTAAAAATATTACTACTTTGACTACCAATAGTTATATTACCAGAAAAAATACTAGTGTGGTCTTTGAGATATCATCCGAAAATAATTCTTCCTTACTTTTCGAAAATTTATGTGATAAATCTATTAATCTATCCATTTTTTTTAATAATTGTTCTTCCATTTATTCTTTATTTAATTCTTCGTAATTAACCTCTTTTACGTTATTTTTATTTACCAACCATGTATAAGATAAATAATGCATTTTTTTTTCTCACCTATAACATTAATACAACTAACTTTAACATCACCTTCCATCAAATATATCAAATATTCGCTAATCTGTTTATCTTTATGGATTTGACTATATAGTCTATCAACCTCTTTTATTATAATGTTTTTCATATTTTCTATTTAATAACTAAAGTTACTTATTTTATATTTATGTGTAAAGAGTATTTATAAATATTTAAAGAAATATTCCTCTTATCATAATACCTCGTGTACCTTTTGTCATATATTCATCTTCATTGTCTAATATTTTATCTAATAATTTGTGGGTTTCAGCTCTACTTAAACCAATATTATCACATGTTTTATATGGTATAATAATTTTCCTATAGGGGCAAAGGTTATTGTATCATAAAATTGTGGTGTTATATTAGCACCATCTTTACAGAAATCAAAAGATTACTTGGGTCGTAAATTAATGGCGTTAAAAATATCGCATTAATATATACATCTCCAGAAAATGTAAAACCATCGGGTATTTTCATACTATTAATTGTTAAGTCTTTACCTGATATATTTGTATTCGGACTAGCGATAATAGTTAATGATGATACATTTTAAACTCATCACATTCTAATAATTTATCACGTAATAAATCTAACATAACATGTGATAAATAATAATCACTATTATTACCCTCGCTATAATGTCTTACACCAGAATCAAATATATTATCTAATAATTCTTTTAATTTCATATTTTAAATTTTTATAAACTTAGTAAAAAATAACAAATTGTAAACACTAATTAAAGACATAAAAAAACCCCAATAAAGGGGTCTTTTGTTTGTTACAAGATAGTTGGTTTTTTACTTCTTTTAGGTTACCCTAATAAAACCTTATTAAGAAGTTTTGTAAACTAATATTAGTTTACTGGGTCAATTTCTACGTAATCAAGTTACGCACGTTTTTATAGTTTAGCTTTGTTTTTTTTTTTTTTTGCTGAACTTATCTTTCTTAACAAACTTTTTTTTTATATTATAATTGATTGATATCTTTCGCTATCTATCACATTCATCATCATACTATAAGGTGTCATATCTTTTCCACCTAATAGATTTGATAACAAAGATGGTGAAAACCCTGACACCAAAGCAGCACCATTTTTATCAAATTTAACTGGTTTGTTACCATCATTTCTACCAGATAAATTCCAATAAACAATTTTAGGTATTTTATAACCAGCAATCGCATATTTATTCTCAGCAATCTCTTGAGCTGTTAAAGAATAATTCCCACTAGTACCTTGATTAAATTCCATATCCGAAAATATCATAATCATTGTTGGCATTTCACTTTCAGGCACATTAGACTCAATCGCTTTTTCAATAGCAACGTATACACAGCTTCAAGATTAGTACTACCACCAACCTTGAATGTTGTAATTGATTATATCTTTCGGATAATGAACCACTAATTACTTGTAAAGCTGGGTTATTAAAAGTGATAAAAGCATCTTTAAATGCACCCTCATTTCTCTCTGAAATATACATACCTAGTGACATAGCCACGTGCCCAGCGTATAAATCACCACTAATTTTAGCAGTTTCCCAAAACATCGAACCAGATGTATCAACAACTGGGATAAAACGCTCAAGACTACCTTCTAAATAATTTGGTAATGAATTCCATTGTGCGTTAGCACCTTTATCCTTGCATAAGACTTTTAATACATCATACGGATATATAGCACCAGCATTAATTTTAGCATCACCTTTTCAACTGAGCTTAAATATTCTTGGAACCTAACTAAGTCATTTTTTAGAAAATGCTTTCATAAGGTCAGACATAGCCTTTGATGGTAATTTAGAATATTCAATTTTATCCCATGACTTAGAACACATTAATTGCTCAACTGTATTAGAGTTTTCAACAAGTAACTTTCTATAATTTTTTGGTGATAAATCTAAGAAATTCTTAACGCATTAGCGTATTTTTTATTTTCAATACTAGTAACATTTGGACGTGGCATCCATTTAGCACAAAGACCATTTTTTTCACTTAAAGCCTTAGAGATTAATTTAAACGCATCTTTTCTAATGGTGTTCCAACTAATATCAATAAGTCATCCCATCTTCCAAACTCTGGAATAAGGTTTAAATTTTACGTAAAGTTTCAGTTCTATTTTTTGCAAGATATTGATAATATCCTTAAATACTTGTCTTTCACCAGCACCACCACGAACATCACGTGCCCAAAATAATAACTTCATAGCTGTTAATTGTTTTCACCAAATGCCTTTGTAAATGAATTTATCAAACGCTGTTTATCTTGACCTCTCATAGTCCAATCTGAAAAACAAATCAACACAATTATTTGACGATGTAGAATTTGTAACCATACCGTTTTCTGTTAAAGAATTTTTTGTTTGAATTGCTTGTATTAAAGTGCTCATGATATTTATTTTTTAAGTTATTTTTTTTAAGTGAAGCAAAGATACTTTTTTTATACTCGTGTCAAGTTTTTTACGTTTATTTTAAAAATTTCTAACATATTGTGTTCTATGGTACTTACAGACACCGATATTTTATTGCCGATATATGAGTTGGTGATAAATAACCTTATTTGAATTCCATTCATATGATGGAAATAACTCATGTAATTTAACCATATACTCATCTCGTCTAACTTTAGCTACAATAGCCGCAGCTGCAATTGAAAGGTATGTATCATCACCTTTGTGACTAATTCAATTTTATATTTACCAACATTATCCCAAACAGTACCATCAAGTAACACATAATCTGGTGTCATTGTTAATTTGTCAAGACATTTATGCATAGTTTTAAAAGTTGCTGGGTTTATACCTAACTCATTAATGTCAGTAACCGAACCAGCCTCACAAGAAATAGCTAATGCGTTATCAATTATTAACTTATACGCTTCAGTTCTTTGTTTTTCGGACAATTTTTAGAATCTCTTAATAGTGGTGATGAAAAACCTTTGGTAATATAACTGCCGCTGTAACAACTGGTCCAGCCCCACAACCTCTACCAACCTCATCAATACCACAAAGATATTCAAATTTAATTAAGTGTTCTGGTCCGTACTCTAATGTTTTATCTAATTTCATACTGATATTATATCAATAATGTCATGGTCGGTTTCAGGTTTTCTATTTTAGCAAATACAAATCCATCGTTAGTTCTAGTTCCGTAGTTTTCAAAATCAAATGTTTCATTATCTTTATCTACTACATATTTAACAACGTGGTCTAAATATGTATAATGTTTCAAGGTGTTTTAGAAACATATTCTAATTTTGCACCTTGAGAGCTGATTAAGATATCACCCTTTTACAATCATTTAAATTAATTTTTTCATTTGTTTTTCGTATTATATAATCATATAATCCCCATAATGATATTACTGTCCATGCAGACTCTAAAACCATAAATGGAATATAATTAATTAAATATGATGCGATAAAAGCCATTACCCCACCAAATAAATTTAATAAAATATAACTAATGTCATCATCATCAACAATATCAATTATATTTAAAAAAGGCTACTAACATCATTAGTACACCAATTGAACCTATTATATCGTTTATTTCCATATGCAAATATACAATTAATATTTTAAATATCAGAATATTTTATACCTTTTCGTAAATTTTATTAAAACACCACCTATTTCAACCTCAAAATATCTGTTGGTGTTATTATTGCTGAATTTGGGTTTGATTTATAAAATAGAATTTCATTCATTGCTTTTATGGTTTTTCTTCTAATTCATATACTAAAGTTAAACCTTCTTTTAGTATTTTTCATTTTCAACGATAACCGATACCGTATTTATTAAGTTTTCGTATGTCATATTAAAATTTATTAAATATTTTTCTAAACCAGTCAGTTATTGTTTCGTTTTAGTTTTTTAATGATTTTGGTTTACCTGGGTTTTCATGATGTTAACACCTAACCCACTTTTAATCTCACTAATTAATTGTTGTTTCTTTCTTTCGTTATTATCAGCAAACATTTTTTTCTCATTTTCTGACTCTACAACTTCTTTTGAAATCATCTTATCTGTTACCCCATAATTATGTTTTTGGTAAATATATGTAAAACTATTGATTAGTCAAACATTATTACTTATATTTATAAAAAACTTATGAATACAATTATTTTTATTTTGATTTGTTACGGTGCATGTAACAATATTATTTATGGCTCTTTATTTGAAGGGTTTCGAAAAGTTTAAGTAAGCTAGGGACTAGTGGTTATAGTTTATATAAACTATTTACTTGTTTTATGTGTTTAGGTACATGGATGGATTTATGGTCTCAGGGTTACTATACTATTTTGGTTATGCTAATTTAACACCTATGGGAATGATTACTAACACATATTTAATGATTTTCTTAAATGGTTTAGTTTCAACAGCTGGTGTATGGTTAACACATACACTTCAAGAGGCTTTAGAGAGTAAAATCATAATAACAACTACAATATACTTATAAATAAAAGGGCCCTTATAAGGCCCTTTTTAATATTTACTATCGATACATTTTCACAGGCATCTTCTGGTCCACAGTCACAATAACCACCTGATGATGATGTTGGTGTTGAAACTATTTGTGGCATTTTTCTTTTAGGTGGTAACTCCACTTTATTACCATTCTTAATCACCGATTTTTTCTTTTATTCTCTAAAATTGCAATATTTCTTTCAGCTCTAAGTTCTTCCTCTAATAATTCAGCATCTTCTTCTGAACCCATTATTGGTTCTCCGTTTTCATCTAAATAACTAACTGTTTGGTTAGTATTTGTTCTTTATCATTACCTTGACTCTTTTGTTCTTCAACATACTCAATAGGTTCTAATTCATTTTCAACATAATCAATAGGTTCTAATTCATCTATTACTGGTGGTGTTATAGTTTCGGGAATAGTTATATCATCGTCAATGTCAATATCAAAATCATTAAATGATGGTACTAAGTCTTCTTCCGTGAATACGAACTTAAGTGTTTTAATTTTACTTAAAGAATTCTTTTTAAATATCTCTTTTAAATCATTTACCATAGTTCGTAATAACTCATGTTTCTTTTCACGTTCAATATTAAACTTTATAGTTTTTCAACAAAGTTAATAATTCATCTAACCCAACACCAGCCACTTCACTAAATAACATATAGTAATTCATTTCTTCATTACCTTTATTTTTTGTATTTTAGTGTCTTCTGGTAGTTGCCAACCCTCTTTAAAACCACATCAACTAAAGGTATACCATCTAAATAGCGAATACCAATAACATATGGTTGGAGTGAATCAAGTGTTTTTTGTATGTTCATTTTTTTATAGTTTTACACCAGTAAAAATTACTGTAAATAAATATGCTATAGAGATACCCAATAATAATAACGCTCTATTTGATAATCTATACTTAACTGGTTCGTCCGTTGACGATAAATAAGCTTGAATAAAATAATAACCATGTCTAAACGTTGTAAGACACGCTAAGAAAAAAGAAAGTGTTAATATTTTATTGAGAATTTCTAAAATCATATTATGCGTTATTTTTAGCTGAAACTTCATTTCTCATAATTTGAGCAGTTTCTTTGACACCTTGTAGAGCTTTTCTAATTCTAACCAGCGGCTTTATTATCTTTTCGTAAAATTTAGTGATATCTTCTTGCATATCTTCTACTAATTTTTTAATTCATTAAAATTTTCCATTTGTTTTTTTTTTTAGTTTTTATTTTATTCTGGTTTATTTAAACCCATCATACTATTAAATTTATTTAATCTATTTTCAGACATTATTAAAACATCTAAATATTCTTTAATTTTAATTAGTTTAGCGTCAATATTATTAGTTGAATTGATTTCTTGTTCTAGTGAATTTTCAGCTTTAATAATATCCAACGATAAACTCATAATAATAATTTGTGTGAGTCTATTTGTTTCCATATTGTAATACTAAGTAAATTTTTGGTAAAATAAATAGTAAAACCTTTTTTTTATATGATTTTTAACGCTTTTCAAAATAATATAGATTTCTATTAACACATCTATATCAGAATTAGTCTTTCTTTTGGTATAATCAAAATTTCAACCCATATGTTTAATATTCGATTATTTTCCCATTTAGTTTTGTTTGGTATCGAATAGAACATCTCTAATGTAAACTCTAAAAAATAATTATATAATTTATCTTCTTCAAAGTCCAGACTTTCATCTATAAAATTATCGATAGTTCTATTCCAAGCCCAATTAAAATGAATAACTTGGTGTTCAATATTAGTAACATCATCACCAAGATATGTGTCAAATATTGTCATAAGTAATGACTGTGTGAAATCATTATATAATTCACATTTTTGAAATTTTATATTGTTTTGGTTATATAACATAATTATATCACCCTTATCCATATACTTATTAATATAATTCATGAAACCATCATTATTACTGCTCATTGATTAATTGTTTTAATTAATATACAATATTATCAATAAAATAAATAGTTATTAAGTTAACCATTTATAATACCTATTAGTTAAAGAAACTCTATCTTCTAAACCGTTAGTCCCACCATTTATTCTTTTACTTAAAGCTAAAATAGTATCAGCATTAACACCTTTATCACAAATAACCCAAAGATTATTTTCTTTAAAGAAAAATAAAGCAGCCTCAAAGAATAATCAGTTGCAAGTAAATCAGGTGTTTTCATTATTTTAGGGTCTTTAATAAACTTTGAAAATGCTAAATAATTAATTTTACCAGTAGTTTGCAAAGCACCTCTTCCTCTAAAAAAATAACCTTCTTGTGATTTCTCATCACCATTACCCATTCTATTAGCGTAAACCCTAGACCCAATTTTAACTGGTTGTCTAGCATAGTCATCTGCTAAATCATTTGAAAATATTTTTAAAGGTTCCACGTAACCCAGTAGCTGAATAATTTAGGTTTTCACTAAAGTATTAAAACCACCTGTTTCATGTGCTGTTTGTCCAAAAAAGTGTGCAGCTCTTTCAGGTGTCATTTTGTAATATTTCATTGCCGCTTTTAATGTAGCTGGACCAAATGCCCCATCTGCTTTAACACCAATTTTTTCTTGTAATTTAATTAAACTCATAATATTTCTTTTATTATAAATATGCTATAAAGAAAAAAGCTACCCATTAGGTAGCTTTTCTTTTGTTTTTAATTTATTCCCCGTATTTTAATCTGTTCCAGACTTCCATACTTTTATTGTCCATATATCCTTCTGGGTTAGGTTTATTTAATCTTTCCTTCCAAGTTTCAAAATAACTAATATCTTGTTCTGGTTGTCTTTCGAATCTAAGAATAAAAAATTTACGAATTAATCATTATCATTCATTCCAATTCTTCAGAATATACTGGTTGTGTTTCCAATTTTTCTTCTCTCTTCAGCAGATAATCTACTTAATACATTATCGTCACCATAACCCTCATGTTTAAAATCTGACATATCCCCATAATCTAGGTCTTCCATTTCTTCAAAATAGGATTCACCTATTAAAATACCTACCTTATTTTTTTTTTTAAACCCTTCAGTCATCTGAACGTGTTTTTTAGCATCAGCCGCTTGTGGTACATTAATTTTATCCCATTCACCTGTTTTAGCTTTAACACCTAATCCAACACCAACTCCACTAGTTTCACTTCCTTCAACATGTTTAGTTGCTTCTTTAGCTTGTGATACTGTATCATCTAATGATTCCATAGTACCTGTTTTAGGTTTTGGTGCTTGTGTACCTTTATCAGTAGAAACACTTCCTTCAACGTGTTTTTTAGCTTCTTTAGCTTGTGATACAGCGTCATCTAAGTCACCTGTTGCAGCGTCTTGGTCTTCGATATCTTCACCCTCTAAAAGTGCCTTTGTTTTATTATAGATGTCACTAAAATAGCGTTTTCATCTAATCTAGTTTTACCCTTAGATAATCCAAGAGTATCTTGTGATTTATAACCCATAAGACGTTTCATATTCTCCATATCCTCATTAACCATAGTTTTATTTGCTGCGGTTAATATTATAGCTTTACCTTCAGAAGAGTACCTTCCCAACGGATTCTATATGATTCTACACCATCAGTCATTTCGAATTCTTTATTATCCGTTCTATATGATTCTGGTATCATTTTTTAAGGCATTTCAACGCCATTGAATTCTTTATTAAATTTAAGTCTTTTCATTGATTCTTTTATTTTGGTTCTTTATTTTTTGGTTTATTATTTTCGTCATTATTAAACTCGTACTCATCTTCTGAACCATAAGGTTTATTAGATTCAATATCTTTACTAGCTTGTTCAGTGTTTTCATTAAATGCTGAATGTTTGACATAGGTTTATTATTTTTTGGTACCGTTTCAATATCATCACCAAAACTAATAATACCTCTTTCAGCTTCTTGTCTTTTCTTAGCTGAATCAGCAGCTAATTTAACTAAGTTTTACCAAAGTCATCATTTGATGCGCCCCATGTTGCTTCTGCGTTACCCATTCCTGGACCACCTTTATTACCCATTCTAGAACTACCTTCTATTGATTCTTTAGCACGTGCTTTAAACAATTCGTTGGGTTCTCTATCGTATTGAATCATTTCTTGACCGTTAAAATTTCCATTTCATCATGGTATTCTTTTCTTTATCACCATTATAATTAAATTTATTATCTGGTTTAGGTGTTTTATCTGTTTTTTTAATTGCTTTATCATATTCTAAATTACCTTTAGCCATGTCACTAATACCAGTTTTATTAATCTTTTCAGAAGCTTTTGAACTTTCTTAGTAACATCAATTCCAGGTGTACTTTCTTCATTTATGAATCTAGCATTTAAAATATTCTTAATTATATTTTTATCCATCTTTACACGATTTTATTATAAATATCTAACTTTTTACTAAAGTTAATATCATTATTATTTTTTGATTTGATTATTCCCATTACTTCCTCAATTGTTTTACCTGTTTGTTTAGCAACTTCTTCAAATATTTTATTTTCACCTAATGATGGTGTTGTTATCGACCCTTTAGCTTTTCTAGATTTTGCTGTACTCGCACCAGAACTACAACCCCATTTTGCGCTTCTTTATTATTATTTAGTTTGAACATTCAGGTTGTTCAACAAAACTACCACCAGATATTTGAGGTGTTACTTCAGCCTTTGTTTTAGGACCTTTTTTATATTCACCATTTCTACCAATATTTACCAATCCAGGCGCATCGTATTGAAAATTTCCAGCACCAGCTACAGTTGTTTCACTAACGGTTTTAATTTCCCTTTAATTGGTTGTGTTAATGGGCCAGTAAATTGTCCAGTACTACTACCACCAAATGCACCGCCACCACCCATAGCGCTAGTTTCTTCTAAATCTTCTGGGGTTTCTTCCTCAGGTGTTTTAGTTGCCATTGGTTTTCTACTAGCTAATTCTTTATCTCTTATTGGTTTTATCTTAGCCTTTTCTATTTTTTCTTCTTCTGGTGTTTTATGTCTATAAAGTTTACCTTTATAATCATCCCAATCTTCATTTATACTACCACTAATTAATGTTTTAAGTTCTTCTAGCTTTGATGTGAAGTATTTATTAATATCATACATATTAGATAACTCACTTAATATGTTTAAATCAATAGGTATTAATATTGATGGGAGTTTGTCCTCAACAGAATTTAAAAAAATTGAAAATATCTTCCTCACTTAATTCTTCACCTTCATAATTAATTATATTTTCATGGTTTAAATCTAATAAAAGAATTTATTATCAGCTACAGATTTTAATATTATCAATTCATCATTATACACGAAAATATCATAACCAGTATTGTTTACCACTACTTCTTCAATATCATCAGTTTCTTCAGAGATTGTCATCTCATTTTCATTTTCTGGCATTTTAGTTAATAACCTCAATTCATTTTCAATTCTTTTTATGGCTTCCTCATTTGAACCAAGAGTTCTAGGTACCATATATTTATCACCTTTTTTCACTATAAGGTTTTACTAGTTAAAGCTTTACAAATATCATCATAAGTTAAATCATGTTCACCCCAAAATTCAGATAAATTTTTTTTGACTCTCTATAAAAATATTTAATCAATTCTCTAGTCTCTTTAGTCATTTGGTCATCAACTTTTGGTTCTGGTTTTCATCAGAAGTTTTAGTCGATTCTTTAATCAACCCAGCACTCTTTAGTCTAGCATATTGTTCTTCGGTTATTTTAATTTTATCATTTTAACTATTTTATTTGTTAAACCAGTTTTCCAAACACCTCTTTTAACCCAAAGTGTTTTAAATAATTGAGTTAGGGACATTGCTAGTTATTTCAACGACTTTATCCTCTAATTCTTTATTATTTTTAATTTATCTTTGACGATTTTTTCAATTTTTTGTTTTAAACTCATCACTAGTCATATAAACCTTAACTTCTTTAGAAATATCAGTTTTATTTAACTCTTCATTTAATATAATACCATTTTAACCATCGTTTTGTTTTATTATAAATATATAGGATAAAACAAAAAAACCCATAATTGGGCTTTCTTTATTAGTTGTGTGTTAGATACTTTTAACGGAAAGTGGCATTAAAGTCATTGTTAAAGTGTAAATACCATCATTTGAATAATTTAAATTGTTAGTTGAAGCACCTGTTACTATACCTTCGATATATACTGTATCATTACTATATTCTACCATTTACCTTATCTATCGATAAAATTATTTTTCTTTATTTATTATTTTACCCATGATAAAATTTAAATATGATTTATCTTCAGACTCTCTAATTACAAAATTAATGTTTTCATATTTCACATAATTTAAAAAATCTAATGAAATTTTAATTTCAGATACTGATTCAATTTGACATGGCTCTATTTCAAAATCAGTTGGTAAATTAACTAAAATCTATTATTTTTTTTTAAAATTTAAGGTTATCGGAATTAAATTACTAGTATCAAAATGTGTTGAATTCTCAAACCTATAATCATTAATTTTTTTTGAGTAATATAGAGGGTTTTGGGTATCTATTAAAGGATTTACTTACCTGTTAATTTTCATAATCAACATTAACTTCACCTGTATGGGTCATATAATGGTGTTTCAAGTTTTCTATCTTCAAAACGTTTTTCAACTATTCTATTTAATTTTTTTTCTTTCATAATTTAATACCTAATTTAATTCCAGCTATTGGTGTTTTGTCTATTCTATCATATTCAACAACACTACCAATTATCAGTTTATTTTAATCGTCCAATCTACACCAACACCAAAATTCTTTTAGTATTGTATGTCCCTGATAAATATAGCGTATTAGTATTTTATTATAGTTTTTTCAATTGTCTTAGTTATTATTTTTGTACTATCTTTAGTTGTAATAACATAATCTAACCTATCCAAATTACCCCAACCATTAGCACTGACAGTGATAATACTTTTTTTTATTTTTAGTTGTATCCGTTTTAACATAAGTCCACTCATAATTAATAGGTTTAAAATTATTAATAACAGTGTCTTTATTGGTTATACGGACTATTTTATTTTATACTTATATTTTACTATTGGTTTAGTAATTATAGTATCTATACGGTTTTTTATTACATACTGTGTTTCAACTGTTGTTTTAATTGATGGTTTGTTATGATTCCATGTCATTAACGAACCAATTAAAAACCCAACTAGTAATAATATAATACTACTATATTTTTCAAAAATCACCTATTTTATTAAATTCATCGTATTTGTTTTAATTTTATTTATTTTATCAATCATTGGGTCATACAAATATTGTTTTGCGTTTGCAACATCAGCCCTTAGAGTGTCAAAAATCTCTGTAAAGATAATTGCACTTCAGCTCCAATCTTACCTTGAACTTCTTCACTATTAACAATAACTGTATCGTCAGAATACATCATAGTAAAAATAAACCACCACTACCCCAAAAGTTAGTGCATTACCATTTATAGCTAAACCACCCTCTTTTGAGATATACACACTTGTAACTTTAGCTTGAGGTACAATATTAGTTAGATTATTAACTAAAGCTTTATATCTATCATCATTTTTTTCAAGTTCAAAATAGTTATCAGTTAATGGGACTAATGATTCACGACCTTCACTAGGCGCTTTGCCATATTTTGATTATTGTTTTGATTATTAGTATTATTTTGGTCATCACCCATAGCTGGGTTGTCATTAACACTACCTTGTGTTTGGTCTGTGTTTAAATCAGGCGCATTTATGAATTCATTAAGTAATGGTTTGTAACCACCTCTAAGAATGCTCATCATTTTTTTAGCCATATCATATTCATCGATACGTTCTTTCATAATTACTCTATTTTTTATATTAATATTATTTGCAAAATATTCAAAATCAAAAGATGGGTTTAAATCAGTATAATAACTTTTAAGTTACTTTTATAAACAATACCAATAGAATCATCTATTTCTTCAACTTTAGTATTATGTCTCATAGCGTTTAATGGTATGAAAACTCTTTACTTAACTTTCTAACTAAAAAAATTAATGAAACCATTTGTTTTTCACTATAACCACACCAATAATTATAACCCTTCCATCCTCGATTAAAAATATCTTCCCATTATAAATATACCCTAACCATGAAATAAAATTATTTTGTTCTTCATTTTAATTAACCAACCATCATTTTCTAATAAAATAAGAATACTGTTCTTATCTAAATCTAAATCGTTAAAATATAATGATTGATATTTAGGTTAAAGTGTTTATAAATTACACCATCTTTACCTATAGTAAATGGTGCTGTTTTTTTATATTCACCATTATACCTATGCGTCCAACTAATAACATGTTGCATATCATGATTAAAAGTATCACCTATTATTATCTTTTTTTTAATACTCTCAACTTTAATAAAATTACCAATAGGTAATAAAATCTATCATCTATTTTCATAATTAATATTATTTAAACTCTAGAAATTCCGTTATTTGGTCTAGCGGCTGGTATTGGTACTGAATAACCTCTATAATTTGGGTTTTTCTTTGATATCCTCTAATCTAATCCTACTTTTCTAGTTGGTGGAATATCACTTACCCCTCAATTGTACCCTCAATTGTACCCTCATTTGTACCCTCATCTATAACTTGCGGCATAACTTGCGGCATAACTTGCAGCATAACTTCTGTTACACCATCATTTACAGCATCATCTATAACTTGCGGCATAACTTGTGGCATAACTTGCGGCATAACTTGCGGAATAACTTCTGTTACACCAACTAAATTTGGTTCAAATGGTGTTTTTTTACCATCTAATTCAAAATTCTATTGGTAACTAATATTAACGCAATAGCTAATGGGTCAAAGACAAAATTAATAATAATATCAAGTACTAACAACTCTACCCATTGATACACCTGAAAGTTCTGCAATGTATTTTAACGGTCCGACCTCACCAGAAACAGTACTATTACTTTTAACACCTAATATTAACATTTCATATTTACCAATAGAATCTGATAGTACACTATTTTTAGTATTTAACTCACTAATTTCAATTGATAGTGATTGTATTTCATTATTAGACGATTTAATATCATTTCTAATCGCAGTTTTATCTCTATTTGATTTGGAGCCATCTATTCTAACCTCTTGGTTAGTCCTAAGACCACTTAACTGATTTAAGCGGTTATTTTAGTTGCTATTATTTTATCGTTACTATCAATATTTTTGATATATTAATTTTTACCATCTAATAATCCCACTTCACCATCATGTATTTCTAATTTATTTGCAGTCTTTGGTAAGCATTGGATAGGAAACCATATATACCAGCTGAAGTTATTAACATAAGAGTTATAATACTAAATATTAAATAACCTCTAAGTGATTTAGCTAATTTGTCCCAATAAGTGTAGGGCTGTTGTTATCACTAACTTGGCAACCTCTAATACAGATGCCATTAAAATAACAGATAAAGCAGCCCCAGCAAATAATTGACTAAGACCCCAAACTGAAAATATGCGGCACATCCAGCTACTGAAAGTGCCATTATTAAAACTACGTATCTAAATTCTATCTTCATAATATAAAAAAATGGGCATTAGGCCCATTTTAATTTAATGATTCATTAATGTGAATAAACCATTCGAGTTATGCCTTAATTTTCTAATTGCCTTTTCTTTTATTTGTCTAATTCTTTCCTTTGTTAATGAATATTTCACCAATTGCTTCAAGTGTCATGGGTTCAAAGTGTGTTAATACCAAAATAATTTTCAATTATTTCTCTATCATCTAATACTGATAATGTTTTATTCAATTCTTCCTTTATTTTGTAATCAATATCAACTTGATTTTCATCTGAATCAACATCAGCTATTAAATCAATTAACTCATCACCATCTTCATTTATAGCATCATTTAACGATACACATTTAGGGAAATAAAGTAAATCCATTTTAACGTTATCTTTATCTAAAATTTCACCATAAACTGGTTCTCTTTCATTTATAAATTCAAACTTAGCTATTTCCCTGTTTAAATAACTTAATTTATTAATAACATTAGCTGGTAATCTAACCATTCTAGCGTTATCGTTTAAGCTTTGTAAAATTGCTTGTCTGACCCACCATACACCATAAGAAATAAATCTAAAACCTCTAGTATGGTCAAATCTATTAGCAGCTTTTAATAAACCATAATTACCTTCACTTATTAAGTCAGAAAGTAATAACCCTTGACCTTGATATTCTTTGGCGATAGAAATAACAAATTTTAAATTTGCACTTACTAATAAATCAACAGCTTTTCATCACCTTTTAATTCTTTTAGCTAAATCTACTTCTTCTTTAGAAGTTAAAATAACTGATTTTCTAACATCTTTAAAGTATTTTCCAATACTATCTTCAACGTCATAATTTACATTTTTAGTACTCATTTATTCCTGAATTCTTTTTTTATTTTGTTATGTTAGTATTACAAATATACGACAAATATTCATAAAGTCAATGCCTTTAACTCTTTATTTTATCAAAAGGTATTATCTTCTTATCATTTTCGGTTAGTTTATCAGCACCTTTATCTAATATTTTATCGAACATTTCTTTTTTTCATTAATACTCATCTTATTAATATCATCTTCATTAATCTCTTTTACTTTAATTATTGGTGTATCTGATTCTTTTTTTTTCAATTAAATCAGCTTCATTTATGAATTCAAATAATCCATCATGAACTGGTTTTCTAGTTATGTTAAACCCAGAATTATTTTCGTTTAAATCAAAACAAAAAAACTTCTTTTATTTAAAATAAAAAATTGGTAATCTCTTTGGTGAGACTTTTGATGTAATGTTGCGATATAAACACCCTTAGCATCAAGGATGTTTATTTTACTATCACTAACTTTTCAATTTCACTTATTGCATCAGATGTGTTACCTAAAATAATAACACAGTAATTTCTAAATTTCATATATAATAATCTTTTAACAAATATACGATAATATATTTAATTAGTATCGTTATTTTAATGTTATTTTGAAATATCGTTTTCCTTAATAACTGTTAATATAGTAGTGGACCAATCTTTAACACTATCATTGTGCGTAATAAAGAAAACAATTTCATACATATCTTTAATTTTATCAAAAGTTGTTTTAGGTTTCTAAATTAACTTGGGCTATTTTACCTAATACTTCGTCAAAGGTGATAAAGTTAGGCATAGGTAATGTTGATATTTTACCTAGAACACACCTTAAAGCTATACTAGCAATAGTTTTTTCTAATCCACTACCAGACTTAAGTTTTTAGTTACACCGTTTTAACTATCAGAAACTGTACATTATTTTTATCATCAATAAAAATTTCAACAGCAAAATCACAAACATCTTCTAATAATCTTTCCATTTCAGAATTTATTATTGGTAAAACAGAACGAAGTACTAATTTACTAATACCTTTTTTACCAACCAACTCAATATATGTTTTATATATTTTATCAACTTCTTCTTCTTTCTTTATTGTATCAATTAATTTAGTTTTGTTTATTACGTTTGCCTCATTTAATGTAATATCTCTAGAAACTCGTTCTAAGCTTGTAATTGTTTCAGTCTTAGAATACTCACAAACTATCAAATCAGTTTTAATTTTAGATACCTCAGAATCGATTTTCCTATTTAATTCAATAGCACTTAAATTAAGGTTATATTTCTTTAAATCATTTTTCTTGTCAGTTATTGTATTTTAATGAACCCATTTCAACTTCAGCTCTATCTTTATCTAAATCTAACCTATTATCAATTAATAATTTAGTTTCATTTAAATGGTCAATAGATAATTTAGTGGTATTTAATAGGGTTACAATAATAAATATATTATTTTCTATTTTTTTTACCTCTAATTCATGAGATTTTATATGTTCTGTATTATCTACATCATCTAGCTTCCTATTACAAGACTGACAAATACCACCAGAAATTAAATCAGTAATAACTTTATTTAATCTATTAAGGTCTGCTTCTTTAATGCCTTTTCAGTAAATTTTTCGTTATATAATTTATTTAACCCATGTAACTTATCTTCATCAAAATCAATTAAACCAAAATTATCAATCTCTAACTTTATTTTTTTAACTTTTCAGATAAAGTAATACCATTTTCAATTAATATTTTAATATCACCATCTAATTTAGATGGGTTCAATTCAAAATTGTAACATCTATTTTTTCCTTACTATTTAATAATCTATCATTTTCCAGACTTAATAAACCAATATTAGTTTTATTTTCAGCTAACTTTTGTTAAATGTGAAAATAAGTTTGTACTTTCAATAATTTTTTCAGAATCCTCAATTTCATCACCCAAAGTAATTACATCATAACTATTTGATTTTTCTTCTAGAAACTCATTATACATAGCTCTAGCAGCTGTTTCCTTTAATTCTAATATTTCTAAACCTATAAGTCTAGTTAACACTTTACCAGACTCAGTAGTTGTTAAACCAATTAAATCCTCTAAGTTTTTCTCGGTAGCTAAAACTAACATTTCAAAATCTTTCTCACTACCTACACTTTCCCTTATTTTTTTAGTTGTTTGCTTCTGAATCTTCTTCGTTTAATGGGTCTTCCTCACCATCAGGTAATAATTTATAATAGTTTACTCTATTCGTTATATTCCAACCACCATCTTTTTTAGCTGAACGCTTCATCTTACGTTCAATAATTATTTCATCACCTTCAATATCAATCATACCACGTACAACTAAATCATTCTTACCACTAAATGTATTAAAATTTCATCATTAGTATCGGTTTTGTGGTATTACCATGTAATAAAAATTTAATAGCGTCAATCGTTAACGTTGTTTTACCACCTTGATTTTCAGGTATTGAATTTACTATGGTTAACCCTTTTAGTTTACTGAATGGTAAATAGTTATTCTCACCAAAGATAAGAAATTATCAACCATAAGCCATTTAACAGTCCAATTCCTTTGTTGTGGAGCATTTAAATCAACGTTTAACTCAGCATTAACTTTTCATCTAACATAATTAAACGATTAAAATCAACGGTCTTTTCGTCTCTTTTCAAGACCTCTTTCATTAATGAACGCTGATAATTTATATCCATGATATTTTCAATACCAGCACCCGTAACCTCAATAGTATCACCATTACCATTAACCATAACTCGCCTATATTGGACGTTTATATTATTTTTACTCACACCATATTTAGTGGCAAAATAATTAGTTATCTTATTTTTAGCTGCTCTACTATAATTTTCAGCTTTTTCGTCCCAATAAACTTTAATTTTAGAATATGGTGGTATAGTAAGACCACATTTAAATTATTCCCCATACATATTTTACCAAAATATTCTTTTGGTATTTTTGTTAATTCACCAGTTTCAATTACTTTATTAATCTTTTCTTTTATCTCCTTAACCTTTTAATCGGGTCAGTTACTTCTAACGGTAATGGATTTATTTCCTCAATTACACGGTTTTATCTAAAACATTATTAGTAAACTTTGGATTATTACCGTATTTGCTATCGTAAATCCTCGACTAATAATATCATTTAAAATTTATCAACATTAATAATATTATTAACTAAACAATAATCTAATATCTCTTTCTCTAATTTTTTATTCAGTACCATTTTTATCGTCTTTTACTAACATTTCTTTTACGTCATCTTGCGTTTGGTGGAAAAAACAAATTTCTTCATCCTTCTCGTCAACATATAATGCTATTATTGGTTTATCTAAGCGATATACCGCACTATTTTCGTCTTCTACATCTAAGTACCTAACTTCACCATTTACAACCGTAAATTCACCCATTTCTTCTGGTAGGTTATTTATAAACCCTTTTAATTCGCTTAATGTCATTATATTTTATTTTATTTTTCTATTATTTTATTTTCATCAACTATTTCAACTAATTTAAATTTTTTAATATTAGTATAACCATCTGGTTTTTTAAGTAAGGGCCAAAATAACCTAATTCACCATAAATGAAATAAAAATATTTTGGTTGTTTAATATATCTACCCATTTGTTAATTTTTCAGAACCAGTTTCAATATCATCAATTGATTTTATCTTAAATTGGTAGTATGGTGTTTTATTTTCAACATCATGCTCAGTAAAATTTTTTGCTCAACATCCACAATAAAAACCATGCCCACTGATATTTTCACCAAAGTTTTGTTGTATTAGTGAACTTGGGTAGGCGATTATAATACCTTTATGGTTGAATGATTGTCTTTTATGAATATCACCCAACATAGCAATATCACAACCATCAAAATCTCTAACCCAGCACCATGGTCTATTTCATAACCAATATCGGTTTTAGCGTTAAGTAGTGCTGCATGATATAATCCAATATATGTTTTATCATCACCAAATTGTACTCTAGCAGATTCAATATCTGGTTTAGCGTTTTCCTCAAAAATAGAATAAACACACCATACTATATTATTATCTAAATAACACTTAGACTCTTTAAAATAATTAATCTCTTTATCTGGTAAAAATTGGACCATTGGTGTCAATGAATCCATACGGTCTTTATTGTTTTCTAATAAATCATGATTACCAGCAATAAGAACAACTGGTGCAATTTCCTCTAATTTCCTTAAGAACCAAGCACCCAACATTATTTGTTCATTAGATACAATTATCTTCTGATGAACCAAATCACCAGCAACAACAATCTAATTTCTTCTCTCTCATAATCTTTTAAAGTTCTCTTAAATCTACCATTAAACTTTTAAAACTATCTAAATATTCAGAATGCATTCTCATTGTTCTAATGTGAATATCTGCAAGATGTACTATTTTTTTACCATTACCCTAAAATTTTATTAATTATTTTATACTCTAACCTTCATCCGCACTAATAAACCAATCTATTTTCTCAACATAGACTCTAGTTAATCTAGCTTTAGTTATATTTGTTCTACTTAACACTATTATTTCTAATAGTGTTTGTAATCTTCATTTCTTCAACATCTTCCTCTATCTTTTTAAGTTCACCACTACTAAAACTACTAGCTTGATGATACAATAGTGTTGAATGTTTATATGAAAATCTTTTATGTCCAGAAATTAATATCATAAACCCAGCACTCATAGCTACACCAACAAATTGTATGTATTTTAGTTTTAGAATTCATCATTACCGATATTAACCCAAGACATTGGTAAACACTTCCACCATATGAGTCAATGTAGATTACAATTGGACTACTTTTATATTTAAACCCAAATCTTTTAGCTTTTTTTAGTTAATTCTTTATCTGATTCATTTATTAAAATTATTTTTCGATTACAGACTTAACCGACTCTTGAGTTATTTGTTCCGATAGAAAAATATTTCTATCTTCTAATTTAAAATCTATATCCATTTATTTATTTTTCATAAGGTTATAATGATGTAATTCAATTAATTTTTTTGCTTCATGTTTTAAAAACTATCGAAATACAAATATACCAAATAATTTTGGTCTTTACAAGATTTTACACATATTTATTTGTATAACAAATTTTTAAAATGTATTACAATGAAATTAAAATTATCAAACAACACTATTAGAATCTTTACATACTAATAAATTTTCACTTATAAAACACTCTAGACAGATGGGTGTTTCAACTGTTTTAGCAGAATTTATCATAGAAACTTTATTAGAACAAAATAATACTAGTAATAACACAATTATTTTATTCACAGAAAAATTAGCCTCAGCTAAACATCTATTAAATAAAATTAGACTTGATGGTAGAATATCAGATTTAAAAAAATAAAAGATACTGTTTCTACATTACAATTAGAAAATGGTAATTTAATAAAATAGCTTCAACTTTAGATGGTTTAAGAGGTTGCAATTACACATGTCATTATCGATAATGCATGTTTATTAATCGTTTAGATGATATAATATCATATACCATACCAGTATTAAGTAGTCAATTTAACTCTAAATTAATCATAGCATCTTCTAACAAAAGGGAGTTCATTTTTAATAATTTATTTAACGATAATGAAAATAATTTTATTAAAATAATTTACACTGGAGTATAGATGAAGAAAACATTAAAAATATGAAGAATATAAACTCATTGTGGATTCTGAAACATTTAAAATTGAGATGGATTTGGAGGACTCACCAGAAATAAAATTAAATAAAGACCATTTGTTAAGTTTTAGAGTAAATGATGAATTATATATTAATTTAACGAAAAAATTATTAATTTTAGATTTATCATTATCTGAATACTTAAGAACATTAATAAATAAAGATACAAATGAATAAAAAATATTTAACCGAAGAAGAACGTAAAGAAGCCAAACGTTTATATAATAAGGAATACAGAGAAAAAAATAAAGAAAAAATAAAAAATTACAATCAAATTGGGTTAAGAACAACCCAAATTATTTTAAAAGATTTAGCTAAATCAGAAAAAGAAATTATTCGTAAAAAGAGTGGGTTAAAAATAATTTAGAAACTAACAAAATTCTAAAAGAGTGGTTTAAAAATAATCCAAATAAAGTTAAAGAAACTAAAAAAGATAGTTAGAAAAAAAGACCTAATTACTATAACGAATATATTAAAGAACGTAGTAAAACCGATTTTCTTTTTAAATTATCAAATATATTAGATGTTTAATAAGAAACTCTATTAAACGAAATGGTTTTGATAAAAATAACACAACAAATAAAATATTAAGTTGCAGTATTAAAGAATTTAGAAAATACCTTGAATCAAGGTTTTAACCGTGGATGATATGGGATAATTATGGTTTATACAACGGTACACCAGAATATGGTTGGGATATTGACCACATAATACCTAGTTCATCAGCAATAACAGAAGAAGAGTTACTGAAATTAAATCACTTCAGTAATCTCCAACCATTATGTTCTTATTTTAATCGAGATATCAAAAGATTTTTTTAACCATTTTTCATAAGGTTATAATGATGTAATTCAATTAATTTTTTTTGCTTCGTGCTTGAGGAACATAATATGTATCTTCTCAAAAGTATCTTTAGTTTTATCCCAATATAATACCACTATTTGACGACATTTACGTTTAGGAATTCTAATTCATACATATAAGCATAAACACTTAATTGTAATGTATAAATAGACCATTGACATGCTTGCAAATGGTCAAACGGTTTATATAAAGTTTCATTACCAAATGGGTTATAAAATTAAATACTCTATTGGTTTATGGTCCAAAACATCAAAATATACATCATCAATATCGATAATTAAATCTGACATACCAGCTAATTCATATTGCTCAGCAAATGGTATACGTTCTGGCCAAACAGCTATACCTTCATCAATTTCAAGGCTATTATACCCATCAATTACTTTTGTTCAAATTTTCCTTCTTCAGTATCAGGTGGGAAATACCACTTATCAGCCAATAAATATCTTTCTACTATATCATGTACCATGGTACCATAAACATTTGCCTCATCGTTAAGCATTTGCCAATAATCTATTATCTGCATTTGTGTTAGTCAATATATCTTTCTTGTTTTGCACTATCCTGTTGTTTTACGATAGCAGCTGATACACCTTCCACGTCAAAATGTGGTTCGATTGAAGAAAGAGTTGTAGTAACAGATGAATATTTCTTATTCGTTTCTCTATGTATATATTTATGTGCTATTGGTTCTAAATAAACTGGACCAACCCATAGTTTTGCTTTACTCATATGTTTTTTATTGCAAACATACGATTATTTTATAAAAGTAACAACATTTTATTATAATTCTAAGTAGTTTAATTTATGGCTACTACGTAAAGGTTTACTATACCAGCATTACCAAACTTTTCAAATATTTTTGATGGGTCATAATCTTCTGATGGTACACAAATTCTAATTCTATCAGTTAAATCACCAAAATTTAGCTTTTGTATAATATTTTTGCATCTATATACGCATCACCATCAAAAGAATCACAATTAACCCTTGAGCTTTATCGTGTAATAATTCTAATAAATCTGACGATATAACCTTACCCAATAATGGTATTGAATTAGGTGTTACTATATGGTCAGTTACACCTTCTACAAGATATATTGTAGCATCTAAATTTAATTTGCCAATATTGAAAATTATCTCTTGCTTTTCAGCTTTTGGGTTGATGTATTTAAGTTTATTGTATTCTTTTGGGTACCATCTAGCGATAAAATAATTTAAATCACCATTTAAATCATATGATGGGATTATTATTCTATTATAAAGGTCCACGTGTAGTATAACCAATATTAAATTCTTTTATTATATCATTGGTTATACCCTAGATTTTAAATAATACATAGCGTTAGCATAACCATAGTCTTTAGGTGTACAATCTGAAAGTTTTTGATAACCCTCTGAAGTTCAACGATTATTTCTTCTTTTCTTTAGAAATTATTATATCAGCATCTGGTTTTACTAGCAAGTAGTCTCTAGTGTTTTTAGGTGTACCATGTTTTTTAATAATTTAATTACAGGGCCATGCATGTAGTTAGTGTCAGGGCAAGCCCAACATTTAAACATATTCCTATTGTAATTAATCTCTAGATTACCTTTACCATCACCATCTATTAAACCTTTTCGCCTGAACATACAGGACAATCAAATGCGATTTGTCCTGTGTCTTCATTATGTTTTCGAGTTTCACCTAAAAAGATTCAAGTATGTGTACTAAAAGTATATTCATTCGGCAAAGATACGAATAAATAATTTAAATTTATAAATTTCTTTTATTAAAATATGCTAAACCACAAACATATGCATCACTCATATCAAATGTTTCTTTTTTAGTTTATTTTTTTATCAAAACCATATAATTTGTGGTTCTAATTCTGAAACTTTTTCCCAAAGGATATATTTTTATCAGCATCAAATGGATAATTACCAAATAATACTGGTACATTTTTACTTATTTGTTTATCAGTTAATGCAGTTCCATTTTTTAAATTTCCTAACACTCATTAATTCTGGGAAACTATATTTACGAGCATCATATGATGAAATAAAATCTGGGACAACACCTAACGTATCAAATACTGATTTAGAAATCATACCGTTAAATCTTAATAAAGTAGCGACTGTATTAACATTATTAGACTGTAATAATGGTTCTTCTATTACCACTGTTGTGATATTAAAACCGACACAGTTTGTTAAAAATTCTTTTTCAAATATTTCTACTTTACGAAATAATTCTTCCATCTTACTTGTTGGTAATGGTTTTACTTTAGGTGCTACATGATTAAGTAGTGTTAATTTACCTTTTGTCCCTAAATCTTCAAATAATGCTATTCCAATACAACTAGTACTAACATCTAAAGCTAACAAATATTTTTTATCTTCCATTTTTTCATTTAAAATAATTCTAATACATAGAATGTAAATATTAAATCATTATTTTTATACCAAGAGCTATGAATTCATTGATATTTTTAACTATATGTCGGTCAGTTTTGCTATGGCGATTATATTACCATTAGTATCATATAACCCAACTTCACTAATTCTTGGACTATCTAATAACCCAAAAGATGGATTAGTTGAAGTTCCAAATTCACCTCTACCAGCAATACATGTAATATTTTGAAAACTGAGGTTGAGACACTGCTAAGAGTTACTGTTACACCTGAAGTCATACCTGTTGCTAATTCATAATTAGCAATTATTGTCGGGTCAGTGATTACTATTAAACCCTTATCTAAGTAAGCTACACCAACCATTGTATCAGCACTTACCCCAATATTACTATTTGTTTGTAAATTATATAACAATTTATTATTTAAACTAAAAGGTTTAACAGTTCCATAGCCAGTACCCCAACTTAATAATGGATTTCCACCGTTTGGTTTTAATATCTCGTCAGAGAATAAGAAAGCTACATTATCACCAAATGGGTTACCAAGTGTAGATGTTTCCCTAAGGTTTGCATCCTCAACAGTTGCTTGTATACCCTTATTTTGGAATGTGCTATATATATTATAAGTACCACCAGATGTTGGTAACGATATTTTAATTGATTTACCATCTATAGTCTCACCATATTGTGAAGTATCAACACTGATAACAACTATCTTAGTTTTAGCTACAGCGCTTAAAGCAGTATCTGAATAACCACCATTTACATATGTTGTACCAGTATATTTATTATCATCGACACTATTTAATGGAAGCCCAAAAGAATAAAATAAATTAACATAACTATCAGTTAAAAAATTTGACCTAGCTACAGTAATTTGTGATATATTTGCACCACTAATTAATGTTTGACCATTTGTGATAGTTTCACTTGTCACAAGACTTGATTGTGATTCAACTGGTTTTGTAATGCCCCATTTGTATCAAATTTTAATAAACTCTTAATTCTAGTGTTTACTTGAGTACTATTACTTTGTAAACCATTGATTAATAATTCCCCAGATTCTGCTGGTATTTGCCCAGTAGTTAAAGGTAATAGTGCGTTATAATTAGCATCTGAATCACCAAGACTAAAACTAGTTATCAAAGTATTATTTGAAGTTACTAATAATTGTCTTCCAAGCGGTGTAAGCTTAGCTATTAATGTTTGTGTTGCGGCTGTTGTGTTATATCCCATCTTTTAAAAGTCTAGTGCTAATTCTATCATTATCGTATCACCAGTTATTAAAGCTACTGGTTTGCTTAATTTTCCAATACAAACTAAATTTTTATTTATATCGTATATCCCAACTTCACTCACTTTAATATTAGGTGGGTTTGTTGATAAATCTTTACTTCTTGTTGGATTTGTTGTTGCGTTGAATAATCCAGAGTTAACTCTAATATCAAATATCGTTTTGAAAATTGTCGCACCAATATATGTTTTATATTACCATAGAAAAAACGTTCATCACCAAATTGTAAACTTGTAGGTGAAGAATTTGCCGCCATATTTAATGATTTTGTTAAATCAAAATTGTAGCCGTAGAATCTTTAATCGTATCTAACATAAACCCAGTTATTGTTGGTGTTTGTATTTCTAATTTTTTAGGGTCAATTGTTTCACCAACATTACCAGTTATGGCTGTGGATGTATAATCATAAGATTTCCAAGCGCCTGGGTCGGGGCGAGTATTTTCATCACTAACAATTTGATATAATAATTTAAATTTATCAGCATAAAATCCTAGACCATCATAACCACCTTCTATTTTACGCATAAAAGGTAATAAATCAGTTTGACTAATTCTAAATGCAATATCTTTAGGTGCATTTGTAGTATTTGTTAATTTAACATAATCTTGACAAGGTAGACTAGTTTGTAAACCATCTATTGTGCTTTCAAGTGAATATGTTAAGTAAATTGTACTATCAACTAATAATATACCAGTAGATGTACCACCACTTGGTGATGCTACTGTTGCTGCTAATTTTGGTAATGTCCAGTTTCTATTTGATTTGTAAGATAGAGCAGCTATAATTTCATCATTATGAATTACAATAGTTTTTAATTGAGTATATACTCTACCAATAACTAAAGGTGTTCCTGAAACATATGTTGAGTCTTCGATTAAGTCTACATACTCTATATTTGTGTTTGTAACATATTTTGTTGAACCAGTAGCTATAAATGACATACCCATGGTAACACCACTTGTTGTAGCAAATTTAGACCTATGGTACATTAAATCTGGAAATATTAATTTAACTATTTTATTATTTGTAGCATCAATATATAAGAATTCCCCATATAGACTTGAAATAGCGTTATTTGTATAATGTAAAATAGATATCGATTTTGATACTTCATCATCATAACTTAAACCAACAGTATTACATGTTGACGCAGTACTTGTTAGGTCAGAACCACAAGGATAATCTAAATATGGTGATTTATCACCCAAATATTGATATGAACCAAATTTAGTGTAATCTTCATATAAGTTTGTTGTAGTTAAACCAGTTATACCAGCAAGATTTTCACACCAAACAGTATTCATATTCCAAACTGGAACATCATGACACGTTATATTAGATGCAGAATCAAAAGACAAAGTACCACTATCCCAATATGCGCTTGTATTACCAGTAGCAATTGTATCATAAACCTCACCACTTTTATATGTAATTAATTCTGATAAGTAACTATTTTGTGATGAGTAATTAGGTAATTTTCTATCAACAGTTATTGAAGTACTATTAACACCAATTATTTTATACCAAATATTAGGTCTTGGTACTGTATTAGTATTTACAGCTGGCGCACCTGATAAACTATTATTATTTAATTTAATAATAAATCACCAACATTAAATTTAGTTGTAGCTGTAAAACCATTCATTACCGTACCACCAGTTAAGTAACTGTTTGAGAAGGTTGTTGAATATGGTGAATAAGTACTACCAGTTAAAGTTTTATAAGTCGTCCCTGAAAAGAAACCTCTTTCAGTCGCTTCATTATTAACAACAGCTTTTATAACGTTTAAACTACCACCATCTAAAATTTGATAGGGCTTGAAGCACCTATTGGTGTAATAAAATATTTACAATTAGGTTGTTTATCTAATGGTCTAAGTACCTTGCTACTAGCAGATAATGTAACATCATTTGGATTAGCATCTACAATTATTTCTCTATTATAGTTAATTTCAGAATCACCAATCCAATGTGAAAACGTAAGTTGACCCATACTAAGTTGCTCACGCCCTTTTCAGTTAATTTTATCGATACGAATGGGTTTGTCCCGTTAATTATGTATGACATGTTTTTATGTTTTTATTATAAATATTAGATACTTTATTTTATACCAGATATTTTAGTCATAAATATCTAATAGTAAACCTTTAGTATGAATTTATGGCGTTAGTTTGTATTGTTAATGGTATTACTTCACTGTAAACAGTACTATTAATTATATTACCACAAAATGTGATATAATCTTTAACATTTTTTACCCTATAATATAATTTACTACCAATTGACCCACTAGCAATAAAATTATCGTTATATTCTAGCTGACCGATAACATAATCCGTTACACCAGTATATATAAAACTACTAAACATATTGTTATCACTAACTTCTAATATAAAATTACCATTTACTAATTCTGGTGAGTTAGCTATTCGCCAACTTACAATAGGGTTTGACGTTATTAAACCATTAATGACCGTTGTAGTAGGATAATAAACAATTGTTATTATATCCTCAATTAATAAATCACCTCTAATATTATCCTTTTAGGGTTAGAAATTGATTGGTAATAGTCACCACCATTCGCCAATGTAACACCATTTAACATTACTAAAATTGAATTACCCTCTAGTGGTGTTGTATCAGTATATATTTCATATTTACCAGTAGTAGTATTATAATATGATGTGTTACTACCTTGATTATCTGTAGAACCACTAGCAATAGGTGTTGTAATGTAAAGTATATCACTGGATAAATTATTAACATTACTCGTAGTATAAACTAACGTTAATAAATCATCAGGTGATACATCTCCAGCTAAAACGATTACACTACCATCAATAGTATAATCTAATGTTGGCGCTAAAACAGCACCATTTAAAGTTAAAATAACAGCACCAACATAACCAACAGTTACATTTATAGTATTTGCACTAATTGTTTCTGGGAAAATTAATTGTTGGAATAATGAGTTAATTAATGGAACGTTTGAACCATTGTTCGAAAATAATGGTATACTCGCTGACTTTATCGCATTAAAATAATAATCTACATTTTATCATATATACCATACTCAACACCATTTTTAAATAATAATGTATCTGTTTTTATACCTAGTTTATTTAGGTATTCAGTAGTATTTGAATATTCATAATAACCTTTTATTAAATATTCTCCATCTAATAAAAGTTGATTTACAGGTATTGTCTGATAAGTACTATTTGTACCGCTAAAACCAGAATATTCTAATAAGTTAGATTTATAAACTGGTATCGTTGTAAATGCAGTTAAATTACTATCGAATTTATAAACTTCATATTTAAATGATGTTGTATTAGCAGTAAAACTATTAGTATTTGCCGTGAATACGAATGTTAATGGTATTGTAGTACCTGTTGATATAACATATGAACTTGTAATACCAGTACAATCGATTTTAGAGGCACCAGAAACGTTAAATAATGGACCTTCAAATATTGACATATCAGAACTCATATTAAAGCTTAATATGTCCTTATTTCTAACTGCATCGTTATTGTTTTGTATATATATCCTTTCTTGATATCTCATTAGTAATTAATTTGTAATTCTATTCTAGCCATGTTAATACTATTCACTAACCCAAAATTAATTGGTTTAGATAATTCTATTGTTTCCTCAATATTACTAAAATTTTGTAATAAAGCAATTAAACCATTTAGTTTAATAAAATCTCGGTCTTGTATTTCGCCCAATACAGCTTTTAAGCCAATTTTTTGTTTCAACATTGGTTAGAAATTCTCCTTCTATTTTTTTTAATAATTGTGCCATTTATCTCTTTATTTAATCATTATTTATTTAATTATTAACAAGACCCAAGTTCTGATACGTTGATTGCGCTTTCTGCTGATACTGAACCATTTACAGCACAAATTGTAGTAGTTTCAAATCCACCTAAAATGTACTAATTAGCGTATTAGTTCCTGGTTCTCTGTAGCTATAAGTTGCGTCAGATTGTCCTCCGTTTTGAAGCTGATAAGACGTACCTGATACACCACCACTTTCAATTTCACTACTAAAAATATTTCTTCTAAAATTTCTCATATTATACTATTAAATTACCTAATAAATGAAATACTTCAGTTGTACCCACTTTTTCAATATACGCATTATAATTAACCCTTTAATTTTTAAACCAACTGGTGTTCTAATCGTAGTACCAGATGCAACAAAACTAACTGTACCACTACCTTGTTGTATGAAACCAGCATTAAATTTACTTACTAATAAGGTTGGTACTGTTATTGTTATATTCGTAGCCCCATTATTAACGATAATAGTATAATCATTATCAGCACTTAATAAAGTGTAACTACCAGTAATTGTTTTTGCATAATTTCAGCAATAACTACTTTACCAGTAGAAGTAACACCTAAAGTACTAACACTAGAACTACCAGTAAATGTTTTATATTAAGATTATCAACGTACATAGTGTCAGATGATGTACCTGATATACCAGAACCAAAGACTATTGTGTTAGTACCAGTTGCTTGTGAATTAACACCATGAACAAACGATGTTTGACCATTAGCTTTACTATTAAGACCACCAGCGTGACTAGCAGAACCATTAGCTTCAGTTGTATCACCTTCAGCATGACTACCAGTATTAGTGGCTTTAGTTTGAGTACCTTCAGCATGTGAAAAATTACCACTAGCAATTGTTGAATCACCCTCAGCATGTGAAGCACCACCACTAGCTAAACTATATTGGCCTTGAGGTGTGAAAACATCCCACTAGCAGTCGTAGCATTACCCTGAGCATGTGAATATATTCCACTAGCAATTGTAGTGCCACCCTGAGCATGTGACCCATCACCATTAGCTTTAGTGTTTTGACCCTGAGAGAACGAAGATACACCACTAGCAGTTGTTAAATAACCAATAGCTACTGAACGAAGACCACTAGCTACGTTATCACCAAAATTGTAGATATCCCATATGTACCAGTACCAGCTGACCAATATGATATGGCTGTGCTAAATCCAGTTACGTTAAATGTTCCACCAGTAATATTTCTAAATGTTGCTGTTCCAGCTGTATAAGTTCCACCTGTAACAAATACATCAACACCACCACCAGTACTAAATCCAGTTACGTTAAATGTACCGCCAGTATTATTTCTAAATACAGCGGTTCCGTTAGAATACGTTCCACCAGTAACAACAGTGTCGTTAGCTACTGTGCTAAAGCCACTTACGTTAAATGTACCACCAGTATTATTTCTAAATACAGCAGTTCCAGCTGTATAAGTTCCACCAGTAACAATACCATTACCTGTAAGACCAGTTACGTATTCTTTGGTTACTAAAATTTTACCAGTAGTTTCCGCATTAATTAAGGTCCTTGATAATGTAGGTGCTAATATACTACCACTTCTATAAACCTGAAGGCTGTACTACGTACAAGGTGTTCCAGCTCCTGTAGCTGTACCATTACCAACTGCGAACATAGTATTTATACCATTATTAACATCACTTATAAGATTAGTCACACTATTAGCAAATTGACCAACTACTGTAGCGTAAGCACCACCAGTAACTACATTATAGGCACCAGTAAGAAAGTTAGCGTAACCCGTTTCAACACCACCAACACCAGAAACTAAACTTACAGTACCACCAGCTATCGTGTTACTACCAAAAGCTACTGAAGCAATACCAGAAGCTATCGTATTGGAACCTTGAGCAAATGAGGCGGTACCTGTCGCTCCAACTGTATTCGAAGCATTACTAGAATTACTAATATCAAAAGCTAAATCACCAATTGCACCATAATTTAGTGGGTTCCTAGCTCTAATCACAATACCTTGTCCACTACCCTCATTTATTAAACTAAATGGCGAATCAGTATAACCAGTGATTAAAACTGTAGTACCACTATTAGTATTAAGGGTTGTTGTACCACTTGAATATGTACCACCTGTTACATATGTGTTGTTATCAGTAAAACCAGTGATAAAACCAGTTACATTAAACGAAAACCCACTATTATTTACAAATGTAGCTGTACCGTTAGCATTATTATATGTACCACCAGTAATTGTCATATCACTAGATAGTATAGATAAATTAGTTGTCAGTTGTACACCATCAGTTCTAGTAATTGTTAAATCATACGTACTAGGGTTAAATGTGTTACTAACAGTGTAAGTATTTGGAAATATACTAGTATAATTACCGATAGCTATTTTATACGAGCTACCAGCTGGGTTTTGAGTTAAATCATCAGGTTTAACTATATGTATTAAATCATTTAATGATACCCCAGATGCTGAGATTCTCGACGTTAAATATGCCATTTTTCTTTAATTATATTATTTATTATTATTATTGATTCATAAAACCATAACCAAAACCATCCATAAAATCAAACCTTCTCCACTTTGATATTGTTTTTGGTAACACGATATTATTACATTATTGAAATTTATCGTTTTAGTGTTTCTGTTAGCATCGGTTACTGTTACCCAAGACTCACCATTAGTTAAACTTACAGCTACCCTAGTAGTCTCACCATTACTCCATAAATAATTATATGGTGCTTGACCACCACTAACAGTTGCTGTCATTGAACCTAAACCTTCATCACATTCGTTTGTATTAGTAAGTATCACGTATAATGTGTTTTCACCAATAAAAATACCACCACTATTAGAATAATTATCACCAACTATTACACCACCAATGAATTCAGACCCAAAATTCATTTGTGCTAAACATAAATTATCATATTTTGACACAATTTTTTTATCAAATATTGTACTACCACTATTAGTAGTTAATTGTACTACTTCAACACCTACAACACTACAAAGACCACTTACACCGTTAATAGGATTAGATATTTTAGAATTATAAAATGGGTTATAACCTAGTAATGTAGTATATGACCTATATTTAAATTTTTGTGTATCGAATACACTATTTGAATATATTTTAGTACTTCCCATAATGTTGTTGCTGGGATTACTTGTTCAACAATATCCACCCAATAATCACCAATAAGACCAGCAAATTGGTCCATATTTAAATAATTAAACTTAGCACTAACTGTTGAACAATATAGTTCACTATTTAAATACCTATCATATATCGCTCTAAGTGTTGGATACCCAGAAAGTGTTTGTCTTGATTTAGCATCAATTAATTCAGAAATTAGATAATGGTTAAAATCTTCAACCGTTAAAATATTACTTAATGGTTGTGTCATTAAATTATCAAAATCTAATTTATTATCACCACAACAGTTTGTGGTACAATCATTACATGTTGATACACCACTTAGTAGACATGGATTATCAACAATATAACACCATACATCATGTTCAATACCTGATGCAATGCTTATATCTAAATCAACCTCTTTTGAGTTTAAAACTAACCTAGTATCATTAATATTATAATTTGTTTGTCTAATAGTGTTACTACCATCATTATTTGATATTGATGATTGTCTATTCAAAGTAGAATCAACCCAAGATTTTTTATTATCTATAACTCTTTCTAAATTAAAACCAGGTGATTGACTAATAAATATATTGTTATCTGTAACCACTGTAAATTCTCTATTAAGCTCTATATTATCTAACAATATACAAATATCTGTACAAGTTTTATTAACATCAAGACTTAATTTTATTTTTTATTTTTTAATAACTCAATAACACTTTGGTCTGAAATTGTATAATTATATCTTAACCATTTAGATTTAAATGAATTTTCAGGTATTGAGGTTGCAAATTCCTCTGGTGTTAATCCAGATTCTGAGTATAACCCTTGAGATATATTTACGATTATAGATTCGCAGTAAAAGAGTTATCAGCTGTTGTTGACATAATAAAGGGTGTGCAACCTGTAAATGTTTCATTAACACTCGCTTCACCACAAACATAAAACCACTATCAACATTAGTTGTAATATATTCATATAAGTTTCCATCACCAATAGCTGGAAATAAGTTACTAGAATAAACAGTTTCCGTTGTGTTTGCTGATGTAATAATATCTAAATTAAGTGAAACATCTAACCCTTCAAATATGTTTAAAGGTGTGTTACAATTTAAATTATTTATATTATAAGGTTCATTTAATTTGTTTAAAATAGTTTCACATTTAAGACTAAACAAATAATCAAAACTAATAGTTAAATTATAATCTCTATCATCATTAATAATGAAAACAGCACCATTATCACCACTAGGGTTTAGAGTTATTTTAATTGGTTCTGTTAAACATGAATTTGTAGTACTTGTAGTCCAATTACATATTTGAGTGTCAATGTCAAACGTATACCCAGTTTTTAATAGTTCGCAACAATTTTTTGTTAATATATATGGAACAAGACTACCAGAATTATTAACAAAAACACTTACTGAATCATCAATATTCTCATTAATTAACCCACCATTATTTATTATCGTATCGTAACTTAAACAACTCATTTTTTCTTTTTATATAAATATTATCTTTTTTATTTATTGTGTGTTAATACACCATTTGCAATATATAAATCATTATCTTCAACACCTAAATCATAAACTGTAAATTCACCTTCTAATATCGTAATATTAAATATTTCAATTTCGGTTCCAAATTCATCAACTAAATAATCACCAACCGATAATTCAATAGTTCTTTTAGTGACCATGTATTATTATGTTTAACTAAATGTATATGTGAATCAGTAACAACTAATAAACCATCATTAATACTATTTACATAAGTAACATTTGAAGGTTCGTTATTTGTAACAGTTACAATATCATCACTTAATATTAATTCGTTAGTATTCCAATCACTAGTATCAACATTATCCGTAGTTAAACTATCAACTAATTTAGATTTTAATTCATCACCAATAATTAATTGTTCAACTTTCTTAGTAGTACCATCAGCTAAAGTTATATCTGTACCTTCTAAAACGCAAGTACCACCAGAGCCATTACCACCACATAACAGTGAATCGTAAATCCTAGTCGTTGGACTTGTATATCTAGTTGTTCCAACACAATATGGATAAGTACGAGTAGTACAATCATAAATTTCACTAATAACACCGTTAGCTGTTATTCTATAAGAATTATCACCTAATTTATAATATAAATTACCACCATTAAATAATGTTGTTTCTTTTTTATCGTTATATATTAATGAATTAACAACTAGTGGCGCATCATGCGAATATTTTAAAGTTGGAATTCAGTTTCAAAACAAGCTGACCCTGAAGCTGTTGTACCTGTTGAGAATGAATACTCAATACCACACGCACTTGGTAGTGGTGTTGATACATCATTATTATTAAAGTAACCAACATTATTAGTAAAATTATAGTTAAATGTTGTTATTCTTTGACCATTAATTTGTGAAAATGCTGTGTTAAGTTGAGTTACCTCTACACCTGTAGCTAAATATTCAAAAGTACTAGTATAACCAGTATTAGTATATTTAAATGTCGCTGGTGAACCTTTAACCATCGTACCACCTAGATAGAACGTTGCTTTTACATTAACTGGGTTGTTACCTTTAGTTGTATACCAAAAGCTCTACAATCTACAACTAACTCATTTTGAGTCGGGTTATTTAACCTTATTTGTTTTAAATTGATTAAAACAGATTCAAAACCATTCCCAGTATTATCACCAGCCCAATCAACTAAATAACCAGTTGGGATTACTGTTGATGACCAAGTATTATTAATTGGGAATGAATTACGTTTATCCCATCCAACATATTCACAAGTTGTTGTTTGACCAATAATTGGTGTTACAACTCTTGTTCTCGTATCTAAATCTTGACCATCTGTAAACTCATAAGTTAATACCATATAATCAGCTTCCACCACAAATGGTGCATCTTCTGGTTTAACTGGTACTGTTACTGTAGCGGTATTACAATTAGTAGGGTTACCTATTTCACATATCTGATAATAAACTACGTAATCACCAACTGGAACACCACTATTAACATTAACCGAACCATTACTAACATTAAGGTTAACACCGTTATTAGTTGTACTTATTTGTGTTAAAGTAACATTTGATAATGTCGCTTGATTACCGTTAAGTGTATCATTTATTAATACATTTGAAACTGAAACACCACCAGTTGTTCCAGTAACAGGGTTACCAGAATCATTAGTAGCCACTATTGCACTAGTAAATATATTACCATTAACTGTTGCTGTTGCGCAATTAGTTATATTATCAATCTGACATATTTCATATACAATCGTATAACTACCATTACTACCACTATTAACATTAACAGAACCATCTAATACGTTAATATTCGCATTGTAATTTGTAGTACTTATCTGAGTAAGTGTTACATCATTTAGTGTTGCTGGTGAACCATTTACCGTATCGTTAGATAACACATTATTTAATGATTGACCACCAGAACTACCATTAACAGTCGATGCCATATCATTATTAGCAATTATTATGTTATTAGTAACAAACCCTTTAATTTGACAAAATAACCAGCATTAACCAGCACATTATTTTCAAACATCTCAGTATACATTGGTATACCACCTATATATTCACAACAACCAGAAGTTACATAATTTGAAGTATTAGGTATTGGTTCCCCACCACTTGGGAATATCGAACCATCTGGGTTATATTGGTAATAATCAAAATATAAACACCATTTTCATTATCTTCAGTAACCTTAATCATTTTATCCGTACAAATTGTAGATTGTGAATTATTCTGTTCTTTTTTGTACTATACAAAGACTCATAATTTTATCAATTTCACCAGTAATACAACCACATTTATTACTTATTTCTGTAGGTAATGGGTCTATTTTAACTGTAGCGTTAAAATCATAACAAGTACTTATATTACGACCATTAACACTTGTAAAAATAACACTATCAATATTGAATTTTCTACCGATTTATTAAACGTACCTGATTCATTATTTATATATAAATTGCTTGAATTAATTGTTAAAGTTTCAGAAGTAATAGTTACAGCTGAAAAATTAGGTATTAATGATTTAAATTGATTTATATATTTAAAACCACCATCATATGGTCCTAAGTGTGGGTTATTACCAGTTAAAATATCAATAGTGGCATTACTACCACCAGTTTCTCTATACCAAAGACCGTTATTTTGAAAATACATGTCTGATGAGTCACTTAATGGAGATGGGTAACCATCAGAATCAATTGGGTATATAGATAAATCATCACTATCTAAACCATTTAGTACTAAAACTTTTTTAAATAAATCTATATCTATTGGTCCATCACCTTTATAGATATATTCATTAAATGTTAATAACCCAATTGGAGCACCAATAAATTTAAGTATAAACTCTATAGATTTTCTGGTACCTTTTGATTTCCATATCCAAGGTGAGTTTAAAATTAATCTTCGCCATAATTCAGTATCTGCCTCAATAGCTGTTAATCCAACAGTATGTCCAGAATAAGTACTTTTGTTGATGTAACATAACTTGATAATAAACCATTTTCAACAACCGATGAAATTAAATCCCAACCTAAAACACTAGCTAAATTTTTTAAATATATATCTGGTGTGTTATCTTGTTTATCATACGTAACAACATTTGAAAATGAAATCCCTTTTATATATTTGTTTATCTCGTCAAAATTTCTACCATAAATATGTAGCGTTTTATTCATTTTTTGACCCGTAGAATCTTGGTCTAAATAACCTAAATTAACGGGTGCTGTATCAAAGATGATATTGATTCAGACACTAAAAATCTATTCATTAAATCGCTAGTATATAAATCATTATTAGTTGAAATTTCAACTAACTTAATAGCATAATCCGTGTAAGCTGTAGTATCAAAATCAATATTATAACCATCACTTGTTGGCCAAGTAACCGATTCTGTACTGTATAACAATATACCAGTATCAGATTTTAAACTATAATTAAATTCTGCAGTATATTTTGGCGTTATTAAACGATTTAATAAGTATTTTTCAAATTTTGGTATTTCACTAAAAATATTTCTTCATTTATTTTATTAGGTTTAATATGGTATTCTATTGTTGATAGTTGCCCAGAAAATGGGTCACCTTAACTTTTAAGTAAATATAGTCATTAATATCTGAAGTTGCACCAGTAAACCCAACAACATTATATTCAACGTTATTAAATAAAACTGAGTAATTAGTATAATTAACTGTAACATTTCTTAAAGTGTTACTTACATTAAAAGTATCTAATATTGTTCCATTTTTAAGTATATTTAATTGGAACTTATTATTAATAAATGTTGTATTAACTCTAAAACTTGACGAATCACTTAAACTATCATATGAATAATTGTTATAAGTATCACCATTAATAATATAACCATCAGTAGAAAAGTTGTTGTATTAACAAATAATGATGCTGGCCATTTTGTTATAATATTCTCTAACGACACTCTAATAAATTCACTTAATGAACCAAAAAGAGCGTAATTATCTAAATTATTATTATTTAAATTAAGAATTACGCCATATTTATCTCTTAAAAGATTATTTTGGTTAATTAATGTTAAATCTAAATCAGTTAATGTAGTAAAGTTAGAAAAATTATTAGTTACAAAATTCTTATCACTTTTGGGTCCATATTAGTAGTAATACTAAAATTACCCATAGTAAATAAGGGTGTACCACCATCACTAGCTATTTGAACACCAACTAAATCTGGTGAAAATGGACGATATTCAATACCATTACCAAAAGTTCTCTTTTGCGTAACCAGCTACCTTAATTTTAGAATTACTCATTATTTGTTCCTTATATTGTTGTTATATTAGTAAATGTTTTATTAAAATCAATACTTGCTCTTTCTTCTCTTACCTCAAATAATGGTGTACCACTATATACGTCTTTGATTTCATACAAGTTATATTGTTTATAAATATCGTTATTAAAATTATAAATAGTATAAATTCCATCATCAAGGGATTTAGTTTGATTTCCAAATAAAGAATACGCAATAGTTTCAATATCATGTTGTACCATTTCTACTTCAATCATAATTGGATTAAAAAGTATTTGTAATTATCACCTCTTGATTTGGTTGACCTATAAATGGTAAAACATTTGCTTTAACGTTAGATGTTGAACTTGGCGTTACAGTACAATATGTTAATGTTGAATTGTCGTTAAACCTATATCTTATAGCTTTTGGTTAGTATTAGTTAAGTTTTGATTAACTGGTTCAGCTCTATTATTAGATGTTATAATTCTAAAAAAATTATTAACTTTAGCGTCAGAACTAGATGAATTTGGCGTTAAATACTCAATTCTATACCCAACTAACCCATTATTTTCAAAATTATTTAAAACCCAGTTGGTAGTGTTGCAATATCAAATACAATCCCTTTAATGTCAGGATATGCTGATAACACACCAACATCAGTAATTTTGTACGAATTTCTATTGGTTTAATCATTATGGTATAAAACCTTTAGTTCCGAACACACTTACAGGTAATTTTAAAGTATACATACCACCAAAAATTTCAGTACCTGTTACGTTAGATTGTACTTTATTAGGGTTATCCATCTTTATTAAAACCTCATTTGGGTCTAATTTTTGTAACATAGTATTACCAATACTACTCCTAGATGGTGTAAAATGGTAAAATATCTCCACATCTGCTGGTGTAATGTCTGCTGGTCTTATTGTACCGTATGTTCCTTGACTCATAATATTTTATTTTATTGTTTATTTATTTTATAAAACCATTACCATAACGGCTTAGTTGACCTAAATCTTTTATTTCGGATAACCTTAAATGCATATCCATTATTGATACTACACCTCTATCTATAAATACTTGGTTTTCCACTTCTGGTGGAGAAATAATTCCAAATAAATATTCTTCTTTAATAGATGCAGATAGTGAGGTATTCGTTTCATTGAAACCCTCACCAATATAACTAACAGTAGTTAATGGTATATTAACATTAGTATCATTAATAGTAACATTTCTAGTGATACCGCTATAATCTGAAAATTTTAACCCAGACGTTTGGTTTATAGTACCTAAATTTAAATTATCGTCAGTATCAAAAACATATATTTTTGGTTCATCTAATGATTTAACCCTATCAACACCATTGACTAATATATTATTATAGTTTAAATATTCACTCTTATTTATATCAAAGTTAGGTATAAATGGTGTAACCGCATTATAAGACCTAACATCTTCAATTTTACTATCAGTAGCACCAGTTATAATACTATTACCAAAAGTATAATACTTATCTATTGTTTTAGATGGTAATCTTAATGTTAATCTTTCAGTTTCAGTTAAGTTAGTAATTGTTTGACCCGTAATATTCTCAATAAATGTGATATCTTTAAACATACCCATATTATCAATATTTTGAGTAACCATAACATTAATATAGAATGTTGTTGCTGTAACTTGACCCCAAGTTAAGCTATCGTAGTTTCTATCTATACTATCTTCCAATAATATTTTACGTTTAATCAATTCCATTATAATACTTTTAATTGATATAGATTAACAGTTATGTCATTTCCATTGTTATTTGTCGTATGTAACGTTAGATGAATAACTATCATCTATTGAGTAGTAATACCCAGTTGTCGTTCTTGTTAGCTTATATCGTGTATAAAGCTTGTGTATTATCTTATCTATCGTATCTGGTTCGCTTTGTATCATTAAATTGTCACTTTTACCTGATTTAGCGTTTTTAAAACTTGCCCTCATATATAAATACTTAGTTTCACCAATATTTAATTCATCTTTATAATCATATAGGTGATAACCTTCAGATAAACTATTAAAGTTTAAAACTGGGTTTTCAACATCAAAATTTAATGATATCTCATTAGCTGGTTTAGTTGTCCCGTAGTTTCTAGAAGTACTACCTTTTGATGTAAATCTGTAGGTTTCAAATATGAAAAAAGTGTTATATAAGAAACTAATATTTGACTCATTGGGTTATCCGTGTCGTAAAATTTAAATTTAAAACGTTTGTTTAAAATTGTTTTTCATATCGAATATCTTCATCGCTGAATCCAATTGAACCGTAACTGGTATTACCATTTAAATTAACATTATACCTTATTTTACTAGTAATTATACCGTTTAAATCTGTTGGTGTTACCCTTACCTTTTCATAATCTATTATTGGGTTGATGGCTTTTTCTGTTTCTACTGCTACAAATTTTTCTTCAATTTCTTCAGATTGACCCACAAAATGGAAATCCATATTAATAGGTACATTAATTGTTGTCGCTGTAGTTCCACTAGGTACTGTTGATAGATTAATTTGATATTTAACAAACATTATTTTCTGAATTAATTGTAAAGTTATTTATAATTTGCTCACCAATTGGGTCAGCTGGAAATTTACTGTAAAATAAACCCCATTGACTAAATGCATCCTGTCTTTTAACATAAAAGACTATTTTGATACATGTAATGACAACCATTTAAAATGGATAGTCAATAATAGTACTACCATTTTCATTAAAACCAATATCTAATATGTCTCGCCATAAAATCTACCATCACCTAAATCAGTCGCATAATCTGGTATTCCCACTACACTAGTATCACCTTGTTCAATATAACTAGATAAACTCCTAATCGTTATTAATGAATGTGGTTTATAAACGTAACCCTCTTGTCTTGGACCTAAATCAATATTTGTAGTTATTGGTGATTCACCTATAACAGAAACATAACTAATATTAGCACCAGTTTCCCTATTATTTGTATTAAACCTATGTGTAACATCAATTAACACTGTTTCTTTTACTTCAAATTTATTAAATTCAACTAAATCACCATAAAATTCAACGTTATTTATATTAATATTCGTTTCTAATGGTATGTGTGAGGTAAATGGTGTAGTACCATTATGTATCCTATTTATTACTGGAACATTTCTTAAATGTGGGTTAGTATTGTTACTACTAATTAAAATATCCATAAACGGTGTATCAATACCCGATGAAACACTACTAAACAAACTATCACTATCAGTTTTGATAGTGGTTAAATATAATTCCGTTAATGGTCTACCTAGATTATCAGTTAATTCTGATATATCGATATCTTCATTAAAAACAAATTGAGAGATTGAATCACTGAATGAATTCTCACTAAAAGATAATTTATATGTTTCATAATCGTCTATTCCTATTACGTTTGTAATCCTAGTTTTAATTTTTCTAAATTTCCTAAAATAATATTCAGAATCTTGACCACCATATACCCTAACCATTCTAGAACTCCCATCTATAATTCCTGTTGGTGGTAAATCAATAACAAAATAATAATCAATCAAATCGCCATTATCTAATCCAAGTCTAACGACATCATAAGAACCATCATAACCAGTCGTACCAGTTATTTTAACCGTAGTACCAACACTTAAGTTATGTTTACATGCGACACCGAAAGCTACCATCGTTCTTGTTGATGAGGTTACTGATAAAGCATTAATTATTAATAAACCACCATTAACAATATTATGTGTTGAATCTGTACTACTTGGATATGTTATTGTTAACTCCCAATTTTAACTGGTGTCAAACTACCTGAAAATGGTTTAGTATCTGGGATGAATGAAAACGTTCTCTACTAGGTTCCATATCGAAAAATCACATAAACCAACATTACTTTTGATTGGGTTAAAATAACCAAACCAACCATTAACTTCTTTTAAATTACTACTGATAGAATCTAAAAAATTAATATCTGTTAAATCAGACAAATTATTATTTTTTGGGTATGACGCATCTAAAAAGCTATAATCATTAAAACCAGCAAATGTTTGTTTATTAGCAAAGTTAATATCGTTTAAATTAAATAACACATTAGACATTATTGGGTTTATTGTACCTAATATTCTATAAAACGAACTTCTTTGTCTTTCTACGTTAAATCTATCACCTAAATTTATCACTTTATTAATATCATTTGTTGGTAATATTTTACTACTATTTTCAATATTTAACTTTAAAATGTGTCTTTATTTACCGACTGTTTTGATATCTCTACCCCTAGTTTTTGTTTTATCCTATCCATATTATATAGTTACTGTTATTTGACACCCAACACTATCAGTTAGTGTAGCTGTATATGTTGCTAAAGTACTTGTAAAGGTACCAACACCGAAAACACCACCAATACCACCACTACTAGTCACCACATAAGTATATACACCACTAGATGGTCCTGATTTTGAAATGTTACCAGCTAAGGTTGTTATTGGTTTCTCGACATCACCTAAAGTAATAAATTGTGATTCACTATAACAGTTACCAACTTTAACCGCAATAGTAAGACCATTGTTAGCGTTAATAGATGGAACGGTAAATATAACTGGTGTACTACTATTAACATAAGTAACTTGTGTTAATGGTTGCCATACATCATCAATATCTAAATAACTAAAATTAACGAAAGATGGTGGTGTTGTATTATATGAAACATATGTTGTAATAGTATGATACGATGGGTTACATTGTTTCCTTAAAACACTTGGTAATGCCAAGTTTAATGTTATTTCAGTATTTCCAATTGATGTTATAGTATTAGTATATTGAACTGAATTATTTAGTGAGTCAGTAATTGTAGTCACGTAGGAACCATTCACTAATAGTTTAAGATTAGCCACACTAGTTGAATAATTGTCAGGTCCTGTTGTTTCTATCGTGTATGGTAATTGACCACCATTTATCGTCATTGATATTTCACCACTAAAACTATTAAAACATTCATTATTAACTACTACAAATGTTGCACCTAATATAGGTAAACCAGTAACTATTAACCAGAAATAAAATTTGTTCCTACATTATCCGTAACCATTACAGTATAACCATTAATAGGTCTTACTTCTAGGTTTTGTATTATTTTAGAGTATTTAATAGTGAAGGTCCCTCTATAATAGCTCCAAGATTTAATGGTATAGCATAATCTAATAAAGTATAAGTATAAGGTGATACACCACCAATAACATTAGTGATTGTTATTTCACCATCATTACTAATATCCGTTGTTGAAGATTTTGAAACTATAGCAGTTGCAGCTAACGCTTGAGGTCCATAAACTGTAATGATTTCAGATATTGGAATACCAAATACACCGACACCACTTATTGTATAAACACCAGCAGCTAAATTATTTATAGTTGTTGTTTGATTAATTACACTAGTACCAATAATTAAATAATTATTAGGACCAACTATCGTATAATCAAATGGTGGGTTACCGCCAACAAATGTAAACGTAATTGAACCTGTGTTATCTAAGTTACTATCTGGTATTGATGATGAATCAATTAAAACATCATTTTCAGAAATAACCTCACACTCAGAGAAAAATTTACTATTCATTTTATCGATAGCTGTTTTTCCTGGCTCTAGACCAAAATAGAAATAATATGAGTTTTAGTTTGACCAAATGCTGACGCACCATTAGTAGGATACCCCTTAATATAATCAACCCGTTATTAACAGTACTAGCAAAATCATATGTTGATATGTTTTGTGTGTTAAAATTTGTAGCGTAACCATTTGATGGTATTGTCAAATTATCTAAACCAATCCAAGGTGTTGATGTGTATTTGTTTAGACCATAAAATACATCTCTAAACCATTTACCTCTATCACTGTCAATATCGTTAGAACCTATTATACAATCACTTGCTCGTATAACATTACCAGCAACATCAAAATCAGTTTCATCAATATTTACACCCATTTCACATATATGTCTTAGATTTAAACAACCACCATAAGTAACATCAATACCCACACAGTTAACACTAAAAAAATAAACTACTAGAACTATTTATCTTAACCATACCACAAGTCTCAACAATTGTATTAGTCTCATTAAATTCTTCAGTATCTGGGGTATTTTATATGTTGTAGGTATTAATAAATCACTTATTTTAGGTATACCTTGCCAGTCACAATCAAATACGGAACCTAAATTTACTATTTCAGTTGCAAACATTTTATTAGTAGCATTACGTGTAGTAGCCGCATAATATAGTTGGTTATTATTTTTTTAATTAAACCTTCATTTATCTTTGTTGAATAGCTTTTATTTTCAGAATTATTATTATCATAACAACTATCTAATAAATAACTATTATCACATCTATTATCAGACGAATCACAATCATAATCACAAAATTTAGTTTTATTTTTAGTCTTTTATATTTTAGTAGAAAGAAGAAAGTGAACCATGTACCCAGTCATTATAAAATCAAATTTAAATAAGTTTAGAATTTTAGCAATTTCAAAAGCTTCACAATCAGCTAAACCAGTTTTTTAACTGGTAATCCCAATTTTTCTAATTCATCATAACCCTACCACTACATGATGGGGCATAGTTAGTTTTATCACATTCTATGTGAATACAAGTAAGATAATCTATTATTAGTTTACAAGCAAAACCGAAAATTCTTGTTCTAAATATTTTAATGCCACAAAGTTTTTCAAATAAAAAATTAAATACCGATATAATACCGTTAATTACAGGTATTATAAATTTATTAATTATCGATATTACTAATACTATTATATTTATGATAATACAATACTAAATATAGGGTTACCCTTAGTATCTACTCTATTATATGGGAATGGTGTTTTATCACCAGCACATTCATCCACACTTTTAATACCAGTAATATTCCTATTTTCCACACCGTTATTTGGTTGAAATCTAGATATATAATTTGAAACTGAGTAAATTTTATTCCAATATAAATCTCTGAAACTAGTTTCTTTAGTGTTAACCCCAAATTCATAATCAATTTGTGAAACATCTGTTGGGTTATTAGGTACTAAATATCTAGCCCTAGTTCTAAGTCTACCATCACCACCACTATCATCCATACCAATGTTAAATCTAACACTAGACCTTGTTGCTATACCAATATTTGGGTCCTGTGAATATATTAAGGTACCATCCTCACTGGTTATCATATAATCTAAATTCATTGGTATTTGATAAGCCCATGCCCCGTTATCATCTATTACTCTACCACCATCAACATCAAAACGTTCAATTTTACCATCAAAGTTTTCTAATCATATTAACAGAGCCTGGTCCAGATACTTGGTCACATAAATTACCAACGTTATTTCTTGGACGGCAATTTTACTAATACTATATTTATCTTGGTCACCATATATACTACCAATGAAAATTGCTGATGGTGTTATATTATAATTTAAATCAAAATCTAATCTATTAATACCAATATCACAATTTTCAATGTCACTAAAATGGTTGTACGTTAACGCCTGAATTAAAAGTTTTAACTTGTATTAACGTATCTATTTTTTTACTACCTTTAAATTTAGTTGAACTACCGAACATTGATGTAGGAGTACCTTGACTGATTAAATCATAAGGTCTTTGTGAAATTATTCCAATATCAGAAATGTCAACATCTACATGTACTGTGTAGTTACCTAAGGGTACACCAAATATCATATAATCACCAGCATGATTTGTTGTAGTGGTAAATTTATAATATTTACTATAAATGTCTGTTAAAATTTCATTATCTAAAACTTCACGTTTATTCGGAATGTACCTATTGGTGTACTACATTTATTCCCCTTATTACCTTCTTTAGGTAAAGATTATATCTAACACCATTACTATTAGTGTCTGTTATTATCTCATATGGATATAACCCCTTTATTTCAGGGTTATTTTTATCAATATCATCTAACGGAATAAAACACTAACCATAGCATTAGGTACACCAAAACCATTATTAACGGAAACTCGACCCACAATTACACCATAATCTGAGCAGAATTTTCTATAGGCATCTTCTTGGGATAATTTTAACGACAAAACCTCAATAAAATCAAATTTTGTTCTACATTAATTTTAATATATTTATCCTCACCGTTTGGTGTTGTTCTTATTCTAATGGTATCAGCCATATTTTATTTACTTTTTTTTGTTATATCTTCAACGTTTAACATTGTGAAGTTATCTTCATTATATTCTTCATCATCATCGTCGTCATCGTCATCATATTCTTTAGATTGAAATAGTCCACCAATTTTAGTTAATAAAGGTTTAAAATCAACATTTTTATTTAAAATTAAAGTCCTAAAATTATCCAGATTATTCCTAGATTAATTATTGGTAAAAACACTAACATAATTAAAACCCTAATATTTTTAGTGAATATTTAATTATTGTTTGTACGATATTTAATTTTTTTACTTGGTTCATTGTTATTTAACAAATCCTCAATACTTCCATTTTCATTTTTACAATTACAACCCATATACGTGTTTTCTTTTAATATAAGACATTTTTTAAATAAAAATCTTATTTAACCCTAACAATAATATCCACACTTGGTCTACGTATTTCAAACATACTAATTGGGTCACCAAAAGGGTGTAATCAGAAATATTAACTTGTCTAGTCGTTAAATTGATATATGGTTGCGATATTTCGTTAAGACTATACACACCCTGACCAATTTTATTATAAATCCTTAAATCAACAACGTTTAAAACTCCACCTACATTGTTAATTAATTCAATAAGTGAAGATAAATATATATTCTCACCCATTTGGTATTTATTAATATTCATATATTGTTCAACAACACTAATAACTTGACCCATTATTTGAGCTTGTGGTAATTTTTTATCAATCATTAAATCTACCTGAAACGATAAATTTATTATTTTACCGTTTGTTACTTCAACATAATCATTAAGCATTCTATATTCAGATAAATAAGTTGATATATTATCTCTTAAGATACTAGTAGAAGAATTAGTTAATTTTGAACTTGAATCTAAACTTAAAACATATACTTTAACTTTATTTTGTTGTTCGAAAACACCACATCTAAAAGGTACACCAAAATTACCTGGCATTTGAGCAATTCTTGTATGGTAATCTTTTATTGTTACTGCTCTGTTTTGCGATGAAAAGTTATATCTAACTAAATTTCTAATTTCTTCAACACTTGGGGTATCTTTACCACCTAAAGCTGGAAATGTATTATTAACTTTTAAAGATGTTTTAACCGCACTATTTAATGTAGCATCTGGTCCATTAACGTTCATATTAACAATACCTAATGAAGTTAAAACATTTGGACCAACATTACTATCAGAACCACCACCAACTCTATATTTAATAAACATAGTAGTATTTGCGCTAGGTGTAACACCTAATGATAAATTATTAATAAAATCACCAATTTGATTAACTAAAGCAATATTTGTATCAAAATCACAAAGGCTACTAGTATCTTGTGTCCCACCACCTAATATTATCTTTGTAAAACCTAAATCAGTGTATTCTCTAATAAATTTTCTAGTTACAGATATCCATTTACCTGGTCTTAGACTTGAGTTATCACTTATAATAGAGTTATCTTCAATAAAACTTTATCTTCAGCTAGTGCGTCCATTTCAAACCATCTATTATCTAAATTTGTAAAATCTTCTAAATTAGAATTTTAGAGTAATTAGTACCATTAAGTGTTATTATCGATTCAACAGATATAACGTTATCTTCTGGTAAAATAATTTCTAAGAATGGTTTAACATCTGAACTACTAATTACTCTTTTAAACACTTTAGAAGTCCCATTTTAACTATCTCTCTTAGTTAACGTATAATTAATCAAATTAGAATTTGAATCTAGATTTGGTATTATTATTCTATTTGGAATTCCATTAATATTAAACGGGTTTGAAAAGTCGATATCAGTTTCAACCTCAAACACTTTACCAGCACCTGTTACTTGTGAGCCACTTCTAATTATTGGAGCATATGCTACGTTAAAGCTATCACCAAATACTGGGACAGTTACACTGAAATCAACTATTGTTATGCTTGGCCTTTTGCCTGGTACGTTTAAACCGAAAGTCCTAGCCATTGCTAATATTGACTTTCTTTCTTTAGCGTAATCTATTTGTGTTTCTTGAAACATCCTATCAGTATTGACTGATAACATATCCCCAACAGCAGCATTTAGTTCAAGTATCATCATACCAACTGACGCATCGTTAAAATCACCAAAAATATCTGGATAATATTGTTTTACCATATTAACCAAATCTGTACGTATGTCTACGAAATTTCGTGACGTATAATTAATTCCATTATTTCCCATTATATATTTATTATTACGATATCAGTAGTTGTAAAGACATCATCTGTTATTGTGTATTTTAACGTTACTACCGCAGCATATTCGCTTTCGTCTGATTGGAGTACTGTTATCTCATCTATTTGTAATTTTGGTAGATAACGTTTAACAACTGTAGTTATTTCACTTTTAATACCATTAAGCGTTAACCCATCTTCAGGTTCAAAATAAATTTTAACAAATCGGTACCAAAATCTGGACTATATAGTCTCTGACCCTTTCTGGTTAGTATTAAATGCATAAGGTCAGCTTTTATAGCTGATGCATCATCACTATTTAAATCTAAAAGAACCCTTTAGGACTATCTTTAAATGGATAATTTATATTTATATATTTTGCCATACCTTCTTTATTAGATAAATATAATAATATTTTATTTTTATAAGTAAATATGGTAATAAAAAAGGACCCTATTATGGGTCCTATTTATCTATTTTTATATTATGATGAACAACCAAAACACTCAAACTGACTGTCAATTGGTTTTCGACTTTAACAGTATCCATGTCAATCGCTAAATGTTTAGCTTTATTATCAACGGATTGGCTTCTCAAATAATACTGACCAGTTTTAAGACCTAACTTCCAACCAAGTGTATGTGCGGTAGTTAATTTACCTACTGTAGGTGTTGAAAAGAATATGTTAAGACTTTGTGATTGGTCGATAAAGGTCCTCTATCAGCTGACATTTCAATTAAAGATTTTTGAGATATTTCCCAAACAGTTTTATACCTATCTTTAAGTTCTTCGCTAATAATTGGTATATTCTGAACACTACCATCATTTTTAATTAATTCATTAAGTGTTTGTCTATCCCAAATTCCAGCTTCTTCTAATTCCCTAACTAAGTGTTTATTTACCATTGCAAATTCACCACCAGTTACTCTACGAACATATAAATTTGAAGTAAATGGTTCAAAAGCTTCATTAGAACCAATAACACGAGCTGAACTAGCTGTTGGTGGTTCACAAGTAACTAATGAATTTCTAACACCATATTTAATTATATCCTTACGCAATTGTTTCCAATTATGCATCCCAGATAAATCACTTTCCTTTAAATCCCACATTTCCCATTGAAATACACCTTTAGAAATTGGTGAACCCTCATAACCATCATATGTTAAACCAGTTTCTTTTGCTAAATCACAAGATTCTCTTAACGCATTAAAATATATTGTTTCATATATATTCTTATTTAATAATCTAGCTTCTGGTGATGTAAACCCTACTTTAAGTAACGCAAATACATCAGCTAATCCTTGTGTACCAATTCCTAAAGCTCTTTGTTCTAAACCACCTTTACGTCCTTCTATAGTTGAATACTCGTTTATCTCCAAAGCAATGTTAAGAGATTTAGTTATTGAGCGAGTAACACGACCTAAACCTAAATAATCATATTCATTATCTTTAATAAACTTTTGAAGTGGAATACTTGTAAGAGTACAAATAGCTGTTGTTTTAGCATCGGTCACTTCCATAATTTCAGCACAAAGATTACTTGAGTGAATCATACCCATATTTTTTTGGTTTGATTTCATATTCGCAGAATCCTTAAAACACATATATGGCATACCACTCTCGATTTGTGATTCAAGTATTTTTAACCATAAGTCATGCGCTTTTATTTTAGTACCAATACCTAGTTCTACAGCTTTATTATATTCTTCCTCATATTCAGCACCATAAATCTCATAAAATGGTTTTAAACCAGATACTTTAATATCATTTGGACAAAATAAGTACCAATCACCATTATCCTCAACTGCTCTCATAAAATTATCTGGTACCCAAAGTGCTGAAAATAAATCTCTAGCCCTTAGATTTTCATCACCAGTTTTCTTTCTCATATCTAAAACATCAAATATATCTTTATGCCATGGTTCTATATAAACAGCACAAGAACCAGGTCTTTTACCCTTTGATTCCAAAATCTAAGAGCTTCATTTACAACTTTAAGATATTTTAAAATACCACCAGCTTTACCATTAGATTTACCAACGTTACTTTCTTTTGAACGAATATTTGATACTGCTAGACCAATACCCTCAGCTTTAGATGAAGAAATTGATATTCTACCTAACATTTCTAATAAACCATCAGTTGAATCATCTGGAACGATAGATAAATTACAAGAAGCTATTTGACCTATTTTAGTTCCAATATTAATCTTAATTGGTGTTGCTGGAGATTCTCTTTGATTACTTAAATCATTATATTTTTCTATAAAATCTTCTGGCGTGTTTGTAACCATAAGCGCTACCCTAACATAAAGTTGTTGTGGTCTCTCAGCTATTAAATCACCAATTTTAAGTAAATAAATATCTTTTAGTGAACACCAACCAAAATAATCAAAATTAAAATCTCGACTATAATCAATAACTGTTTCTATAAATTCGTAATTTTCTTTTACCTTATTAAAATAAACATCACTTAATAACCCAGCATTATATAGTTTTTAGTTGCTTTCATAAATGAATCCTCAGTTTCTTTATGTAACTTACTAATAGATATATTAGCAGCTAAAATTGAATAATCTGGGTGGTTCATTGAAAGAGACTCAGAAACAACAGATATTAAATCATCAACTTGATTTGTTGTCATATTGTCAGCGATACCCTGTGTAACTTTTAAAATACCTCATCAGGGTTAACTTTTAACCTGATGATTGTTTTTTATTCTTATTAATATTTTATTCGGATTAAAGTCAATTTTTTGACCATTTCTTTTATTACTTGCATATTTTTATTTTTATATTTTATATTTCTTCGTCAAATGATATAGCACCAGATAAATCTGCAGCTTTATACTCAGTTGAGCGACCTTCAAAGAAATTCTGTTTTGTTTTTAATGCTATCTGATTCATAAATTCAAATGGATTCTTTGAGTTAAATTCTTTTCACATTTTAATTGTACTAACAAACCATCAACAACAAATTCTAAGTATTGTTTCATTAATCCAGAATTCATACCGATTAAACTTACAGGTAATGACTCAGTAATAAATTCTTTTCAATTACTAAAGCAGATAAAAATATTTCTCTAATTTTTCTTTAGATGGTTTATTAACAATATGGTTATTGATTAAATGTATCGCAAAATCAGCATGCATTGCTTCATCTCTAGAAATAAAAACATTTGAATCACATAATCCAGGCATTAAACCTCTAGACTTAAGATAAAAGATACTACAAAACTACCAGAGAAGAAAATACCTTCAACGGCAACAAATGCTATAAGTCTTTCAACAAAATTAGGTGAATCAACCCAATTAAGAGCCCATTCAGCTTTTTTCTTAACTGGCATATACTCAATAGCTTTGAAACATTCATTTCTCTCTTTGATATCCTTTACATATGTGTCAATCAATAAGGAATACATATGACTATGAATATTTTCCATCATAATTTGAAAACCATAGAAAAATTTAGCTTCAGCATATTGTACTTCATTAAGAAAATTAATAGCTAAATTCTCATTTACAATACCATCTGAAGCGGCAAAAATGCTAATATGTTCTTAATAAAATATCTTTCATCATTACTTAATTTTTATTCCAATGTTCAATATCTTTGATAAATCAATTTCTTCAACTGTCCACATAGCCGCTTTTGGGTTAAGTACATGTCAAAATATCTTGGTGTTCAATTGGAAAATTACAAATCTATTGTCGTTTTCTTTTAATATAGGTTCAATCATTATTATTATTTTTTTTTTATTATTAATTGTTTTCTTCATCTGAAACACCACCTAAAAGACTTTTTTCTTTGTTTAGCAGCATCCATTATTCTATTAGCTTTCGCTTTTTTCTTGTGTCTCAACGACTTTATACTCTACACGTGTATGACCTCTATCTTTTTCACCCATATCAATTTGAATCGTTGCATTATTGAAAACTATATCTTCAAATACAACCCCATCCTTACCGAAACGAGATTTAAGTATCGCCATAGTAGCGGTGCCATTTTCTTTTGGTCTAATGTTTTAGCAATAGATACAACAAAATGCCCAATTTGCCCTTTTTAATCGAACCACCCATTTGTTAGCCTCAACAACTGAAGCTGAAATAGAGCTTCTATTACCTTGTACAGCTGTCCATCCAGCTATATCTAATTCATGTAATAAAGTTTCAAATTGTCTCATCACACTACCTTCACCTACATTTACATCACTAAATGTTCTAGATGGTTCAACACAGTCAATATAATCTAACACTAAAATATCAGGTTTAAACCCTTGCGCTGTTAATTTTCTAATATATTGTCTAATAACTGGTATTGTTGTACCATCACTAGAAAATTTCTTAAGTTTTAACACACCTTTTTAGCTGTCATTTCAGTTACAATATCCATAATATCTTCTCTGTGTGTTGACAATTCATTTAAACTAATCTTAGACCAACAAGCTAAATGTTTTCTTTGAATAACTTTCGGGTTATCTTCAAAGAAAATTTGTAAAACTTTCAACCCATCAGTCATTGCTGTATTAGCAATTTTAGTTAACATGGTTGTTTTACCAACACCAAACGGTGCTAATACAACCGCTAACTCACCCTAGCTAAACCACCATCCATAATATCATCTAAACCATGAATACCAGTTCTAATTGGTTTTCTAAAATCATCCTCTAATACATGTTCAATATCGTGAAAGATATCCATACCATCATCCTTAGAATCACCATGGTCTAACGCTTTTCTTAATATTATAGCACATTCTTCATAAGTTTCATTATCACCCTTACTAATGATTCTATTAATCTCTTGTACTGATTTTATTAGTTCTTGTTGTTTACAAAAACGCATAGCAGTGTCTTGAACCCAAATAGTGTCATTTAAACTTGCTTCTTGTATTTTTCTAAGTTGAGAAATTGCATATCTTCTTTGAACATCACCTGAAATTTCATCTAATAATCTAGCTTCAAGACTACCCATATCTGGTAACACATCATATACTTGTTTTGCGTTTTTAATTGCCGCCACAACTATTCTAACATATTCATCTTGAAAGTAATTAGGTTCAATATGTCGATTATTAATTCACCAAATTTTCTATCAGTAAGTATTTGAGCAACTAATCGTAATTGGTAATCTGCCCCTAAGTAACCTAAATTATTCTTATCTATATTCGCCATTATAGTCTACTATTTTAAAACATTGTTATTATAATATACAAAAGTATTGGTTAAACCAACACTTTGAATAATTTTGAAGATAAATAATACCTAATCTCTTTGATGATTTCTGGTATAATTTCTCTAATATCAACGTTTATTTTGGGTTTAATGTAAAAAATTCGTTAGAAAATTCACTTTTGCTAAAATGTAATTATCAGCTTTTATCTCAAATTGGAATGTATCACCTTTTATTTGGTGATTTATAAGAATCAACACCTTGATATTGGAATGGATTATAATTATCCCAAAGATAGGTAATAGATTTTGTTTTAAATGGTTAGGTATCATACCTAACTCCCCAAACTCACCATTATTCATACCAGTAAGTGAATCGATTAATGTTTTAATTTCATCAAACTCTGAAATTGTCTAACCTCATTAGACTCAACAACATCTGTGAATTTTTCATCATAATCACGGATATTAAAACCTCTTTGACAAATAATTATTATTTACATATAATAAAAATTCGAATCTTGGTTCGTCAAATACTTGTTCTTCCATTTTTTTAGTGTTTAGTACCATTTTGTTTTTGTTTTTAATTGTTTTTAATTGTTCTATTTTTCTCTTGTTACTAATTGTTTAAATGGTACCAGATAATCAGGGTATCTGTAATCACCAATTTCTTTATCTATACCATCACGTTTCATCATAGCCATGACGTTTTTAACTCTCTACCTGAAGAATCTAACGTACCTTCTATTAAATCTTCTAATTGCCTTATACCATCTTTAGTCATCAAAGGTTCTTTAAGATTTATCAATTTTTTATTAATTGCATATATATCTTTTCCTTGTACACCATCCGTTATAGACTCAATGATATTTGTCAACGCTTTAAGAGGTGGTTTCTTACCTTGTTTTCTATTTTCTTGTATAACCTTAGCTTGTTTTATTATCTCATCAATAGTCAACTCTTTTCTTTTAATTCTGGAAAGTTAGTTAGTAGTGTTGATTCACCCACACCCTTTATACCTTTTATAGAATCAGCAGTGTCACCTATTATTGATTTAACTAAAAGAGCATTGCTCTGATGATGGCTAAAGTACGAAGAATAATTGACATTATCAACATAATTCTTTAAATGTAGGTAATAAATTTTTACATCTTCATTTATTAATTGGGCCATGTCAGTATCATTAGTACATATGGTAATCTTTTCGTTTTCTTTTTTTGTTAGACAGTAGTAAGCTATAAAATCATCACCTTCGATAATTTCATGTTTTAGTTGTCTGATATACATTTCGTTAATATTCCCAAAGTATTTTACGTTGAGATAGTTCGGAAGCATCTATTGGGTGAGTTCCATTTATAAAGTCTTTACCACGGTCACTTTTATATGGTTTATAAAATCATATCTAAGTTTACCGCTTAGATTACCATCCCAGAATACATAAACTCTGTGATATAAATCATCAACTAACATTTTTCTTAGTATTGTTAAAAATTGATATAGTCCACCTATGTGTTGACCATCTTTGTTGTAGACATTCTTAGCACCGAAAAGCCCGTTTTAAATAGGGCATTTCCATCTACTAATGTGTTTTGTTTTTTTCTATTTTTTCACCTCTTTTGGTGGTTTTGTACCCATTTTAAAACTTTAATGGTTAATACTTTTTTTACTACTTTTAATCTTTTGAGTAAGCATCAGTGTCTAATTCTTCCTCGACAACTTCAAAATCAGAGAAATTAGTACCTAGTTTAGCATTGATAAAACCCTTATTTGCTGAAACGTATGCATTTTTTCTGATGGATTAAGAAAACCATGTGGTGTTGAACAAATAGTCCCCATTAGTTCAATACCATTAACGTGATTTTAACACATTGTATTTCAGTTGTGACACCAAAATTATAGCTTCTACCAGCATTTACAGCTTCTAATTTTTTAGTTGATGATGTTGATTTACCACCCATGTGAAAAATCATTCTAACACCATATTTAAACCCTTCACCACCATTATGCATAATTGTTGGTTGTCCAACAGCATTTGGTCTTAACCATATTTTTTGTACAGCAACAAATGTGTTGGTATACTTTGATGATAATCTTCTAGAATCTGGTATTCTGAAATTTAATATTGATTCAAATTCTCTTTTAACGCACCAGCTGTCCATTGATTATTATTAGTATTAGATACTGCACCTTGAAAACAACCAATAGAACCTATTGAATCCCATAAAATGTAATATTATGTGGGAATTCACCTTTTCTTGTTTATCTAAAATCTCATTAATTAAACGTGCAATATCTTCAACAACTGGAACATATCTTAATGGTGTTGTTTTCATTTTAGCATCTTTATAATCAAAATTTTGATATAAATTTAATAAGTCTCTACCACCAAAATACATAAAATCGTCACCATCATAATCTATAATCTCACCAGTTTCTTCATCAAATATTTCTTGATAATTAAAACCAACTAATTTAGCGTGCTCCCAATTAAAACTACCCTCAGTGTCAATTATAATAGAATAATCACCTAATTTTGATTACCAGCTAACGATTCGTAGATACCAGTAGATTTTCCAACATCTGAAAACCTCTAAATTGTGTTGTATAACCTCTAGCCACACCAGGTACACCAACAGCATCGTGAAAGCTTTTAAACGGTATCCAAGTTATTTCTTTTCTTTTATTACTTGCTTACCTAAACCTAGACTTTTTTAAAATCTGAATTATCAAATGGTTTTGTTATTGGTTTTTTTTCTGGTTTTGAGACATTTTAAATCTTAATTATTTTTCGTTATTTTAGATAAAAAAAAGGCAATTTCTCACCTTTTTTTTATGTTAATTATTTTTATTTATTTATTAAAACGGTAAATCGTCTTCTTCTTCTTCAACTACTGGTTTTAAAACAACGTCAGCTGCTTTAACATTAGATTTAACATTTTCAACTTGTAGTGTTAATTCAGAGTCTAAAGTTTTTCTGAATTATCTTCACCTTCAACTTGTGCTTCTTTACTAACAAAACATTTATTTTCTCTATCCCAAACTGGTGTGTCACCTCTAACGATAATCTCTAAATACTCATAAGATTTAACTGGAAATACACTTTCCCATGTACCTTCATCAGCTAACCATGTATCCATTAATTCTTTATCTTCAGATAAAACTGTTGGGTCTTGATGTGACAATGTTGTAATTACTGGAATTTTTGTTGGTTTCTATTAATAAAAATAGATAAATCACGACCTTCTAATGGATTTGATAAATCTTTGTTTTTCTTAAGGTTTGTACTTATACCTACAATTTTATCAAAAAACACCCTCTTTACGGAAATCATGGTTAAATCTCAATATTTAACACCATGGTCTTCATGTGCTCTATCGATTACTTTAGCAACATATAATTTTTTAGGGTAGTATTTTTTCGCAAATTCTTTATCTTGCGCATCACCACTAGATAATAATTCTTCTCTAGCTTCACAGAATGGGCAAGCTGTGCCTTTTCGTGTTGTAAACATGCAAATGTTTTATTTTTTACCTTCTAGTGGTGCTGTATGTCCATGATATTCTACCAATGGGAACCACCATTGAAATTAGGTAATAGTCTAATTTCTTTTGTCATTGAATCTACACCATCAGGTAAGTCGTAAATCGTAAAATATGCGTTTTATTAAAACAAAAGAACTTTCTGTTTTTTTCATATTTTGGTTTGTTATTCGTTTCGTATTGTGCTAACATTGCTTCTAAAGCTGATTTTCCATTTTTCATTGTGTTCAGTTATTATATTAATTATTATGTTATTTATTATATTATTATTCTTGTACAAATATACTAATTATTTATTAAAGTCAAGTAGTATTTTCATTTTTTTTTAATAATTTTTAAGATATTTTTTACAAAGTTACTATTAATTTTAAGAAATAACAAGTCATATTTTTTTTATTTTATAAAATAAAAACCCTTAATTATAAGGGGTTAAATTTATTTAAATATCTTCCTCTTCGTATTCATCGTTTTAACAGTAAAACTTTGTTTTATGTTATTATCACTATAATCTGAATTAACATCATCTTTGGTTAAAATATATTCTTGCTTATTATCACCCATAACATCATATTGACCTTCTTTATCTGCCCAATAGTCAGTTAATTTTTTGACTATAAGGGAAAGAATTTAATGAACGCATTTCTAATTTTTCAACCTCTGTCGGATTTCTTTTGATTATTTCTTGTTCTAGGTTTTCAATTTTATTAGTGATTTTATCCATATTACTGATTCGTGATTCCAAATCTATAATTTTTTGTAATATCATGTCTGATTTTTCACTAGCACTATCGGCTGATTCTTTAGCTTCTTCACTAGAATTAACAAGTGAAGTAACATCAACCTCAACACCATCACTTTCTGGAGCTGGTTCTGGAGCTGGTTCTGGAGCTGGTTCTGGAGCTGGTTCATCAATAGCATTTCCAGGGTTTTGTTCTGGTGCTCCATTTGTATCTGGCATCCCACCCATGTCTTGTTCAGGTGGTAAACCTAAATCTTTACCTATTTCATCAGCAGCATCTGGATTTTCATCAACTTCATCTATCGTAGAGTTACCATATAATAATTTATCATCAGTATATGGGTTATCTGAATTATAGCCCTTAGTTTCAAAAGTATATTCTGAAATAAGTCTAAATTTTTAAGTTCTTCTTTTAATAATTCTGGGTTAAATTTCTTTTTCATTTATATTAAAATAATAATTGTCTACCATCTTCAGTAATTATTTTTTGTTTATTCTTTCAACAAGGCTTTTATCACCTTTAATTACACAAACACCTGATGAACAATCTAAATCTGGGTTTGTATTTTCACTACCTAAAATGTACTTTTAGCTTTATTTATTTTTCATTTTTATTTTCATTCTCTGTTGTCATAATGTATATTTTAAATTACGTTATTTATATATAAATATCCCAATTAGTTAAAACCCTACTTATATTTAAAAGGTTAATTCACCTCTATTAGTTAAAATCATTTTATTTTGATATTCACTCCAATCTATTTTAATTTCCGAATTATTAATTGTCAAATCACCAACCATTTTATCAATCATTTTATTTAATGCGTTTATGGTATAAATGGCGTTACCGTTTTATGTATTAATATCGCATTAGGGAATAATGTTTTAATATTTAAATGTTCACCATTATTAATATCTACCCTAAAAGTGATAATTAATTTAGTATTATCATCTAAATTTTTTATAGATAAAACTTTTCTTTTGTTATTTTAAAATTAACTTCTAAATAATTTAAGAACCACTCAAGCCTCTTATGGAATATGAATGTTGCTAATAGTAATGTTTTTTTCATTGAATATTGATAATAAATAAGGTATGTATCTGATTTGATTATCGATTTCAATCAAAACATTTTATATTCAATAAGTATCTCAATTTCATCATAAAACACCGTACTTTTAATTTAATTTTATTTAATACCTTATCGGTGTTTATCCCCATAAATTTTAATAATTTTAAATCAATACCAAAATTATATTATCACCATAAAGGTATAACATTTCACCATTACGATATGTATATAATTTTTTAAAATTATTAATTTTTTAATTACTTTAATTATTGTTTTTGATTGGTAGTTAATTAAATCAACAAAAAAATATGGTACATTATTAAGTAAGTCAACATAAATTTTATTTATAAAAATTTTAAATCTTCAGCGTGTTTATCCCTGTCTTGGTTTTTTTAAACGTCCAATATAAATCTTTAGATAAACAATTAGTCCCAATATCAAAATTAGGGTAATTCTTCTCCACATAGTTATAATCAATAATTAATGTAGGTAGACCATGAATTACTTCACCCATAGTCTTTACCACATTAAAATTTCTGAAACATTTACCGTATTCTCTGAAACAATGTTTGCAATTTTTATCATTTTGCAAATATACTATTTTATTATTAAATTACCAAAATAATTTATCCCCAGCACTATTAAACCTATTATGGGTGTCTATAGCAAAACCAATTCTACCTTTACCGCTATCACTATTTTCAAAGGTATTAATTCTTGACAATTATAACACCTTTCCAAATCTCTAGCGAATAAAATGTTAATTGTATAACACTTTGTTGTGGGTCATATTTAAGCCAATTTTATAATACCCAATTTTTAACACATAATTTAATTGTGATTCTAGTGTCGTACCAAAGTCACTAGCTTGATAATATCTAGTGTTAAACATGAAAAGTCCCCTACTATAATGACCCGATTTTTCTAGATATTTTGAAGATGTGTCATAACCACTTTCATAATGAATATTCCCCATAATTGCAGCTGTTTGTAATTTTGTTAAACCTAAAGCTTTAAAGAAATTCTTAACCTCTAATTGATTTTGTGCCAAATCACCATTAAATAAATGTGAAGATACTGGTAAACCATCACCATTACCCACATATACATAATTACAGTTACTTAAATCAGCTTCTTTAGCTGGAGTACCTGGGTTTGAGGGTTTATTACTGATGGTTTTATAGGGTTAGTTAATACACATAAATGACCCTTTATTAATGGTCTTTGTTTTAAAATACAAAGTGCTGACTTACCATGATACTCAAATGCCAAAATTCTTCAACACCAAAGTCATTTCTTAAACCCTCTGGTATTATCCAACCATATTGATATGAATGGTCATATAACCACTCTAGCGCTGGATTAGTTTTTAAATTATAACCTTCAGTTAAGTTTGGTTTGCTATTATTAATATAGTTTTTAACTAACTTACCATCTTTATTATAAAAATTAAATCTACCGCAATACCCCAACCATGCATAGATGTTCCAGGTATTGCTGAACTATTAGGTGCGTGATTTTTAATTTCTTCTTGTGTTTCTACTGTTCTATACCCACTAATAACTGAAATATAATTTCCATTATTACCCTTAAATCCATTACTTTTCATCCAAGTAACCCAATCATTTAACATTTCAATTAATGGTGCTTGAGCTTCATAATATTTTTAATTTATCACCACCAATATCCCAATGTACACCATTGTTTTAATATTGGTATTATTGGATTTTAATATTACCCTTGGCAAAATCACCGTTAACACCACCATTTCGTTTAATTACTTGTACTATTGGTGATACGCTACTACTACCACCACCACCACCAATTGTATTTGTTAGATTTAACGAATCGAGCATGCTCATATAAAACTCAGCACCATCAAGTAATTTAGTCTTTGGGTACCTAACCCTAACGCCAGTAAAACTTGTTGTCATGTGGTTTGGTTTTATGTTATGTTTAACACGTGTAATTAAATACCCACCATGAAACATTGGAATATTATTTAATTGAAAATGCATCATTGGTTGAATCATAGCATTACCTAACATTTCAACTTCAGCTTTATAACTTCTAACCGAATAAACATTATAAATATTTTGACCAGCTAATGTTCTGTTATTTTCAGTACCTTTACTTGCAATCATATCAGTTACTTGTAATGACTCATCAGTTTCGGTAAATTCATTTTGGTCCAAAGTAATATCTTTAAATATATTTTGGTTTTGTTGTGAATAATTAACGTTAAAAACAGCTACATCATTATCATATTCATTAGCTGTGGCTGAATAATCTAATGGCACGTCAATAAGGTTTCCATCGTTATTACAATGAAAATCAATACCATCATTACTATAATTAGAACCACCAAAATCTAAATGTTTTGATGTTTGTCCAACATACATACAAACAAATGATGGACCACAAATACCATCTTCAACAGCTTTATCATAATTTTCAAATGGTTCAAACATAGCGTTTAATTCCTTATCATCATTATAGTTAATAAATGTAGGTAAAGCTATGAAATTAAAATTATTTGATGTTAACAAGTGACCCACAGCATCATAGAAACTAGTATTTGGGCTATTTATTAAATAGTCATTAACAGGTATTGGGTTAACGTATAATTTATCACCTATATCACCAAAAGCCCTATCAACAAACCTAAAACTATCAATTAATCTTGGTTTGTCACCTGGTCGATAAAAGTTTGCTAATTCAGAATCTTTATTATTTCTAGTTCCAGATTCACCACATTGGAATATTAAATTATCAACATCTGTTGTACCACCTAACCATTTATCATATATATTTTTACATGTTCTATATAATTGTAATTTTATTATTTCTTCATTACTCGTACCAAAATTTCTTGTTCTTGTTCTTTTTTAATTGTTGTTTGTGCTGTTATATTTGGTAAGAAATTCTTAATTATACGGTTAAAATATCTTTCAAAATAATCAGGATTTACTGTTATAGGTAAATTTTATTAGTATTACTAGTATCATTTATAAATGTTCTATATGAAGAATTTGATATTATTATTTCCTCTGTTAATAATTTAACAATTTCTTTAGACGGGTTATAACCAACAGCATCACTATTAAATTCTAAGAAAAATTCTCTACCTTTACCTATTTCAACTGGTGAAAATATTTTATATTTATCATAATTAATTAGTTTAGGTAATTGTGCTCTTATCACAGTTTCTAACACATCTAAATCACCATCGTAACGACCTTCATCATAGAAATGATGGATTATTTCGTCAAAATCAACTAAACTACCACTTTTAATTATTTCACAATTTGTCTTTAAAGTTTCCCAAGGTCCATTAACAAATTCTAAAAATGCATCAATAAATACATCAAAACATTATTATCACCTGATAGTAATTCAATTGGTAATTTTTATATATATCACCTTTATCATCATAATATAATTTATTATATTGATAGGCATGACCTGGTGGTTTAAAAATTATATCATTTATTTGTTTTACAAATGAAGTACCATTACTATTAAACCACCTAATTGGGTCAACACTATTTTTTCATAATATTGATGTCTCCAGATTAACCCACCAACATAAACAGTCCATAATTTAGGTGCATGTACAAAACCACTAATATTAAATAAGTGTCTGATTTCATTTAACTCGAACGGTAAACCATTCCAAGGTAAAAGTACCTAAAAATAATAATGCTTTAGCTATGTTATTAGTTTCATATTTTTCATCAGGTGTTTCAGTAGGGTAATGTAATCCACTTTGTTCTTGACCATAATATAATCTAGAACCAAATAAACTATGTGATTCTTCACTACGTACTGAAATAACACTAGCTTTTGCTCTTATAATTTGATTAACATATGGATACATTATTTTATCATCACCTTTAAGTCTTTCATTAAAAGCGCTCTATTTTTTGTATAATTATCGTGTTCATTAGACTTTATAATGTTTTTAGTTATATAATTAAAATCAACAAATTTAAATCTATCTTTAAAATCATAATCAGTAACGTCATTATTTGTTCTAGGATAAGCTAATCCAGATTTATTATAAGTTATTCCATATTTACCACTTAATCTAGTTTCTGATGGTGAGTGAACACCATCAGCATAGAATACATACATCAATGGTAGACCATCTAAATCAGGTTCACCATAATCTAAGTTTTCAAATTCTTGAATCCCGTATTTACCAGCAAAAGCATTAAAACCAGCAGCTTCAGCTTGTGGATTTGAACCAATTTTACCAATTAATTTTTCTAATATAAATTTACTACTTGTGGTAGCGATAAAAGTATCTGGTAATGATACTGTTGTATTAAAATCAGAAGGTTTTATTAATTTAAAATAAACACCACCATTAGCTTTACTACCTATATTAGGGTTACCACCATTAACGTTAGTTAAAAATAAATTATAATCACTTTTAAACTCCAGTGCTGATTCATCAGAAAGTGGCCAATTTGTATCAGAACTAAAACCACTATCAATAGGTATAACACTTGTGCCTATAGTATAATTATCTATAGTGTTAGGTAATTTTTCATTATTACTATAAGTTATATAGTGATAAAAATACACCTCATTTTTATCATCATAAGATACTATTGATTTATCTTTTTTAATAGTATCATCTATTTTAACATCACTTTTAACACTAGTAAAATCATCTAAAGTTAAAGTACTTAAACTAGTTTTACTGTTGACAAGGAATCATCACTTAAATTTAACATTACATCGTTAAATTCACTATCAGCCATAGTATCAATTTCTTTACCTGTTAAATTACTATTAGTATAACCTAAAAAAGTCATACCCTAATTAATAATAATTTTATCACCTCAGCCTTACTAGTACCTTCAATTCTAGAATATGGTGCTTTACCAATATTAAATAAACGGGTATCTACAGGGCTAACTGGTATCCAATTTTCTTTATTAGTGTTATTTATAGCTTCATCAACTTTTGTTGTGCGATAAGAAAAGCTCGTAATAAGTCATCAATAAAATTTAATTCATGAACATCAGTAGGTGTAGTTAAAACATTAGTCGCACCTAAATATTTTTCAGTATAAGCCTCATGTAAACCAACTTCAGTACTTTCTCTATAATCTGGCCATGGAAAATTTCAGTAAGTATTTTAAATCAGTATTTTTTTTACTTTTAAATTTTGGGGCTAATTGTTTTCTCTAAGTTTATTAACATCTTCTTCAGCACTTTTAGATACAGTAAAATAGTTTCCATAAAACCTCAACTGCTGTTGTAAATACTTCAATAATATTTCTAACTGTTGGGTCAAACCCTATAACTTCTCTAATTTTAGATTGTACACTTATCGCTAAACTCTTTTAGCTGAAGCATAGTTAACTTCTAACCCATTTTTAGCCGAGTTTATAGTAGCATATATACCAGTTAAATCCCATGCATCAAATTTAGTGTTATCTAATAAACTAATATTTTTAGAGTTATTATTTATATATTTTAAAAGGTTTACATCTCCAATATCAGTACTTCTAATTATATTATTTTTATCTATACCAACCCAATTTTTATTTGGACTATCTAAATTAGGTATTTTAAATGCACTCACATCTAAACCAACAAGATTATCTTTATTAAATAATTCAATATTTGGTAATACTATTTTTGTGAATTTATCTATTATTGATTTATTTTCTTTTATATTAATAGGTGTTGATATGATGTATTCATAATTTTCATTTGTATCACCTCTAGTGTCTAAATCAATACCAAGTGCTCTTACATTGTTTTCTATTGTTAATAGTATATCTTTCTTATTATCGATATTACCTAATAAAGCAGAATCAGGGTCATCCGCTGAAACTTTTCTATTTCTTCATTAATGTTAGAGATTTTAATCATTAACTCATTTAAGTTTAAAATCTCTGGTAATGGTGGATTAACAGCTGCTCTAGCATTATTAACAATAGCATATCTTTCAGCACCTATCTTTGTATACGGTATAGCTTTAAGATAACCAATAAGCATATCGGATAACATAGCAAAGGTGTAACCATAAAATTTGTGGTTATTTCGAAATTACCAGTTTGTGAATTAAATTTTGAATTAAATTTAGTTAAGTGTAAACAATATTTAACTGGTTTACCATAATAACCCTTAATCGTTAATTCAAATAATGGATATGGTAATTGGAAAAAGTACTGTATTTATTAGTACCATTTTTTAAGTTTGCCTCATTTTGAAAAATAGCGCTACCTCTAACATCTATAAAATCAATAACGACTATAGGTGACATAGAACTATTAAAATCTATACTAATATTAGTAATACCTAACCCCTCTGTTTCAGAATCACCAAAAAATGGTCGTTAAATCACTATAATTAGTTGTTAATACTTTTTACCATTAATATTAGAACCATTAATAAAATTAACAGTTAAATCTTCCGTACTTTCAACAGAGCTAGTCTTGGGACCAGCACTTAATACTGTTCTACCTTTTAAACGTTTGTAATATTACTGAAATATTCAAATCTTCTAATGGTACTGGTACATTATTGGATGATGATTGATTATCAAATTTATTTGGGTCTACTATTTTTGTTCTACCAGAACGGCAACCTATTCTATTATTCTCCATATAATTTTTGGTGATTTGTAACTTCTATAATATATCTTTCAATTGCACTATCGAAAGGGAATGGTATTCTGATAACTGTTTGATTTGGAATATTAAATTCTAAACCACCAAATTCAGGGTTAGCTAACATAATTAACCAACCACCATATGGGTTATTATAGTACATATTACTCAATTTGTCAAGTCTAGTGACTCCTTGTTTATATGTGTTGTATTTATCTGAACCAATTTCTTGAATAGTAATTCCAGGTACTGGTTTCATGTCAGCATTGTTTCTGAATTTTGAATATCGGTCATAATATTTAGCCATCTTAAATTATTTTTATTATTATAAACTTATAGTACCAGAAACTGGTTTTAAATTTGTTATTTCTAATTTATATTGATAAGTATTAACGTCAGACGTAATACTAAATTATCAATATTTAATATTGTGTTAAATGCAAATACTTGTTCAGTAGTACTAATACTTAATTTACCAATACCAATATCTTTTGGGTTATTTTTAGTATCAAATATCACTAATTTAAAACTATATTCACTTGTTAACGCAACTGGTGTTGTAATTTTAAATAAACAGTACCATCAGCAATTTCTGGTTCATACGTTCTAATACCGACAAAACTAACATTAATATTAATTTTTTATCAACATCAGTAACATCAGTTGGTGTTATTTCTAAACCAGTAAAAATTTCATCATTAATTTTAATTTGGTCAATATCATCAACAACAATTTCTGGTCTAGGTAGTTCTAACCTAGAATCCACCTTTTGACCATCATTAATATAATAACCACTTATTGTTTCTTTCGCATTTACCGTTATCTCTTTACCATCTTTAGTCTTGGTTTTATAGCTAGGTCTTTTTTTAGATAAATAATCAGCTCTAGGGTCATATACTTGAGTATTAGCAAAATAGTTAAATGATAACGCATTTTGTAACTTATTCATTGGACCCATAAGTGCAGAACCACCTAAAAAATTTAAATGTTATATCTACAACAGCTATCATTGGTTGTACCCCAATACCTTCTGGGTTTAAATCCCAAACTAAAGGTTCATACGTAATTCCAATATTATCAATAACAATTTTAGTATTATAAAATCACCAATTCTAAGAATACATACAGGTGCTCTACCAAATGCTAAATTATTTGGCCCTTGTAATTCTGATGTTGGTCCTTGTCTCGTACATTGTAATAAAAAAGTTAAGTCTTGAATTTAAACCCTCTGGTGTAGTTGAATGAAATGCTGGGTGAAAATATTTAATTTTCTCCCTAAATGAATCAAAAACAAAGGGTCACTTTCTTTTAACCTATCAAAATATAATGTTTCATTATAATACTCGTTAATTATTTTTGACTAACACTTTATTTTCAGTTTTAATTTTAATATTTGGTTTAACTATAGATTCTGCAGCTATATTTGCATCAAATTTAAATGTTACTTCAACCCTTCTAGCCTCTTTACAAGCCTTTTGGTCAATATCTTCTTCAACTCCAACTTTACAACCAGCAGATTTTATAATACCACCATCAACAATTTTAAACCTTTTATTTTTATCAGAATCTGTTAGTTTTTTAAATAATCCACCTTTAAGTATATTTGTAATATATTCACCTCTACTTTTAATTAATCGATTATTTGAACTCTCAACACCTTGCTCACTAGCATATCCAGATATATTAACAACACAACTTGGACATTCATCATTAATATACGTATTTAAAGCCACCATTAAACTACTTACATCCCTTAAACCCATATATGTGACACCATTAAAAACAACACCAGTAGAATATTGACTAGAAGCGTTTAAACCAAAATTAGTATTATCATACCAACCCACTTTTTGATGAATACCAGATGTAAAACCATCTGATTTATATAAATCAATACCATATCCATCTCCACGTGGGTTATTAGTGTAATCTATTAAATCAGTAATTAACGGTCCACTTAAACCATTTTCATAATTATTTGGTATTATAGCATTATCATTTGGGAAATAAAAAATAATTTTTATATCTGGAGCTTTTTCTTTGTAATTACAGCTGATTGTGGTGTATTAGTATTTTCATTAATTAATTGATTAGTTTGATTAATTGTTAATTTATTTCTCCAAAATTTATTTGGTTCAACACAACCAGCGAAGTATGAGGCAACATAATTATCACTTGGACCCTTATCACCTCTAAAAGCATTTACGTTGCTAGGATGGTCTACAATTACCTTAAAACCTAATGTACCTGACCTTTCAGTATTATTATACGTATATATTGGTTCACCTCTACCTATAAAATTTGTAGATTCCCAATTTACTGAATTATTTTCACTAAACGTGATGTCGTATGGTGGAAACCACATAATCCTACCTTTTTTTATCATTAGCGATATCACCAGAACCAATTTCACTTTGAGGTAAATCAGCAATATTATCAGACCATGCTAAATTTTCAAGTGAAAACATAAATTTTTTAGGGTCTTCTGGTTGGTCATCTCTATATGGTGCTATTTTAGGGAATCCATTAGTATCTAATACACTACCCTCAGTTTGAAACCTATATGGTATATTTTTCTTACCATATACAGAATTTTCATCTAAACCATTATTTCTAATTAATTTATTAACAGTATCGTATCTATCTAATGTTGTCCAACTTCTACAGTATGTATCATTAGCTGATGAATTATTACCAACATATGTACCATCTTTTTATACATTGAACCACTTAATACCGCACTACCTTTAGATAAACCACCACCATTTGTTGTTTGTAATTGATTAGATACAGCTTTCATATCACCTTTTACTGATATCATACTTTTCAAACCTTTACTATTGAATAATTGTTGTGTTTTACCAATAACGATTTTTTATCACCAATAATTTCATCATTATCAGTTGTTGTATTTACAGCATCACCATTATTTGTCGTCCAAGTAAAACCGATATCACTAACTTTTCTATTATCATATCCAATATACCATAAGGGCCAGTACCATTCATTTCTGGACTAGTAAAACCATAATTACTGACATTATCTTCACTATTATGCATTAAATCTGGTATTATACCATCAATAGAATTACTTAATAGATTAATATTTTGCCCTAATTTATCAAAAGCATAAACATTACTTTCTTCTTCACTAATTTGTCTAACACCTTTATTATTTGTAAAACCTGGTGCGTATCCACTTCTAAATACTGATTTTATTGGACCTATGTTACTTTTTTATATTTTTAATAATGATAAAACTTGACCCTTACCAGTGTTTAGTAACATACTATTAGCTCGTTCTATATTACCAACACCTTTATTTTCATTTTGAAATATAGAACCAGAATCATTTAAATAACTTCTAGGTACTGTAAACCCTAACATTCTACTAGTGAACTCACCAACAACACCAATAGTGCTTGATGGTACTGTTATTTTATAATCTGGTCTAAAACCAGCTAGTGTACCATTCTTTACTAAACTTAATAAATTATCCGCAGCGTTTAATTTACCAAATAAACTCTGTTCTACGTTAAATGTGGCATTATTAGCTAAAGCTAAAGCTAATTGTTGTCCAGCTATAGTTCCTATCTTAGTATCGCTTAAAAGACCTGTAGCACCTAATATTCTTCCAGCTAAAGAACCCCTAATATCGAAGTTTGGTACAATACCTTTACTACCTAACCCAATTCCTTGACCATTCAATACACTACCTAAAACATCGAGGTTTTGAATTGCTTGAATATCACCTGTTAGTTGTTGATGTGGGTAAGTATTTAATAAATTTGATTGTGTATCTAATACTGGTTCACCAATTTGAGGACTACCATTTATACTTGTGCCAATTTGAGGATATGTTGAAGATATGTTTTAGTTAATAGAAAATCTCTAATATTCATTGAAACACTATTGATAGTATTTAATGAAGATGGTGTTGGATTATTAGTATTATAAAATATTGCCATAAGATTTATTTATATATAAATATTATGATACTAAAAATTTAACTAAAATAAATGTTTCTTTATAATTGAAATTGGTTTAAAATAAAAAAGGTACTATTAGCACCTTTTTATTAATTATATATTTATATTATATATAATTATTTATCTATATTATTTTTTATATATTATTTATTTATATATTTTATTATTTATTTAATTATATTATAATAGCAAATTTACGGAATTTATTTCACAATGTCAAGCTATTTAAACATTAATTTATAATTAAAAAAAAATAAAAGTTAATCAACTGATAATCAACACTAATTAACCTTTATTTTTCCACCATTAATTTGTTTTGTGTTTCAGAATGTATCAACGTAGTCATGTTTCTAATGAAATCTTGGTTTTAAGTAAATCTATACCTTGACCAGGAGAACCTGGTGTTGTTAATTTTAATTCACCACCAAATTTAATCTCACCAAACTCAATTTTCATTGTACTTGGAACATTTGCATTTTTATTTAAAGCATTATCAATAAGACCTTTAGATTTAAAAGACATTAAATCATCTTTATTACTAATTGGTGTAATAGTCCCACCAGCTAAAATACCTCTACTATAACCACTTTTAGATATTCCATCATTAATTGGTTGTTTTATTGTTGGGTTATTAACTCCATTTATTTTATTTTTTGGTTCTTTCATTGCTGCTGTTATACCACCATATAATCCACCAATTAATGCACCACCAGCTAACCCCAAGGACCTAACATTGCACCCATAGCAGCGCCAGATAAAGCACCAGACAGTGCTTTACCACCAATATTAGCGTTACTACCTTCTTCAGTGTATTTATCTGTTAAATAATCAGCTCCCATACCAGCAACGCCTAGACCAACACCAGCACCAACTCTTTTACCCATAGACCAACCTTTACCGTTTCCAGATTGACCTGGTGTCCATGAACTTGACGCACCAGGCATTCCATTTCAAAACTTTTAGTTGTTGCTAAAATGCTTGACCTAAACTAACACCATTCAAAGCCCATAAAGCCACATCAAATAGTATTTTACCACCAAATAATAACCCTAAAGTTTTACCTGGTCCTAACATGTTTATAAAATTACCAATAGCGTCAAAACTGGTTTTACAGCTATTATAGAGTTACCAATACTTTCACCAATTTTACGTATTTCACCTTTAAAATCACCTTTCATAAATTTATCTACGATTGGACTTAACACATCATTAATTCCATCAATAATTGGTAACATATATGTTTTGACCATATTAATAAAATTTGTAACCTTATCGTCAAAATTTTGCGATGCTTTAGCTCGTTCTTCTAAACTTGCTTTTCTAATGTTTTAGTTTTTAAATAATTAACATCTGCAGATGTTAATTGTGACATTAATTTAGTATAACCTTTAATATCAATTTCTGCTTTACTTTTTTATTTAATTGGGCTGTATTTGCTATAAATTCTTTAGTTTCTGGGTCAACTTGAAAACCAATCTGTTGTTTTACTTTATTCATTTTAAAGAGTTCTTTTCCAGATTTAACTAAGTCATCATATTCCAAATTAGCCTCTTTAGCTACAATTTTAAGTCTAGACATTTCCATTGAAGTCATTTCTATTCCACCATCTTTACCTAAATGCATAGATGCTTGAAGCATTTGCTATTTCTTCAGTTAAACCTTTCATATCATTACGAGCCATATACATTAAATGGAATGGGTCAGCTAGTTTAGCAAGCACCGCCCATAACTTGCAATTGAGCAGACATATCTACAGCACCTTCGATATCCCATAGTTTATCACTCATACCAGCAGCAAAATCCATTTTAACACCTAATTTAGTTGCTAATTTACCCATAGCTTCTAAACCTTTAACACCATCTTTAAAATTAGTTTTATTAAGTAATTTCATATTTGATTGAATATTCTTAATAACTTTAGTAGCATTAAGACCCATTGCGTGACTACTATTCATACTGTCCTCTAAATACTTACTGGTTTCTGATACTGACTTACCTTGTTCATCCATATCAGAAGCCATTTGACTACATCTTCAGAACTTAAACCTGTAGCCACTGACATCGCTGCCATAGCTTTAAGGTTCTTATCACTAAGCATAAGAGTTCTACCTAGATTATAATTAAAATCAGCTTGTAAAGCGCTTAATTTCTCAACAGTAACACCAATATTGTTAGTATCACCAGCGACCCTAATCATTGTCTTATTAAATTCATCACCTTCTTTACCTAAAAGACCCATTTGTAATGCTGACATTTTAATTGCCTTATCCATTTCAAATAACCCATAACCTTTAAGTTTACCAAATGAGTTTTGTATAATACCTGGTAATTGGGCCAAACCTTTAACCGCTGAAGATGCAATTTTAGACATAGCTAAATTTGTTGTGTTTACGGTTTTAAGCGCTGCTTTTAATTCAACACCTTGAGTTCTTAATATTTTGTTTGTTCTTCTAATATTTTAAGTTTAGCTTCATGTATTGCTAGTTCCTCATCAGTTCTTGTAATACCATCATTTTTTAACTTTAATATTTTTCCTCATTATATTTTATAGTATCTTGAATAGCTTTTAAATCCTTAATACCCTTGATATAACCATCAAGACTATTACTTAACTCAGCTCTAATTTTTGCTTGTTCTTTTAATTGTATCGTAGCTAATTTCGTCTGCTCTAACGCTAGTTTAGCTAATTCTTCTGGTGTTAATGCTGCCATCTTTATTTATTTTTTTGTGGGATATATCCAGCAGATACGTTAAATCTAACTTTAACTGGAGTTTTGTTTTATATTTGTTTTTAATCCTTGTATCAGTAACCTTATCAACCTCATCCCTAGTTGTTTCAAAATCACATAGATATACGTTTTCTTCATTAGTTATACCTCTAACATACATAGAAAACCATTTGGTCTATCAGGACTAATTTTATTATTAACTAATTTAACATTCCAGTAGTTGGTTCAAAATAATCTTGAACTGTAGCGTTTAAATCAACATTAGGTTCAATTGCAAAAAACGGATTTTGGTCACCAGTAGCTATAATTTCAACTAATTCTAAAACACTAAAATCAGCTATTCTATGTCGTTTAAAATCTTCATAAGCTTTCTCATTAGTTTCTTTATTTTTATATCTATTAACTAAACCAATAACTGTTGGTACTATACCTTTACCTACCGCTTTTGTTCCAGTCATATCAGCAACAAATTTCCAAAACTAGGTTGTCTATAAAAGCTGCTTGTAAGTCTTTATCATTAATAATCGCCTCTAAAGCTCTTTGACCAGCAGCTTTAATTTCAGCTTCTTTTAGCCGCTTCTTTTTATCTTCTTCATCCTTTTCAGCAGCAATAGCTTCAGGGCTAGTATTTTAGGATTTAAATCTATTGGTTCTGATACTACATCACCTTGTGGTGTTTGCGGTTCTTCTGGTTCCTGTGTTGAATCATTAATATCTACAGTGTCAATAATTGAATTATTTCTGATTAGTTTGAAACTGGTAATATTCATACTATATTCTTTCCAAGTGTCAATATCTCTATTTGCGATAAATTCGTCTTTTGGTATAAACCTAGCTTTTAAAGTTCCATTATAAAAATCGTTTTTATTCATTGCAAAATAATATTTATTAACATTTGGTGTTACCCAGATAAAACAACATTTTGATTACCACCAAAATACATTACTTTATATTTAGAAATATTACCCTTGTTTTCGATTTCTATTATATCATCCACTTTAATACTTTTATATACTTCATCATAAGGTGTCTCAACCAAATATTTTTGTAATGTATTATATTGTGATTCACTAATTTTAATTTTTTAGCCATTTTTAATAGTATTTGATTATAAATATCTTATAAAACAAAATACCCGTAATTAATTACAGGTATTATTATAATAATGGTATATCACCATTATTCATTCTATTTTAGATTATCACCGCTAAGTTTATTTTGTTTACCTCTTGGTTGATTATCAGTCGCTGTTTTATTTTGTTTCATTACATCTCTAGTTTTAAATTCAAATAAAATCTTCTTTCATAAACTGGTAATAGTAAAACATCACTATACCCAAAACCATCTAAGTGTTGGGTACATAAATAAATTTCTTCTAATAAAGAAACCTTATACTCGAAAGCAAAAAAAGCTGATGTTAAGTGGAAGAAATGTATTAACGGAACCACCTCCTGGGTTCCAACCGTAATATTTAAATCAATCCCAGGTTCGACCATATCTAAATATTTGTTAAAATCTTTTCCATCTTGTACTCTGATTACGTTTGAAAATTCTTTAATGGTATGTTTATCTCTAGAACCATTAATTTCTACAATACGTTTTTCCAATGTATATGTGGTTGTATTATCAATTAAAACACCGTTTTCTTTTTCTCTACTAACCAATAGCGTCAATATCACACACGTTAATAATTTGAATTTAACTTGTGCTCTAGCTAATTTAAATGTATAATCAAATAACCCCTCATCATCTGGTTCAGCACCTAATTCTTTAGTTTTTAATTCGTTAAGATTCAATTCAGTATCGAATGCATCACCATTTTCATCTAAAAGGGTAACTGGGTACATTTCACCATAACCTGTTGCTCTTAACCATATCATGATTGCATTTCTATCACCGACTAATAAGTCATTATATCTCAAGTCTGGTTCTAGAATTTTTCTATTAATTAATACATTTAAAAATTCCCCACTTTGTAATAAATTTGGACTAGTTAAAATATTTTCATCAGCAGTTGTCATATAACCAAGTCTAACATTTGGTTTCTTATTTCTATAGGTTTTACCTAATGAAGGTAAAGGGATAACATCAAATGGTGAATTATAATTAGGTTGACTAATTTCTAATATATATGGTGTTACACTAGGTGTTGGTTGACCATAACTAACATTATTTGCAACTAATGGTTGTGATGATGGTGATGATGGTTGTACTGGAGCTACATACGGTTCTTGCATTTTCTTTTCTGGTATTTGTCTATTTGAAGCTTCTTCAGCTAATTTTTGGTAATTTTGTGTTTGTTGTTTATTCATTTCTAATTGTTTATCACGAAGTTCAATTTGAGAATTGTAATTCTGTGCGACAAATCTATTACCTTCTTCTGTTTTTCAGCATAATCAGTTCAACTACTTTACCAAATTTTGCTTTTGTTCCATTTGTCTAGCGGTATGTTCTTGCATCATAGTCAATGCGTCTTTATGCCCCTCTGGTGTGTCTTCTAAGGTTGTAGGACCAACATAAATATCATTTACAGCTGCAGCTTTTTCAGTTTGATAATTTTGCGTTTTAATTTTTCAGCGTTAGCTATGTCTATTTGTTCCTTGCTTGGGAATACTTGTGGTTTTCCATATTAAAACTATTTATTTTTTATAACTCTTTAAAATAAATATATATAATTTTATTTTTTTGTAAAGACTATTAAAATTAACGTAAAAAAAAACCACTTATTTCTAAGTGGTTTTAATTTTATTTAATATGTGTATTATCTTGCTGTTTGTTCTCCAGCTAACTCATTTTGTTGAAGTGCCATTATTAACCTCTCAATTCTCCTAGCGAAGTTTTCTGGTAATTGGACATTTTAACATAATCATCATAACCATTTTTAGTTATAGTATATAATAAAATCTTATCATATGTACCAACTTCACCACCTTTATGAAAACTAAGACTTATTTTATCACCTCTTGGGTCTGAAACCTTTTTTACTGTAGCTTGAAGTCCTAAATAAGTTCCAATATCGTTAGCAACTTTAATAAATTTTGGGTCAACCGTGTTACCAATAGTGTTAGCTTGTTGTAATCTTCTATCACCTTTAATGGATTATAGTTATCCTTATCCCCACTATTTTTAATTTACTAGCTTCATCAGAAGCTGAATCAAAAGCTCTCTGTTTTAACTCTGGTGATAATTCATTTAATGGTTCTTCCTTTAATCCACCTAAACTTTTAATGTAGTTAATCATATCAGTTTCATCACCATCAGCACCATCATTTTCAACACTTTCACGTATAATACCCTTAGATGTTAAATATCTTTGTTCTGATAATAAATTAGCTTTTGCTATATTTAATGATTTATCAATTTTTCTCATATTTTTTTAAATTTAAATTTTAGAAAAGTAGAATAGCTCTATCAAATCTAAGTGTTGTTGTAACTTCAGCAATACTATCATCATCCATAGCTAAATCACCAAAACCAACGTTAGTTAACATAGTTCCATCTAATAACCATTTCTCAACTACAACACCAGTAGGGTCAAGCATTTCAAGTTCAACAGGTCTTTTATAACCAGCAGCATAACCTTGACGACCAGTAATAGACTCAGAATGTAAACGTACCCATTCCATAATAGCTTGTGTTGCTGATGGTCCAATAGGGTCACGGAATACCACATCGATTGATTCCCAAGTAAATCTACCTAAAACCCATGTAGATGTATTTAAAATTGAATTTCGACTTCATTTTGTGTTATAGAAGGTCTTGAAGCTGTTGATAACCACCATTGTTGGATACCTAAATCAGCTGGGAATGTAATTAACCAACGATTTTTCTTTTTAGGTTCGTATGGTAAGGGCATTTTCATTAGTAAATCAGCCATGTTGTTTTTGTTTTAATTTATTGTTATTATTATTTATAAATATTCATATTTTTTTTTTATAAATAATTTATTTTATTTTTATTCTGAATCTAGATTATTTAAATTTACCATAGCAGTTGGTGATAATTTGATATTAAAACCATTTTCATTTGATAAAGTATTGAATTTACTAATAAGTGAACCCATAACATCTTTTAATTTTTTTCTGGTTTCTTAAGTCCCTTTATCTCTAAAGCTTTTACTAATTCTTCTAAATCATCTTTAGATTCTAACGTTTCTTTTATTTTAGTAAATATTGTTTTGTCTTTAAAAGCCATATCAGCCATTATTTTATTATGGCCAGTAATATTCAACCCAATTAACACACTAATAGCTAAAATAACCTTTAAATCAGTTTTAATCGCATCATCACCCTCTTTCAATAAAGATTTATATGAAAGAATCACCTCATATTGTTTTTCTGTTATTCTAATTTTAGTCATATCATTGGTTTATTATAAATATATCTAATAAAATAAAAAACCTCTAAAAATAGAGGTTTAATTATTTATTATATTCTATTAAATGTTAGAGAACGAAGCTCCAGTATTCATAATTACAAATTCTAATTTAATAAATTCAAGAGCACGTGTTGGTTTCAAGAATATTTGACCAGTTAATTGATTTCTATCAATATCTTCTGGGCTATTTGAAAGTTGTACTCTAAAGTCAGTAAGACCTCTTTCACTTCTGATATTTTCTAATATCGGGTTAACAAGTCCTAAGAATTGGTTTCTAACAACTGAATCATTTTGTTCAAATAATAATCTGATAGAAACTGCAGATATAAGTTTTCTTGATTGTAATAATAATCTTCTAACATTAATTCTGTTAAGTGCTGATTCTTTAACTTGAAGTGTTTTATTACCCCATATTTTATACCATCAGATGTAAATGTTGCAACAGGGTTAATTCTATTTTCATAAAGAACATCTCTCTCAGCTAGTGTTAATTTTTTCTAGCTTTAATTGCGTCAACATCACCTCTATTTATACCAGCCGCTGCAAACCATGGGAATGCGATATTATCTGTGAATGCTATATTTCTAACAACATCTCTTGTTGGTGGAACATAAATTAATACATTATTTTCAGTATCGTTTATTTGTACCCAAGGCCAATATGTTGCAGAATAATTACTATCAAAACCACCATCTAATAAACCAACAACGTCTTCGACACTCATAATATCACCACCACTATTTACATCTGGTGTTGTCATAATATAAAGTGAATCTGCTCTATCTTGTTCTACCATTTCTATTGCAGCTTCAATCAAGTTAGTGTTATCAACATTATCAATTCCAGGCGTTGCAAATACATTAATATTTACCGCTTCTGGGTTTTGAATGTATAGATAGCTTCTAAATAAGCGTAGTAATCTGAATTTATACCAATATCACCGTTTGTTAATGTTTTATAAGAAAAGCACCAGAAATTCTACCACTAATACCCTTTGCACCATTAACTATGTATGTATCTTTATTTGTTCTACTTGTACGATAAACATCCCACCCATCAAAACCACCATAAAAGTGAATGTAAATTTACGAGCATAAATTTTTTCATAATCAGTACCAGTTAATCCATTATCTGTTCTAAATTGAGCATTACCCGTTTCAAACTCAAATATTGGGTTGTAAGTACCACCAGTACCTAATGGTAAAACCACGTTATCAATAGTAACACCAGAAGCATCAATATCCATGTGGAAACCTTTAGTTAAACCTGTCCAACTATCATAAGATAGATTAGATGGCATACCTTTATAATCAAAAAGTCAGCATCAATACCTTGAGTATTTGAAAGACCTAAATAATATTTACGTTTATTCTCAAATGCACCATATGTCTTTTATAAGTTAATGATGGTTCAATAACTGTTGTGTTACTATTTGATTTATAATCTCTAACTGGTAGACCAACAAAACCAGCTGGAAATGCACCGCTAGTATCTGAAGACTCGTCTAATTCAACTACAATGTAAGATGATTTAGAAACATATAAACCATCAACAGTACCAATTCTTCTACCAATAAATTTATCTGAAGTAGGGTCCATAGTACAACGGCTATAACTTTCTAATATTACTGGCTGTGCATCGGTATCATAAAAACTACGTACTAAAACATCAAATTCTCTAGCATCTGGTTTAATATTAATGATTGATATTTTAAATTGTTCATTTGCTGCGTTACCATCAGAAATAGTTATAAATTTAAATAATCTTAATACTTTATTACCACGTAATTCTGAAACAACATAAGGAGTTTCAGCTGATTGATATTGAGTACGATATTCTTCAAATGTTTTACCGTATTTTACTAATGTTTGTTTTACACCGATAATTTTACCAGCAGTATATAAATCATTAAATAAATTACCATATAATTCTTCTACGAATAAAGCTGTTTTACCATCTTGTGCACTAACACCTAATACTCTAGGCATATAATTCATTTTTGTTGAATCTAATGATAAGTTATAATCGAATAAACCCTGTAGTGTTGAGTTACCACTAAGTGAAAATCACCTTTAGCGTCCATAGTCGCATCTAAATAAGATGGGTCAAAAGCAACACCAGTCGAACCAGTTACCTCAAATGCTGGTAATTCAGTTGAAGAGTTAATTGTACCTCTAGAACGAATTAAAGCAACTAATTGATTCTCACAATCAGTATATGATGTTCCACTGTATTGAATTGTTACACCACTAGTAGAACCAGTTAATAAAGTACCGCTAGTACCAACTGAACCAACTCTAAAAGTAAAACTAATACCACTAAAATTACTAGCTATTTTATAATATAATGGTTCTGTACCTGTAGTTCCAGTCATACCTACAGTTGCAAGATTTAACCCAGTTAATGCTGTGTCTAATATACCAGCATTAAATAATGTTTGAATTCTTGGATTACTTGAAGTTAAACTAGTTACACTACCTGTTGCACCAGTTGTTGATTGAAATGTAAATAATGTTGGTACATTTGTAGCTGTTTGTGTTACAACCTCTGTTTCAGGGTCAATAGCTGCATCAATGTTATTCCCAAGCTTCGCCAGCTTTGAAACCAGAAAACCCTAAAACTCTAGTTACAAATAATTGATTAGCTTGTGATAAATATGATTTTGCAATATATGGTAATTCATATTGTGGAGCACCAGTATCTTTTTAGTAGCATTTAAACCACCAAAGAATGACTGAAACTCACCATAATTTGTTATAAATATTGGCTGGAAAGCTGGACCAATAGTTGTTTCACCAACTAACCCAAGTGCGGTTACACCTACTTGACGTGTTATGAATGAAATGTCTTTTTCTGAAGTATAAACACCAGGACTAACGAATACATTTTGTGACATATTATTTCTTTTTTTTATTTATTTACTTTATTCTTTTCTTTATTATAAATATTCAGTTTTTTACAAAGTAGAGACTTAATAAAATTTAATTTTAAAAGTATGTATTCTATCATACTTTTTTCATACTTTACTATATTTATACGTAAACACTATAATGAAACGAGATAAGAATATTAAAATAACAACAAAACCCATTCTACACTTAAAAATATTGTGAAGAAAATGGGTTAAAGATGTTTTCATTTGTTGAAAACTTATTAATGATAAGTGCTTACCAAAAAAGGTATATATGATGAAGACTAATTATGACTTAAAAAAGTATAAAGTTTTAAAACTACTCTTTTATCTCTAGACATTCTATTACCAGAAAAATACATTATTGGTGTAAAGAATAACCCACCAAATATTGTTAACCCTATAAACCTACTCCATGTTGAATAAGCTGACGCACCCATTAACTCCATTTCTTTTGCGTAGATTAAATCTGCATACCATTTATATTTAAAATTAACAGATACTTTATATTTTATATATAAATAATCATGAATCATAGCGTGAATATCAAGATTAGGTATACTTTTAAATCTTTAACTATTGTCGCACCATCAAATTCTTTTGGGTTAATACAAAAGAAATCATAAGCTTCTAAATAAAAGAAGTTACTATGTTATTTCTATCCCAAATATCTTTTAATAAAAAATTAATTGGTTTCGTTTATTAGCTAATATAATTGAATCTTGTAAGAAAAAGTGTTTTTACTCCAAACATATTGTTTTTATTTATTAATGTAAATTATTTTAATTCTATTTTTAATAATCAGACTCTATATACATTCTATTTAAACCAATAGCTGCAGCACCAGCTGTAGCATTTAATCCACTCCCAATACCACAAGTTGCAATTAACATAGTCGTAGATATTGAAGGTCAACACTTGTAGATGTATCTATAAGTGTCGTACCACCTGTTACGTCATCTAATCTATAAAACTGTAGTATCATTAGGTCTACAAAAAATATAAGCATCATATGCGTTATTACTAGATAAAGCTGGTTGACCAGCAATTGCGTCTTTAGTTGCTATACCAACACTATCATTATGCATAAATGAAATAGCGATATCAGCAGCATCAACACCAAACCCTAAAGTATTAAATTTAGCGGATGGGTCAGCGGTTAATAAAGCTGTAGTATCGACACACATTCCAACAAATAATCTATCACCCATTGTCCAAGTTGTAAAACCAAATCTACAAAAGAAAAGAAACCACCAGCACCAGTAGTAGAGCCTCTAAAAAGCTGCTTCACTTCTAAGACTATTCATTGTATTTACCCCAGTCGCTGAAGTAAAAACACTTCTACGCAAAGAAGAGTATCTGCTAGTAATACTGGGTAGTGTAGATACACCAGCAGTTATAACTGCTTGTACGCCACCAATCATAGCTCCAGAAGTTAATCCTGGATTCCACATTACAATATTATTACCAAAAAGCTGGTTGAAATGGCGTGTCAAGACCTGATGGACCTTTCCATTTTGGTAACATTCTACCAGATACTGGTTTTGCGTAAACCCTTAAATCACCAGCAGCTGGAGCTACAGGGTCAATAATCGCTTGCCAGTCTTGATAAGCGGTATGGTAATCATTAGTAAGTGTATTTATTAAGATAGTACCAAGACTCCAACCTATATTACTTTCATATGTGATAGTAGCACCAGCTTGTAATAAAATATCACCAGTTAATAAATATTCAACACCTGATACGTCTTTAATTATAGATACGGTATTTGATGTTGTCGTATTTCTATTTCTAATAAATACAGATTTAATTTGTCTTGAAATAGTTGAAGAAGGTGCGGATAATAGTATTATTGTACCAATAATAGTTGACTTACCTTGATTACTACCAGGCGTTGCCGATGAAGCTGGAATTATATCCACATAATTAATTTGGAAATCGATGTCAGCTGTAGAACTAGTTTTAAGTTCTAATGTTTCATTTATTGTGTTTAAAAAAATCATAATTTATAAATTTAATGTTGTTATTGAATATATTTGAGCAAAGATAACCCTCCACCACTGGAAGGTAAATTAAGGTAAGTTGTTGCTGATATTGTTGTAGTTGAGATAGTATTTGCAGTAACCCCATTAGTAAATTGTGTAGCACCAGTTACAGTACCACCTGTAAATGTATTATTAGTAGATGTTCCAGTACTAAAACCAGTTACCCACCAGTATTATTACTGAATACAGCGGTTCCATTTGTATATGTTCCACCAGTTACTCTAATATCAGTTGGTAAATTAAAATAAGTTGTTGCTGATATTGTATTCGCAGTAATACCATTAGTAAATTGCGTGGCACCAGTTACAGTACCACCTGTAAATGTATTATTAGTAGAAGTACTACCAGTACTAAATCCAGTTACGTTGAATGTACCACCAGTATTATTGGTAAATAGAGCTGTCCCATTTGTATATGTTCCACCAGTTACTCTAATATCAGTTGGTAAATTAAAATAAGTTGTTGCTGATACAGTATTTGCTGTAACCCCATTAGTAAATACTGTATTACCAGTTACAGTACCACCTGTAAAGGTGGTATTAGTAGAAGTACTACCAGTACTAAATCCAGTTACGTTGAATGTACCACCAGTATTATTGGTAAATAGAGCAGTTCCATTTGAATATGTTCCACCAGTAACTCTAATATCAGAACCACCAGCACTTGATGGTAAGTTTAAATATGTTGTTGCTGATATTGTATTTGCTGTTAAACCACCATATAATATAGTAGTACCACTAACCTCAAATGTTTGCGTTGGATTAACCACATTAACACCAATTCTACCATTTGTTTGTGGGAGAATACTTGATTTCCAGTAGTTGCTGAATATGTGTTCCTTGCAAATAAAACACCACCTAAATTTATACTATTTGTTGTTCCAGCTGATAAACTTATATTAGTACCAATTATTATATTATTGGGACCAATAGATGATAAAACGTTAGCATTACCAACATTAAAACCAATCAACGTTGAATTATTTGCCGATGTTGCTTTATAACCAGCAGAAACCCCAAAGAAATTTGAGTTATTTGCGGTTGATGCTTGATAACCAGAGTTTAAACCCAAGAAATTTGAGTTTCTTGCGTTTGTTGCGCCACTACCAGCATTTTGACCCAAGAAATTTGAATTACTAGCAAATGTTGCTTGACTACCAGCTTGTAATCAAAAATTTGAGTTATTAGCACTTGCCGCATTATTACCAGCGTTGTCACCAAAGAAATTTGAGTTATTAGCAAATGTAGTATTAATACCAGCTTGAGTACCAAAGAAATTTGAAGAATAAGATTGTGATGCGTTATAACCAGCTTGATAACCTAAGTAATTTGAAGAACTTCCATTGTCCGCACCAAAACCAGCCTCTTGACCAATAAAATTTGAGTTGAAAGCATTTGTTGCACCATTACCAGCATTATTACCAAAGAAGTTTGATTGATATGCATCTGTTGCTTGGTTACCAGCTAGTTGTCCAAAGAAATTTGAATAACTAGCACCTATTGCGCCATTACCAGCTTGATAACCAAAGAAATTTGATTGATATGCATTTGTTGCGCCATTACCAACTTGGAACCCAAAGAAATTTGAGTGAAAAGCATTTGTTGCGTTTATACCAGCAGTAATACCAAAGAAATTTGAACCACTAGCATTTGTTGCTTGGCTACCAGCTAGTTGTCCAAAGAAATTTGAACTATCAGCATTTGTTGCTTGAAAACCAGCGTTATCACCTAAAAATTTGAGTTATAAGCACTTGTTGCGCTATAACCAGCTTGTCGGCCCAAGAAATTTGAACCACCAGCACTTGTTGCGCTATAACCAGCTTGTCGGCCCAAGAAATTTGAAAAGAAGCATCTGATGCTTGATAACCAGCTTGATTACCAAAGAAATTTGAGTTATTAGCAAATGTCGAACCTTGACCAGCGTAAGGACCAATGAAATTTGAACCATTTGCACTTGTTGCACCATTACCAGCATTATTACCAAAGAAGTTTGATTGATATGCATCTGTTGCTTGGTTACCAGCTAGTTGTCCAAAGAAATTTGATGATTCAGCATTTGTTGCTTCATTACCAGCAGAAGCCCCAAAGAAATTTGAATTACTAGCATTTGTTGCGCTAGAACCAGCGTTATACCCAAATAAATTTGAATTATTTGCCGATGTTGCACTATAACCAGCTTGATAACCCAAGAAATTTGATTGACCAGCGTTTGTTGCGTTTTGACCAGCGTAAGGACCAATGAAATTTGAAAACTTGCATTTGTTGCTTCATAACCAGCAGAAGCCCCAAAGAAATTTGAATCAAAAGCACCTGTTGCGCTATAACCAGCTTGATAACCCATGAAATTTGACTGATAAGCATTTATCGCATTTCGCCCAGCTTGATAACCCAAAATTTGATGATTCAGCATTTGTTGCTTGAAAACCAGCGTTATCACCTAAAAAAATTTGAGTTATTTGCGGTTGTTGCGCTATAACCAGCTTGTCGGCCCAAGAAATTTGAGAATTTAGCACCTGTTGCCCCATAACCAGCATTTTACCAAAGAAATTTGAATTAGAAGCACCTGTTGCCCCATAACCAGCATTTTGACCAAAGAAATTTGAATCACTAGCAAATGTTGCACCACTACCAGCATTTAAACTAGTTGAAAATAAGTTTGAAGTATTTTCAATTGTTATCGGTAAATTAAAATAAGTTGTCGCTGATATTGTATTTGCTGTTAAACTCCCAGTAAATGTAGCACCAGTTAAATTAGTTTTGATTTAATAATGTTGTTAAATTAACAACATTATTATAATCATTAGATGTTATATGGTAATATTCATTTACTGTACCACCTTGTATATTAGCTAATTGATTATGTTCATTAGCAGTACTTTGAGAAATCAAAGTATCATATGGTAATTGAATCTCTGTAAATTTTGTCAAATCACCCTTATCTAGAATTACTTTAGCTATAAATAAACTAAAATCAGACATTATTTTTGGTAAATTACTAGGTATAAAACTAGCTTGTGTCGAACTAAGGTTAGCATTCGTTTGACCCATTAGAGCAACAACCTTACCACCAGGTGATGCAAATATAAAATAAGATGCGTATCTACTATTAGATACAATAGCTGGAATTCCACTACCATCATCATAAAATAAATTATTTAATTGTACATTATTCTGAGTTTCCGTAAACCCAGCTCCACCATCTCTATAAAATATTGAAAAAGTATTACCAGACGATGTGTTAAAAGTTGGAAACACATTTCTATTTAAACCAGCCCATATAATACCAGTAGAAACTCTAAGACCTCTAACACCAGATTCACTCGTGATAATACCAGAAGTTCTTTGAAAACCAAAAGCTTCAGTTATTCTTCTTGTATTTTCTAGATAAATTACTTATTTCAGTACCAGTTTGAGCTGTATAAATTACATCATCTTGTCTATAAATTGAAGCTAAAACAAACTGAGTTGTTTGTGTTATTAATAAAAAATTAGTTGTTATAAAATACTTGGAACACCACCATTATAATCAACATACACGTAAGATGTTTCATTATTAACTGGTGTTATATTATTTGTTGTTGGCCAATTAAAAAATACGGTCTCACCAATAATATCACTAGTTTTAATCATCCCAGAACCTAAAAGTATATTTAAAGTACCATTACCATTATTAACAAGTTCACCACCACTAATCCTACCAGAAGACAAAGTAGTGTTAATAAAATCTTGTATTTTACTATATGTAACAACACCTAAAGATTTTACTGGGATATTAGTAGAAGTTATACCAGTTAAATTAAATGTACCACCAGTAGTATTAGCGAATATAGCGGTTCCGTTTGAATACGTACCACCAGTTACACTAACATCAGTTGGTAAATTTAAATAATTTGTTGATGATATAGTATTTGCTGTTAAACCATTAGTAAATTGTGTAGGCCCAGTTACTGTTCCACCACCAAATGTTGAGCCACTAATAATACCCCATGTCCCATCACCTTTAAGATATTTCACACCATCACCTGAAATAGTTGCTGGTACTAGACCTTTTAGACTACCAGAACCCGTATCACCTACGAAAACATTTAACATAGATGTTGCTTGCGAAACAGTTAAGTTTTCACTAGAACCTGAAAGTGGAGAAATTCGACCTTTAAAGGTTAAATTATTAACATTAGAAAGCATAGTATCACTAACTTTATTAGACGTAATAGTTGTTATATTACCAAGTGATGTAACATCACCAGAAAATTCGATATTTGGAGTATAACTCATTTTATATTATTATATATTGTTCACCATCAAATAAAAATGTTAATGATGGGTTATTTATTTGGTTCATAGTTACAGTTGCATTTCCATCTATAGTATATGAACCACCAGATATTGTAATCGGATTTGTAAGTGCGTCACCTTTTCTATCTTTTACGACATAAAAATCATTAGGGTTTGGTGTTTGGTTCAAATTAACTCTAGTTGCTGAACTAATAGTTTTATTTATTGATAATGTATTAACAAGGTTAAAATTGGTAAAACTATAAATAGTACCACTTGTTAATATTAATGATTTATATTGTGATACTGCTACTATCGAAGCCCCACCACCACCACCTACAAGTTCACCAAATTTTGATACATATATAATTTTAGATGTTAATGAATCTGATAATGATGTACAACTTCTAGTAACTGAAATAGTGGCTATTAAAATAGCATTATCATTAATATTTTTTCTGCTACAAAATTTTCGGTTTGAATATTATCAATAGCTTCACCAAGCGTTTCATAAAAGTTTTGACCATATTGAATTCTAACAACGTTTGTTGGAAATAAATAAATACGATGATTTGTTGCTCTACCAAATTGACTACCAGTATTACCAGGTATAATAGTTCTGACACCACCAACATCATAATATAAATTATCAATAACAGTTGTGTCTGAAAATGTACCACCCGTTTGTGTTCTATATTGAAACGTTTTTAGTATGTTACTTGGAATCAAAACCATATTAGGGTTTAACTGGTCAGTAAACCAACCGATACCATAACCCCAAAGATTACCACTACTTTGATTAATCGATAAATTACTACCATTAGATGTAATTATAACACCAGTATTTATTAGTTTTATTGGTGTAAATAAATCTCTAATCGTTGACATAGGGCTAATATCAAAATCGGTAACGTTATTTACGTTTTGAATTATTTGTCTATTTGGGTGTATAACTTTACCCAAATAAATACTTAACCTTCTTTCTTGTGGTGTTGGTGAATTTGGTGATAAAGTTATCGTATTACCACTACTTAATGATACAAATGTTGAACTATGAGTGGTTAAATATGGTGTTGTTAACCCAGTTTGACCACTAAAATTTAAATTTATAGTGTTAGGGTTTGTTGCATTAGCATAAGTATTTAAGGCTACCCAACCATTAACCAATGCAATATTAAATGTGGTATTACTAGCTTTAGTTATACCACTGAATTCATACACACCAGTTGATATATTATTACCTTCTAAAATATTCCTTTCAATATCTGTGAATGATAATAAGGGTTTTCATTAACAATCTTAACAAATAATTTACCTGTTGTTACACCTGTTTGAACTACATAACCAACACTATTTGTTCTGGCTGTTAATGGGTAAAAAATATTTTTCACTATTAGTAAAAAAACCAGGAACCGTATCCGAAGCATAAGCTAATTGACCAACTGTAATACCAGTTAAAGCTATATCACTAATAATACCGTTAGTAATTGCAATACCTTCTTTACCATTAGGTATTATCTCAGCTGAAACACCTATAATATTAAAACCTAAATGTTTATTTACTGCTAGTGTTACAGATGGTAAACCACTAAATGCTGACAATGTTTCTAACGCTTTACCTCTAGCTATATCAACACCACTATTATTAAAACCCTAATAAAATTCTGTTGACCTAAATTTACTGTAACATTTTGATTAATAGATGTATTATACGATAAAGCTTTTCTTTATTATCAAAATAAACTGTACCAGCAACTGTCGCAGCACTTGTAGTACCAGTATTAAATATTATATAATCAATTGTATTAAGACTAACACCACTAAAATTATTTGATATCAAATTAGGTGTATAAAGCGTTCCAGTCATGGTATCACCAGTTCTAGAAATACGGTCCCAACCAATTGGTAATATAGAGTTACTTGTTGTACCCGAAGTATATAATATAGCATCTGAAGTATTCAAAGCGAGTTCACCAAGAAGTATTTGACCAGATGATGGTTTATTTCCTGGTATATTTGAACGTTTTAATAAAAGGTATTATTCCTATTTGCCATATATATGGTATTTTGTAAATCTCTATATTAGAGTTATTATTTTTTGGTTATATAACCATTATAATATAAATATATGTAAATTAAAGATTATTAGATAAAACAAAAAAAAAAGAGACCGAAGCCTCTTTTAATTATTTAAGTTATATTATTTAGTAACTACCACCATCTAAAATGTCAAATTCGGCTAATACTCTAACACCATTAGGTATTGTAACGTTGTTACTTCTAATAACTATATCGTTTAGTTGAGTTACTAAACCTCTATTTGTAAAACCATTTAAACCAGTATACTCTGTTATGTTAGGTACTTGAGTTGCGGTAATACCCGTTAAAGTACTCATGGTTCTAATATCCATACTGATATCACCTCAATTATACCATTACCATCTTGTATCGTCCAACCAGCACCAACAGATGTTGATATTGTATTACCAGTAGGGTTATAATTAAGTGTAATATTATTATCCTCAACATATAATTGTGATGTAAATGCTGAGATACTACCACCAAATACTGTTAAATTACCATTAACAACTAAATCACCTGTACCACTAATACCAGCCGAACCACCTGTACCAATAGTTAAACCACCTGTACCGACACTTAAAGAACCAGCACTTGGTAATGACATGTTGGTACCATCAAATATTGCTGTACCAGTTATTAATTTACCATTAGTTGTTGTATAGACAAGTCTATTGGTTGATAAATCAGATACTGTTAACCCAGATACTGTTGTTATAAAAACACTTAAATCTGGTTGACCTTGATTTCTAGCAATCGTTAATTTATTTTCGGTTGATGAATATGTGAATCCACTTGTAAAGTGTCTCCAGTATTATAACCAGTAGCGGTAAAGTACCACCCGTACTATTCCTAAACGTTGTTGTTCCAGCATTATATGTAGCACCAGTAACAAATATATCAGTTAATGCTGATATATTAAATGTTCCACCAGTATTATTTGTTAAAGTATAAGTTTTGTTATGTTATTCGCAGTACCACCTGTAATAAATATATCAGTTAATGCTGACACATTAAACGTTCCACCAGTATTATTTGCAAAACTATAAGTTTTGGTTGAGTTATTAGAGTACCACTAGTAACAAATACATCAGTTGCCCCAGTGTAAAACCCAGCTACATTAAATGTTCCACCAGTACTATTATTAAATGTTGCTGTTCCAGTTGAATATGTTCCACCACTAACAAATATATCAGTTAATGCAGACACATTAAAGGTTCCACCAGTATTATTTGCAAAACTATATGTTTTGGTTATATTATTTGGAGTTGCGCCAGTAAGAAATATATCAGTTAATGCGGATACATTAAATGTTCCACCAGTATTATTTGTTAAAGTATAAGATTTGGTTGAGTTATTAGGTGTACCACCAGTAAGAAATATATCAGTTAATGCTGATACGTTAAATGTACCACCAGTATTATTTGCGAAAGTATAAGATTTGGTTGAGTTATTAGGTGTACCACCTGTTACTACGGTATCATTACCTAATGCGCTAAACCCAGATACATTAAATGTTCCACCAGTACTATTCGTAAATGTTGCTGTTCCAGCTGAATATGTTCCACCACTAACAAATATATCAGTTAATGCAGACACATTAAAGGTTCCACCAGTATTATTTGCGAATGTATAAGTTTTGGTTATATTATTTGCGGTTGCACCAGTAAGAAATATATCAGTTAATGCTGATACGTTAAATGTTCCACCAGTATTATTTGTTAAAGTATAAGATTTGGTTGAGTTATTAGGAGTACCACCTGTAAGAAATATATCAGTTAATGCAGATACACTAAATGTTCCACCAGTATTATTTGTGAAATTATAAGATTTATTTGAGTTATTAGTAGTTGCGCCAGTTATAAATACATCAGTTGCACCAGTGTAAAACCCACTCACATTAAATATACCACCAAAATTATTAGTATACGTAGCAGTACCAGTTGGGTTATTATATGTACCACCAGTAAGGTAAGTATCAATACCAGCTATGGCAGATATATTACCTAATACAAAACCATTTGTAGTACCAGATAAAATTTACCAGATAAATTAGTTAAACCACTATAAGAACTTATTTGGTTTCTAATTTTTAAATTATATAAATTAGAACCAACCTCAAAAAGTTAGCATTAGCACCAATACCAGCTGGTACCCAATCATTTGACCCACTAGTAACACCAGAGAACATCATTACACCACCAGCGGTATTTACAATAGCCTCACCAGCATATAACGAAGCACCAGAAAATGGTGCGTTTGAATTTGCATTATTTTTAATTATTAATGTCGCATTTCTTTTTTGCCATTGTTTTATCTTTTTTATATAAATATGTTAATTTTGACCTTTATTTATTTATTTTTTATGTTAATATGTGCCACCTTCTAAAACATCATAACTAATAACCGAATTATTTGCAGTTATTTGTCTAATATTACCATCAGAATCTAACCCTAAATCTAATGTTGGTGTTATAATTTTAATACTAGATATCCAAACTGTAGACGCACCACTAATTGTATTAATATTTCTAAATCTTCTAACAGGTAAACCTAAATCAATTTCACCATCTCCTGATGATGTAATACTAGTATTAAAATTGTCTCACCAGTTGATAGATATATTGTTGCGTCACCATCACAACTAAGTAATTCGTTAGTATGAACACCATCACAAGCACCACTATATGCATCAGTTGTGATAATAGCCTCAACGATAAAAGTTTGGTTAATATCTGATAAATTTGTGTTACAACTCATTATATAGTAGTTCCGATTGGTTTAAATATACCTGTCACCAAGTTATTTTTTATTATTTTAATTTCAACAATGTCACTAGACTTTAATATTATTGAGTTTGACATTATTAACCCATTTAATACTAGCACACCATTAACTCTAATACTAATATTAGAAATGTTTTGAATATCGATTAATTGTGTAAATGTTATATCATATTGTGCGGTAAATGAAAATTTAGAATCTGATTTTGGTTTAAAGACAAAACTATAAGTCGCAGTGTTACCCTTTTTTATCAGTATCAAATACAATATCTGAAACTATTCTAGTTTCTTCCACTTCAATCGTTAACATGGTTCTATTTATTGTTGGTACGACTTCATAATCATCTTCATCTAAAATATAACCTAGTAATTTCATTTCAAACATTTGAACATAAAATCGTCTATTTTCAAAATCTTCGATATTACTTTCATCACCGATACTTTCTAACTTTAAAGGCATTGGATGACCATTAACGTTTATATATGATTGATTTGACTGGAAAGCTCTTTGAATTTTTCTATTGAACTTATTTAAATCTTTCATTTTATTGGTAAATAATCTAACCTCATACATTAAATCTACAGATGTTGGTTGTGGTACTTTATATAAATCCATACCCTCTCTTATACCATCCCATGTTGGTATTTTAGTATAAGTGTAAGTTCTGTTTCCTGGGATATTCCATAAGCCAGCTTGGTTTTGACCTTGTTGAATATCTGGTTTTCTAATTATTGTTATAAATGGTAATGATATATTTTTATATTTATCTGAAAATTGCCAAGTTTTAGAGAATTCAACCCACCTTTGTATTGTTAAAAAAATTACAGGCACTTTAGCACCATCGATACTAATCGACAACCCAGTATCTGAATTCAGATACTCAACAAAAGTTTGGTCCATATCTTCTTCCAAAACACCTCTAGGTAGAAAAGTTCCTTTATCAGATATATTATCTAATATTTCTTGTCTACGTTCTGGACCTATTTTTTGATTTTTAATATTTATGTTGGTTCTATAACCTTTTGCATTCCCATAGTTTAATTTATTTACAATGCTCTAAATTCGTTTCCATCTACTGTCGCACAAACAACGGTACGAAAAGCACCCTTATACCCCATTATAGTATGTTTATTATCATAATTTTTTAATCCATCATTAACAACACTAAAATAACGTACTTCAGTTTCAGTTACTGGATAACCTATATAATCACCATAATTTAACTCTACATTTAATTCGGTTAATTGTGCATCATAAATACCAAATGTCAATTGACCATCTTGTAAATGTCTTAAACCACCATTTGACGAATTATAAGACTTATTTTCAGGTGCTGCCATTATTGGTATAACCTTAAGCTCAACTGGTGGTGAATACCTAATACCATCCTTAGACGCTTCACCATAAACACTATCATATTCAGTCAATTCTCTATCAACTTGATATAGAATAACTGTAAAGTTACCATCACCTTCAATTGCCTCACGACCCATCTCAATTTCTAAGTTAAAATCTTCTTCAGAAAAAATTTATTTATACGAGTTATAGGTATAATTTTGTTATTACGCATAGTTTTTATTAATAAATATTTACTTTTTTAGTTAATAACTATTTAACACTTGATTTTTATTTAAATAATGATTATATTTAATAAATATAACCATAAAAATAAACTATTTTGAATTGATAAAATTAGCAGATATAAAGGGAAGGTCAGCCTTAGAGCACTTAAAATCTATAATGGTATAAATCCATATATAAGAAAATTAAAAGAAAGTTTTATAAAAAACGGTAAAATAATATTAACTGATAATCAAATTAATTATATAGTTAGTAATTATAACCGAGACCCTATGTTAATAAATAGGGTGATAAGAATATCTAGTTACATAGGTCAAGAATTAAAAGAACTGAAGAACTAGCTTTCACACCAGAAAAATATTAATAGAGTTTATGTTAGCTGAAAATGATAAAACATATCATGTATATGGTAAATTAACAACTAAACAAAAATCTAAGATGTATTTCCTACCTAAAACTCAAGTATATGATGACCCATATTTTGAACCTATTAATGTTGATGTTGATTTTAGTAAATATAATGATATCTTATCTCAAAACAATAAAAAATTATACCAACACCAAGAAGATGGTATTAAATTTTATTGTCTAGAAATGGTGCTATATTAGGTGATGATATGGGATTAGGTAAATCCATGCAATCAATTATTGCGGCATTAGAAAGTGGTGCTAAAAAAATACTAGTAGTTTGCCCATCATCAACTAAAATTAACTGGGAAGAGAGATTAATACATTTTGTAATGATACAACAATAATTGATGGTAATAAATGGGTGACGCTAAGTTTGTGATAATTAACTTTGACATACTTAAAAATTTTCACACATTACCGAATAATAAAAAGATAAAAGGAAGTTATAATACATCATGATTTAGTTAACGCTAATTTTGATTTATGTATAATAGATGAAGCACATAAATTAAAGAATAACGAGAGTATTCGTGGTAAAATTATGGTGGAATTATCTGTAAAATATAATATAGATAAAGTTTGGTTATTAACTGGTACCCCAGTAGCTAATAGACCAATGGATTATTTTAATTTATTAAAGATTATTAAGTCCCCTATTGCTCAAAATTGGAAACACTATGCCGTAAGATACTGTGAAGGTAAACAGTTCTTTAGAGTGCTTAAAATGGGCAAAAAAAACAGATATGGTTAACTGATGGTGCTAGTAATTTAGAAGAATTAGCCTCTAAGACTAAAACATATTTTTAAGGCGATTAAAACTGAAGTTTTAGATATGCCTGACAAAGTAATTACACCTATGTATCAAAAATTATCACATAAAGAGTTAATACAATATGATAAACTATGGGATGATTATACTGAAAAAGAAAATTACAAGGTAAAAAATCAATAGAGACACAAAAAGATTTAGTTGAATTAATATTATTAAGACAATACATTGCATCAATATCAATACCTTACACTATAGATATCGCTGAAAATGCGATTGAAATGGGTCGCAAAGTTATTATATTTACTAGTTTTACTGAAGAACTAGAAACAATACAAGAACATTTTGGTAAACTAGCGGTTAAACACAATGGTCTTATGACAACTAAGATGAAACAAAAATCAGTTGATGCATTTCAGGAAAACCCAAGATTAAGGTTTTGTTGGTAATATATTATCAGCTGGTGTTGGGATAACACTAACTGAGGGTACTGTGGTTATTTTTAACTCATTTGATTGGGTGCCTGGTAATAATGAACAAGCAGAAGATAGGGCTTTCCGTATTGGACAAAAAATAACGTAAATGTTTATTATCAGTTATTTGATGATACTATTAGTACTAGAATATGGGAATTATTAAAAGAAAAGACTGATAATATTTCAATAATCATGGGTGATAAAAACTAAACGATGAACAAATAACAACCTTATTGGTTGATAAATTAATATCTGGAGAATATGTTAACGATATATAGTGTACCAAAATGTGGGTACTGTAATGAATTAAAAGAGTTTTTAACTAAAGATAATATAACCTTTAGAGATGTTAATGTTCTTTTACCTGAAAATAAAGAAGAATATAGATTAATATATGAGAAAACTAAGTCAGACGAAGTACCAGTTATAAAAGTTGGTAAACAGTTACTAATACCTAACGTTTCTTTTAAAACAATTAAAGAGGGTTTTGAATTAACTAAGAATTTTTTAATTTAATATATTTTTATTATATTTATAATAAAAAGAAAACATGAGTATAAGTAGTAAAGATACTGAAAAATTATTCAGACAGTTTAGACATTCTATCGGTGCGCCAATTCGTCAAATAGAAGTAACTGATGAAATGTTATGTACTTACTTGGAAATTGCAATTGAGGATTACGCTCAATATGTCCAAGAATGGTTAATAGAACATCAATGGCAATCATTATTAGGTAAAACTGTAGGAACAACCGATATGGCATTTGCTTTAAGTGTTAGAAGTCTAGATTATGTAAATCAATATACTTATGCGTATTCTAAACAAGTTGGTCATCAAACTAATGGACCTTGGGAATTAAAAAGACTTTGTAGAGTTAGAAAATGGTAGACAAGTTTATACTATACCAGCTAATCGTGAGGTAAATGAAGTACTTTGGATAACCCCACCAGCTATGAGTCAAGCGTTATTAGCCAATTATGGTGGTATTGATTATGGTTTTGGTGGTGGATTCGCACAAGTAGGTGGTGGTGTAGGTACTGGTGGTGCTAATCAAAGAAGTGGTTACTATATCGCACCAGCCTTTGATATCTTATTGACAGCTGCTGATATGAATCTTAAAAATAGAATAGTTAGAAGTGAATTAGTTTATAAAATAACAGCTGGTGCAAATGGTACTAAATTATTACATCTTTTATCCACGCCTGGTTCTAAGATTTCATTTGGTCAAGGTGTTGGCGGTGTTTCAAGCTCTATAAATATGACTGGTTGTCAAGTTTGGTATTACTATTATGAGACTAACCCAGAGAATGTTGATGCTTGTTTAAAAGATAATCCAGATATAATTAAAATGCCAAATCAAGTTGAATTATCTAGATTAGAATACGTTGATTTTAATGAACCTACTAGAACTCTTGTAAGGCAATTATTTATTGCTGAGGCTAAAAGAGCTCTAGGTAGAACTAGAGTAAATTTGGGGGTATTGTAGGTCCACCAGAAGCTGAAAGGACTATGGATTACGAAACATTAATAACTGAAGGTAATGATGAAAGAAGGGCAGTTTTAGAAAGATTAGATGCTAGATTATTAAAACTATCTACAACATCACAATTAGAGAGAGCGCTAAAGAAGCACAAGATTTAAACACAGCTTTAAAATTCCACCCACAAGGATTTTGGGTATATTAAAATAATAAACCATACGGCCCTTTATTATTATTAGAAACCCATTCATCTGTTTCTGTTTTATCTTTAGATTGTTTCCATTCTTGTATCGTAACCCAAGGTGTTGTTTTATTACTTTCTTCAGATAAAGCAATCTCATAAGCTTTATCAAAATTTTCATATCTATACCAATTTGGGTTTTCAGCACCTTCTCCAGCATCTAACCAATCAGTTTTAACCCAACAATTATCGCTTTTTCTTCCCAACCATTATCGGTTAAATAGCTTTTATCTCTTGTTTTACGTTTTTAGTTTATGTATATCGTCTAAGGCTGTGTTAGTAATATCTTGTTTTTCTTCAGAGTAAATAATTCAAGGTATTCCTCTGGTATTGATGCAACAGTATCATCAACCTCATCGTCTAATTTAATTACCTCATCATTTACGTCATCTTCTTCTTCTTCATCATCTTCAGAAAGTTTTACTTTCTTTTTTTTCTTCAGGTAATTTAATAACCATTTTAGGTGATTTAACCTTTATTAAGTCAGTAATAGCTTCTAAATCAATAAATTCTTTTCACCAGCAGATTCGTCATTTTCGTCAATGATAATTGTCATAGTATCACCAGTTATAAATTTTTGTTCAGCTAAATAATCTAAATATTGTTCATATTTGTTATTATCATCATTAATATTTAATAATTGATAATATTCATATCGTTTCTTAGCTTCGTCACTATATTTAAACAATTCTGAACTATGACATAATGGTTCGTTCCATTTTCTGGAAATTAACAATCCTGAATCATCATCAGCGATGTCTGAAAATACAAATATATCCATTGGTAGTTCACCTATTTTAATTATATTTTCTAATTCGTGAATTTCTAAGTGTTTAATAATATCATCTAATGAATCTTTTTCATATTTAACACCATCTATCTTAGCTAAACGTAAACGCTCGTGGTAATCAGTAACAATAACTTCCCATTCATCTTGTTCCATATTGTTAGGAAGTTTATCAACTTTAACCCAAAACTTAATCTCCTTATCTTCCATACGCATTAAATCTTCATATGAATCTTGGTCACCAACCTTATTAGATATACCAGAAACTAATTCACACTCACCAATAGTAAAGATAGTCCTATCTTTTAATTTTTCGGTAATAACTTTAGTTTGCTTATCTTTAATTTTTATAATATCTAATAAAATATCATTACGAACGTCTAAATTAAAACAAACTAATAAAGGTTTAACTTTTTATTAAAAGCATCTAAATAACGAGCAACATTATATTCATCAGTAAATAAACTAACATTGATTTCTTCAATTTTATTTTTAATAGATATATAAGATTTATCAGTATTATCAGTATCATCGGTTTCAATAGCTACAAGTGCCTTTTAAGCATTTCCAATTCTTTAATCAATTCAAAATCTTTCTCGATAATACTTGGGTCAATCAACTTACAATTTAATTCAACAATTTTTTCAACAATTGGGTAAACGCCATTTTCTTTGAAATAAAGGTCTTTCTGTTTTTAGTCATCTTTACTTTATCAGTAGTTTTAAATCACCATGTGATTTAGCGGTACCAGTATTAATGTAATAAAGTGTATCACCTAATGTAACATCTAATTCAGCGTTAAAAGCTAATTCCATATGTGCTTGTTTAGGCATAGGATTACCAGCTTTATTCTTCATTAAAGCTTTCTTTTATAATCTACCATAGTAGCTTTAACCCTAGCTTTTGATGCCATTTTAACTAATGGTATTTGATAATTATAAATCTTATCAACATACTCATAATAGTAATTAATAAAGGAATGTCCATCGCCATCTAATAACATACGAATAGATTTACCTAAGAAATCTTCGATATAAACTGACATTCTCTTAGATTTAACCGAGTTACCAACTAATTTAATTTTACCACCAATATCGTTTGCATAATTTTCCTAGCAAAATTAATTGTTGAACTACAAATATCATCTAGGTCTAAACCCATACGACCTTCCATATATGTTTCGTTAAATTCCGCTAATGCGGCATAAATACCGACTAATTCTTTACCACCATCGTTAGTTGTTTTCCAGTGACTACCTTTTGCGACATATTTAATATCATTAATATTACTAGGGGCTGCAAAGTTAAAACCATCTGTATCACCAACCAAAGGTCTAAAATTATACTTACCATAGAAAAATTTAACCATAAGCCTTAAATACTGACGACCACGACAAGTGGTTTCTTCAGCACAATCTGTATCACCCCAATTAAAATATATGGTGCACCATAAGAACCAAACCAAGAGTTTGCTAGTATTTTAAGTGGTAATTGTTTTTATCATATAAGTTAGCTAAAGCTTTATGTTTAACTATCTCTTTTTTAATGTTATTTTCTCTCTATCTGTTAATGTTTCACTTTCACTTTTTAACTTTTTTCCAATGCTTTATAAATATTTTTCTGTACCTGTAAGAAACTTAAAATTATCACGAGTATCAACTACATAAGTAAGAATACCTTCCATTACACCACTTATATCTAAATTTGGGAAAATACCATGCGTAATTTCAATTTTAGGGTAAAGAGCAGCAAAATCAGTTTATAAACATCCTTAGCGTAACCTAACTCTAATAAACGAGGATAGACCACCAACGAAATCACGTTTACTTTGTGTTTCTGGTATTGCTAATTTATTTTGATAAGACCAAGCTGACATAATTAACTTCCATTGCCCAGCAGTTCCATAGTTGAACTACGTTGAAATGATGTTGGTAATATTTTTGCAATTAAGAAACTAGCTTGATTAAAAATATTATCAATTTGCTCAGTTTCCCATAAATCATCACAAAGATATCTTTGTACTATATAATCACCTTTTTTTATTTGGTAACCTTCTTTTAATGGATTTGAATCAGTTATTTTATACCAATCACCATTGTTATCGTTAAATGCGTATTTATTTACCTTATCGGCCCATGTTGTGTTAATCTTATCACCAGGCACATAAACTCTATTTGGTTTTGCAATTTCAGAATATTGTGTGATATATTTTAACCCCAACTTTTAATTTCAGAGTTAATAGCCATTGCTCTACGTACTGCATGTGAAATATCTAATATACTATACCCATACATGTTTGTTTGTAGATAATGTTCGGTTTCACCACCAAATTTAACAGTAGATGGTTTACGTTTAATCTTAGAAATTCTATTAAGGGTGATTGCAAATTCGGTAATATCCATACCTAAAATATCGGCACGTTCAAATAAGAATGGCCAGTCAAAGTTTTCTGAGTTATAACCAGTAATAACATCTGGCTTAACCAAATCAATTATCCTAAAAAATTTATCAATTGTTTCTCGTTCAGATTGTCTTTTTCAATACCGTTATCACCCACTACCTCTAAAACATGTTCCATTCCTCTGTTATCTCTAACACCTACTTGAAATACACTATCTCTTTTAGCGAATAAACCAGTTGTTTCTAAGTCAAATTGAAATCTATGAACATCATTATAATCGTCCATACCTTTAAATAATCTTTTACCACTTTGAATAAGGAATTGCTCAACAGGGTTAAACATTACAATATCTTTAGAGAATTCCTATCAAATAGTTTTACACCACCAGCATCAAAAAATTTTATTAAACTATTATAGGAATTATCACAAATTGCCATGAATTTATAACCATTTTGAAGTCTTTCTGGTGTAAACCCCTCTGAATTAGAAGTTTTAGTTTTATGATTTTAACACCGTATTTTCACCAGCGGCTATTCGTTTCATTCTAGCACCATCATAACCTATCACCGATATTCTCTTTAAACCATAAAAATGGTTTAAATTTATGGTCTTCCATTCGTTTACCAGTTTCTGGGTCATTAACAACTAAAGTAACCTTACCCTCATTATACCCAGCTTCAACAGCTACAATATACTTTTGAGGGTCAGTACCTTCTAGGAATGATTCAATTAATTCATTACTAATATTTAATGTTTCTTTACTCATAATTATTTATTTTGCACAAATGTACTAAACAATTACTAATTAAACAAGTACAGAATAGGTTTTATTTTTAACTTTGTGACACACAAAGTTACTATTTTTTTTTAATGTTACAAAATTATTTTTTTATACCACCATCAAAATATTAATGAATAGATTTTCTCTAATTGGGACTATAAGTTTCCCACTACCATCAAGAAACGTAATTTCAAAACTACCAATATATCTAGCTGAAACTGAGTTTGTGTTTCACTAAATTGGTATGTTAAATAAAACTCATCGTTGATACAATCACTTTTAGGTAATACTTGCTGTATTTTAGCTGGTGATTTACCTATCTTTATTACGCCAGTAATTACATTAGTCATTGTAAATGTAATGTTTGCGTTTTGTATTTGTTCGTGGAATTTACGAAAATCGTTTCTTCCATCTTGAATCAACTCAATTTTAAAATTGGTAATGATGAGTTTTATTTATATTAAATTCCATTTTATAAGTTAATATTTATTATTTTAAAGTATCAGTCTACCATTATCTTCTTGTAATAAATAAGACCCATTTTCTTGTAACAAATAAAACCTAAAACAGGTTCTGGTGCTGGTATTACAACAGTTCTATTTCTTGGACTACCTAAAGGTGTTGATATATGTTTATTGGGTGATTTTACTACTGTTCTATCTGTTTCGATAGTATAAACTTTTGGGCTAATTAATGGTCTTACCATGTATATTTATTTGTTTATGTTTTTTATAATGTTAAAATATTTAGTTAGGTAAATTTAATATCACTGTTTTTGGATTAGCAATGTCATATTTTATTTTTCTTTAGTTTCTTTAATACTTATCATTTGCGATTGCATCTGTTCAATTCTAGATACACTTTCAAATTCACCTTTAATGGAAAGTATATTAACCAACCAACCGATAACTATTTCATTTGTCAACACATCAAACGGTGTGAAATTATCATAATTAGGGTTACCTAAATTTTCACTACCAAACATTTCGATAATTAATTTACCACTCTCATCTAATGCTTTATATTTCCAATTAACTTCGCTAATTATGTTTTCAAATCCACTATCAGCGATTATACATTTTAAATTTACTATTTCAAATTCGAATTTTATCATTTTTTTTTGTTTTTTAATTTTTTATTATATAACTATAAATATATTAAAATTAATATTTAATTAATTTATTTTTAACTTAATGTAATTGTTTTGTTACACCACTAATTCTTATCTTTAAACCCGTATTAGTGTTTGATTCTAACCAAACATCCCCATCATTTGGTGTTGTTGGTGCTACACCAACACCAAGTCTCATAAGAGCCGATAATGTTGTTGAAGCGGCAATATGTAAATTAGCTGTTGGATTAACTACGTTAACACCAATTCTACCATTTGTTTGTGCACTTATACTTGGGTTACCACTAGTCGTTGAATATGTGTTATTAGCAAATAAAACACCACCTAAATTTATACTATTTGTTGTTCCAGCTGATAAACTAATGTTTGTACCAATTATTATATTATTTGAACCAATAGAACCTATTGTACCTTGACCAACATTATAACCAATCAATGTTGAATAACTAGCGTTTGTCGCTTGAAAACCAGCATTTTGACCCAAGAAATTTGAGTTACTAGCGCTTGTTGCACTATAACCAGCACTTTGACCCAAGAAATTTGAGAAATTAGCATTTCTTGCTTCATAACCAGAGTTTAAACCAAGAAATTTGAACGAGCCGCACCTGTTGCGTAAGCACCAGCGTTATTACCAAAGAAATTTGAACTATTAGCATCTGTTGCTCCTTGCCCAGCAGAGCCACCAATGAAATTCGAACTACTTGCACCTGTTGCAACATAACCAGCAGTATTACCCAAGAAATTTGAATTATAAGCGTTTATTGCATTATAACCAGCATTAATACCTAAGAAATTTGACCCATATGCATTTGTTGCGCCACTACCAGTATTTTGACCAAAGAAATTTGAATTATCAGCATTTGTTGCTACATTACCAGCTTTAAAACCAAAGAAATTTGAATTATTCGCATTTGTTGCACGAGTACCAACTTGAGGACCAAAGAAATTTGAATTGAACGCATTTGTTGCATCAGCTCAGCGGCACCACCAATGAAATTTGAAGTACTTGCCCTGATGCGTATTGACCAGCATAGGCCAAAGAAATTTGAACTATTAGCACCTGATGCGTTTATACCAGAATTATAACCAAAGAAATTTGAGTTATAAGCATTTATTGCTTGATTACCAGCTAGGTTACCCATGAAATTTGATTGATATGCATTTGTTGCGATATTTCCAGCACTACTACCAATAAAATTTGCGTTACTTGCATTTATTGCATTTCTACCAGCATTTTGACCCATGAAATTTGAGTTGATAGCACTTGTTGCTAAATAACCAGCTTCTCTACCAAAGAAATTTGAATTATTTGCAGTTGTTGCACTATAACCAGCATTTTCACCAAAGAAATTTGAGTTATTTGCAGCTGTTGCGTTTGAACCAGCATTTTGACCCAAGAAATTTGAACTATAAGCATTTGTTGCACTATTCCCAGCTTGAGAACCAAAGAAATTTGAATTGTTAGCACCTGACGCTACAGCACCAGCACCTTCACCAAAGAAATTAGACGATTGTGCATTTATTGCGTAAGAACCAGCTCCAGCTCCAAAGAAATTTGAACTATAAGCGGTTGTCGCTCGAAACCCAGCGTTCACACCTAAGAAATTCGATTGACTAGCATCTATCGCTTCTCTACCAGCATTTTCACCCATGAAATTTGAATAATAAGCATTCTTCGCCCCATCCCCAGTATTAGTTCCAAATAAATTTGACCCGAATACATTTGTTGCGCTATTCCAGCTTGATAACCAAAGAAATTTGAGTTATAAGCACTTGTTGCATTATAACCAGCTTGATAACCAATGAAATTTGAGTTAGAAGCGCTTGTTGCACTATAACCAGCTTGATTACCAATGAAATTTGAGTTATTTGCGCTTGTTGCACTATAACCAGTATCTACCTAAAAAAATTGAGTAATTTACATTTGTTAAATTAGTACCAGCGTTTAAAGCAGTTGAGAATAAATTAGAAATGTTTTCAACAGTTATTGCGGCCACTTCCGTTAACGCACTAAATCCAATCACATTAAATGTTCCACCAGTATTGTTTCTAAATGTTGCTGTTCCATCTGTATATGTTCCACCAGTAACAAATACTTCAGTTGTACCTGTACTAAAACCAGTTACGTTAAACGTACCACCAGTATTATTTCTAAACACAGCTGTTCCAGCTGTATAAGTTCCACCTGTAACAACAGTATCAGTTGTACCTGTACTAAAACCAGTTACGTTAAACGTACCACCAGTATTATTTCTAAATACAGCTGTTCCAGCTGTATAAGTTCCACCAGTAACGTATACTTCAGTTGTTTTTAAAAGCGCTTAAACCACTAAGTGATTGTTTCATTGTAACACCACTAGCAACTATTGGTATTATATTATCACCAGATGGGTTCGTATTATCAATTAATTCACTTTTTTTTATCAGCCATATCTATTTATATTTTAATATTTTATATTATTTTATAATCCATATTTTAAACTATCTTGATTATAATTATCGGTAATATTACAAAACGACAGGTTATTTATGTTGAATTTAAATTCTGATAAACCACCAATAAAAGTACCAGCAAAATTTTCCTCAATTGGTAAACCTCTATCCATTTCATCTATACCATCAAACGTCTGGCTCTCTAATAACCCCTGAGAACCACCACCTAAAGTGAAATTAAAAGGAACCCTGACTTGTTTTAAATTATTATCGTTAAGTCTCCTAGCTATTATCTCATCAAAATCATCAATAATATGTTTAAGTTTACCATTTACGTAAAACATAAGTTTACCCTTTCTAGTTTTTCCGTTTTAAGTTGACAATCATCCATATAGTCAGTTACAAATTTAATTACGATGTAAGACCAGATATCTGGTGATACAATACCACTAACTGAATAAGATTCTTCTATAGTAATACCACTACTATAAACTCTATCATCGCTACATTTACCAGTTACTGTTAATAACCTATACCCAATACTCCCATCATCTTTTATCCTGAAACCAATTGCATTATCAATAATGTCTAAATTATAATTAAGTTCAGTTTGGTCTTGACTAAAACCACTAAAAGAACAAGCAGTTTCCGTGCCTAAACCATCGTGCTTTCTACCACAACTGCAAGTAGCGTTAGTCTTACTTGCCCTACCATATATAAGAAATGGGTTTGTTGTATTTGTAATGTTTTGACTATAAGTTATGACTGGGACACCACCACCACTATATGAACAAGCAGTTTCTGTACCTAAACCATCGTGCTTTCTACCACAACTGCAAGTAGAATTAGTTTTACTTGCCCTACCATATATAAGGAATGGGTTAAACTCTAATTTGATATTAATTAATGGTGGGTTTAGTGGTATGTTAATATTATAATCACCCAATAACACAATATCTATTTCTTTAGGTATTGTACACCCACTAGTACACCCACTAGTGCACCCACTAGTATCTCCAGTATTATTACCTTCAAATGTATTCCAAAATTTATTTTCAGCACGTGTGCCCATGTAAAAAAGATACCTTTATTATCTGGGTATTTATTATTAAGTGTATTACCTGTTAATACTGTTGAGTTAGGTTTAATCCAAAACTCAGCAGACCAAGACTGGTTAACTCTAACTGGTAAAACTTCATATGAATTACCATCTAACTTATAATAGCCTTGATAAAACCACCATTTAAATTAGAATAACCAAAATTTAAAATAGGGTCAATTTTATAATTATTTTCATATATAAATTGATTAGTTGAACCACTTACCTTAACCATATGTAATCTAGTATCACCAGATGGTATGAATAGGGTAGTACCCGTTAATGCCGATAATAACCCTAAATTTAAAGTGTCACCACTTATTTTATTATAAGGTACTAACCCATTATCAATACCTGTTAAACCTATTGTATCCATAGTATAACCAGTATTAGTTGCACCTGTCCAAGTAATTAAACTATAAATATCTGATGAAGAATAATCATTATTAAAATAGGTATTAGAGTTATTAAAGTCATACCAAACGACAAATGAGTCACCAATAGAAAGGGTATTACAATTATTACCATTATCATCTGTGCTTAAATAAAATCCCAATAGTCACTATTAGATAATTTAAGGTCTAGTTTATTAAAATTATAATTTTTTATGTTACCCATTTTTATGTATATTTTACTTTAAGGTCACCAGTGCTAGTTCTATATACCGTTCCATCATCTAAACCCGCAGCGGTAGCGGCTGAATTATCAGCATAAACACCTAATTTTGTTAATATTATTTTTCACCCCTAATAATCCCAGGTACATCAACCCAAATAGTTCTACCTAGATACCCAAGACTTCCAGTTGTTTGTGTTTCTAATAAAGAAGTGAATATAGTACCACTATATGAACCTCCACCTAAACTAACCATTGTCTGAATATTAACATCGTAACTAACACCACTATAACTAGTAATAACGGTATTACCATCAATAACCGTTGATGATGTTGGTACATAACCACTAGCTATTTGAGTTACACCAGAATTTGAAATTGTTATCGCAGATAACGATGGTTCACCTAATACCATATTCGCATTAGCCCAATAATATGTTGTTGAACCACTATTACCAGAAAATGTGCTATTTAAATTAGTATAACCACTTATTATTACTATACTATCTAAATTAGGACCACTAGTTAACGCACTAAAGGTAACCCAAAACTTGTTGAACCTGATAAACTAGTGTTAGTTTGCTCACGTTGTTTAACTTGTCTATTGTTTGAAAAATCTATTTTTGTTATAAAAGCCATGTATTTATATGTTTTATTATAAATATTCTAACTTTTGAATATATTTATAATAAAAGACAAAAATATGGCAACATTTAAAAGAGTGAGCTAAATGAACTAGTTGGTGGTGATGTTACTTCCAGTGGTGGTGATAGAAACATTGTTAATAATAGTGAAATAGAAACTGGACCCGTTGATAAACAATGGGGTGATGACTCATATTATGAAAAGGGTCAATCAACAACAACAGATAAAGTTTTTGGTAATTATAGACAAAATATACCTTGGTTTGCAGTATATAGTTTTGGTGGTTCTCGTAGTGGTCGTGGTATTAGAGCTGAAAATACTAATAAAATAATCACAAAAAAAAATGTGGAAGAAAGAGTAGAAGATTTAGTTAAAAAAGTAAATCATCTGACGTTACTGAAAAGAATTATAATCCAAAAGTTGGTAAAATAATTGATATGATAAAGATAATGATTTGAGTATTCAACAATTAGAAGAATTATCAAAATTAATATCAGAAAAAAAATAATAATAGTTCAAAAAGAATCTAATAATGAATTCACAAATTAATAATAAGTTTTTAACAACTAAAAGTGACGATGGTAAAACCATCAAGCATACTCAATGGAGTTATCTAGACTTAATAAAGCTAAAAATATTTGTGATGAAACTAAAATTGTTCTGAATATGATTCATTAGGTGGGAACAATAGGTTTAACGAAATAGAACCGCTAGTTAGTAAAACACAAGAGATAAATTATAATAAGAAAAAATTGGCATGGATGCTGGTCGTGAAAACCAATTCAAAAGCTAAAAGGGTACTGAAGTTTCAACACCAATGGTTACCAAAGGTAGTGACCACTCTGGTCCAAGTGTTACTAATAAAATTTTAAGTAATGATATGGCCTTACAATCAAAGAAACAAAAGATAAAATAATAACAAATTCACAAGCTTTATCTGAAGAAATTTCAAATATGAGATATTTAATAGAGTATATGAATAACAATAACAATAATAAAAACAAAATTTATAATTATGCCATCAATTTATAACGGTGAACAATCACCATTGGAAAAGCCGCTATAGCTGCTAGAAATACACTTTACCTAAAATATTTATAATAATATAGATGCGACAAACCAATATGGTGCAACACATACTAGAGCGATATCTGATAAGAATTCACCAATACATGGTAAAGGTTCAGGTCAATTTCTAGACATTTATAATTATGGTGGTGTTGGTGGTGATTGGGATAAAACGGTAACCAAGCAATTTCTATTGGTTCTGGTAGAGACCAAGAAATAATACTTAACGCAGCAACATGGGGTTATGGACCTACAGCGATTGCTGGTACAAGTTACACAACCTAATATGTCATTAAATATTGGTCAAGTAATTATTTAAAAAAAATGAGACTTTACAATCTATACGCAGAAGTTATATTAGAAGAAAGTAGAAAACAGGTTAATAAAATATCTGAAGGTGTATCTACCAATTTGGTGGATACATTACTATTAGGTGATAAAGATAAACCAGGTAAACATTATAGAGTTGAAATTAATTATACTAATGCAAAGGGTGAACGTTCTAACCAATTTATAGAGGTTAACCAACGAAACGTATCAACTAGTGGTAGTAATTTAATTGATGCTAGGTTTTATCTAAAAATGGTTTAGTTATGCCGAATGATGTATATAAAAAATTTAGATTAGATGGTATTAATAATTTTAAAATAACTAAAGTCGCATATTTCCAACCTGGTATTAAGTCTAGGACTGATGGTGGTAATGATTCTAAAAATATAGCTAATACTGTAAAATGGGCTGATTATAATTATAGTTATAGTCAAGGTGGTAAAAATAAAATAAAAACACCAGATGAATTACAATCAATTAAAGATAAAGAGGCGAATTTACGTGGAGATTACCAACAACAACAACAAGGTTTAAATCAAAAAGGCAAGAGTTAAAACCACAACCTAAACAAGAGTTAAAACCACAACCTAAACAAGGGTTACAATTACAAGAACCTAAACAAGGGTTACAATTACAAGAACCAGATGAAGAAGAAATTTCAGATGATGGTTTAAATAACGATGAAATAAAAATATAATTATGGAACAACCAGTACCAGTAAATTTATCAGCACTTAAAAACATTTTAGCTAATGCTAAAAAAGTGATGAATAAAGTTGAAGATATAAGTCCTAGTGTGAGTAGTAGTAGTAGACAAAACGTTTCCGAAACAAAATCATACAATACTGAACATTATAATGAAAGAGATGAAAGAGAACCTAATTATGAACAACATAGCCAACAATTAAGTAGTACAGCACCATTACAAAATTTCTCAAGGAACATATAATGGCATCTAAACTACCTCAAAATATTAAAGAGGCTATGATAAATAGACCGATAGATAAACCATCTATGGGTACATCATTCTCAGCTGAAGATATTGAAGAAATAAACCCAAAAGGCAACCACAACAAAGACAACAACAACCACAACAATTAAGTGAGTCTAGAAATAATTCGGATTTAATCACTATTAGTCGAACTGAATTAAAAGAGATTATGAACGAGACTTTAATGAATTTCCTAAAAAGTAGTTATGAGAAAAAACTCACTGAGTCAGCAATTACTAAAACGATTAATTTATTAATCAAAGAAGGTAAAATTACTACAAAGAAAAAACAGTTTAACAAAATAAAGACCCAATCGGGTCTTTTTTATTATATAGTATTTCCTTATTTTTTTTGTTTTATAAATAAGATAAAACAAGTTAAAACATGGAAAACAAAAAAATTAAAATATTAGTTGTACCATCTGACCGTACAGGTGTAAGTTACTTTCGTTCTACAAAACCACATATCGCTTTAGAAAATAATTACCCAGATGAGTTTCACGTTGATGTTGATTATGAACCTCAAATTGATAATGATGAATGGTTAAAACAATATGATATTATCCATTACCATAGAACACTTGGTGATTATGATAATATGGAAAATTAACTGAAAGGTTAAAAAATTTAGGGATTATATCTATAATGGACTTAGATGATTACTGGTCACCAGGTATTCACCACCCAGCTTATTATTTAATTAAAAATAATGGTTTAGATATTAAGATATTGTCTAACATAAAACAGCACAATATGTTACTACAACAACAGATATTTTTGCAAAAGAAATAGCTAAATTTAATAAAAATGTGTTTATATTAGCTAATGCTGTAGACCCAACAGAAAACAATTCACACCAAATTTAGAAAATCTGAAAGAGTTAGAATAGGTTGGTTAGGTGGTAGTAGTCATTTAAAGATTTAGAAATTTTAAACGGTGTTGTTGGTCGTCTTAGAAACGATAATTTACTAGACAAGGTACAATTCGTTTTATGTGGTTTTGATATTAGAGGAACACATACAATGATTAACGAGCAAACAAATGAGCAAACAACTAGAAACATTACACCTAAAGAAAGTGTTTGGTATCAATATGAAAAAATATTTACGGATGATTATAAAACTATTAGCCCAGAATATAAAGATTTTTTGATGAAATTTACACAAACAGAATATGCTGATATCGCTAATGAACCATATCGTAGAGTTTGGACAAAACCAATTTCAACATACGCATTAAATTATAACTTATTCGATATCTCTTTAGCTCCATTAGATGAACACATTTTTAATAAAGTTAAAAGTCAATTAAAAGTAATTGAAGCTGGTTTCCATAATAAGGCTATTATTGCGCAGAATTTCGGACCATATCAAATTGACTTGAAAAACTCTTTGGTGTTTGGTGGTGGTTTTGATTTAACCGCTAATAGTATTTTAGTTGATACAGCTAAAATGGTAAAGATTGGTATGGTGCTATTAAAAATTAATACAAAATCCAGAAATCGTTAAAACATTACAAGATAATTTACACGAAACAGTTAAAATACTTACTCAATTAATAACGTTACTGAGCAACGAAGAAAATTATATTTAGATTTAATTAGTAAAAAAACCATTTAATTAAAATAAATATTGTAAGTTTGTAAAAAATAACAAAATTATAATAAATTAATTAAATGTCTTTAGAACAAGGAAAAATAATAGCTAATACTAAAAGTATTTTGAAACAGCGACTAAGTTAGGTTTTATGAATGAAAAACTAATGAGTTTTTAGGTGAGGAATTTATTAATGCGCCAGCATCGACGATGGAAAGTTTAAATAATGCATTTACAGGTGGTTTAATTGACCATTTATTAAGAGTAGCATCTTACGCTGTTAAATTTAATACTGCATTACCAGAGAATGAAAGAGTAGACCAAATATCTTTATTAAAAGTTTGTTTTCTACACCAAATTGGTAAAGCTAAAACATTTAAACCATGCGAGTCAAAATGGCATCGTGATAACTTAGGTAAAATGTATGAGTTTATAGATAACTTAACATCAATGCGTGTTAGTGAGAGAAGCGCATATTATGCCTTAGCTAATGGTATTGAATTAAGCGAGGAAGAATTTGCTGCTATTACATTTTCTGATAAAACAGATGATAAAATGGCAGAATACCATAACTCAATGTTAGGTGACCTATTAAAATGGCAACTTTATTTGCTGTTAAACATGAAAAGCAAATAAATAATGGATTTACAATTAAAAATGAATCGACTAATGAAAACCCTGAATATGCAACAAATGGTTCATCAGGGTTTGATTTAAGAACAAACGTACTTGAGTCTGTAACTATTTTACCAATGAAAATAGAAATAATACCAACTGGTTTATTTTTTAACATACCAGATAATCATGAAATACAAATTAGACCTAGAAGTGGTTTGGCTGCTAAATATGGTGTTACGGTATTAAACACACCTGGTACGATTGATGCTGATTATCGTGGTGAAATTAAAGTAATTCTAATAAATTTAGGTGATGAACCATTTATTGTAGAAAAGGTGATAGAATTGCACAAGGAGTTTTGCCTCAGTTTTAAGTCAAACAAAAATAAATCTAATAGAAGTTATCAACTTAGATGAAAATTCTGGACGTGGTACTGGTGGATTTGGTAGTACTGGAGTTAAATAAAAATAATTAGGGTTAGATTAACTTACTATAAAAATAATACATTTTAAAACCCTAAAACGTTAAGACCCACTTTATTGTGGGTTTTTTTGTTTAACTACTTTACTATGTAAATTTTTTGTGTATCTTTATTTAAAATAAATATAATATGATAACAGTCGTATACTGCACGAGAAAATCAAACCCAGAACATATAGAACACTTAAAAAAAGTCTTCTGGGCTTCATAATCACATAGATGTGATAGAAATAATTAATAATGGTGAATCATTAACTAAATGTTATAATCGTGGCTTAGAACAAGCTAAAACTAATATTGTGGTGTTCTGTCATGATGATATAACTATTGAAACAAAACAATGGGGTTCTAAATTATTAAAACAATTTGAAAAAAATCCAACGTTTGGTATTATTGGTGTTGCTGGTTCTAAGTACCTACCAAGTAATGGTAGATGGTGGGAAAACCCTAAGAAAATGTATGGTAGAGTTAAACATACTAATGAAGGTAAAACTTGGTTATCAGCCTATAGTAATGATTTAGGTCAAGAATTAGAATCTGTAGTATCTGTGGATGGGCTTTTCTTTGCTGTTGATAAAACAAAAATAGCAACAAACTTTAATGAAGAAGTTGAGGGTTCCATTTTTATGATGTAACTTTTGTTTTGAAAACTTCCTAAAAGAAGTTGTCATCGGTGTTACTACACTAATTAAGGTTAATCATCAGTCAATAGGTGTTACTAATGAAAATGGGAAGAAAATAGAGTTATTTTTTCTGAAAATTTAAAGATAATCTACCTGTGACCTTACCTAGGATTTTACGTAAGGGTGAAAAATTAAATGTCTTAATTGGGTGTTTAAATTTTAACGGTTATACTGGTTCTGAATTATATGTGTTTGAATTAGCTAAACAATTATTAAAGGAAAACTGCAATGTTAGTATTTGTTCTAATCTTGGGTTACCTTTAGCCGCTTCTGCTAAGAAATTAGGTATTAATTTGTTTAACTTACAAGAACCGCCTGGTTTAAATTGGGTGATGGTAAATGGTTATTAAAATCAACAGAGGGTGACGTTGTTTCAGCTGTTAATACGTTATATAAAGTTAATGATGTTAATTTCGATGTAATACATTTAAATCATAAACCAATAACAGAACATTTATTACGTTTTACCCTAATACTCCAATGGTCTGTACTATACATTCAGAGGTTATTGCGTTAGAAGAACCAGTACTAACACCTGAAATTAAAAAATATATAGCTATTAGACCTGAAATTAAAAAATATATTGTTGATGATTTCAATGTTGATTCAAATTTAGTTGAAGTTGTTTACAACCCTATCGATAATATTAGATTTAAATTAGGACCTGAACAACATAGGGTTAAAAAAAGAATATTGTTTGTTGGTACAATAGATTATTTACGAAAAAATACAATACAAGATTTAGTTAATACTACTAAAGAAAATAATGAAGAATTATGGATTGTTGGTAAAAAAAATGATACGTATCTAGATGATATGGATTAAAGGTCAAGAACATGTAACTTATTTCGAACCAACATCTAACACTGAAAAATATATTCATCAATGTGATGAAACTGCTGGTATTTTATTAGGTAGAACAACAATTGAGGGTTGGTTATGTGGTAAAAAAGGATGGATTTATGATGTTGATTCTAGTGGTAATATTAAAAATAAAACCCTTAATGAAATACCAACAGATGTTGATAAATTTAGAAGTGATATTGTAGGTAAGCAAATAATGGAAATTTATAAATCAGTATTATAATGAGTGCGGTTAAAAAATCCTTGATTGGTAAAAAAAACAGGAACGGCTTCTATGGCATTTGCTAATGTTGAAAAAATGCCTTATCTCAAACAGGTGAACTTATGTCCACTAATATCACACAATCACAACGATTAACTCAAGGTCAAGTTTTAGATTCGCTAGTTAATGGTGAGGTAACACAAGAAGTTATGGACCTTAGATGGCGAACATATAAAATTATGCAAGCCAGTGAATCGTTTACCGCTGAAATAACTGGTTATGAAGCTGATGGTACCCTATTACACTTACTACTAAAATTGATAAGAAAATAGGGTTAAAAGGTATTAAAGTTGATTCTTATGATGATTACAAATTAGAATTAGTTGTTAATAATGATGAAATAACTATTGGTGCTAATGAGGCTATGGATAATGAGTATATTAGTTTAACTAATACTGCCATTATAAATTATGATGATTATGGTAAACCAATTAGTAAGACACATGGTACGATTAATGGTGAAGAATATTTTGCCAGTAGTAAAACTGAAAGACCAATATTAATTATTAGTAATTTAAGTAGACAATTTAATTTAGAGAATTATACCACTAAACTTAATGTTAGGACTATTAATGACACTGAAAACTATTAGAATTTTATGTTAGTGTCTATCCAGACATGTATAATAGAACTAGTAGGTTATTTTTAAGTGAAGTTAAAAAAGCAATTACGTCTAAAAAATGGTTCATCAATTTTAGAGATTGACGAAGTACATTTTATAACTGATAAAACAATTGGTGCTTATGATAATCACCAATACCAATATAACATAAAATCTTTTGATAAAATAGTCGAATTTAATGGTATTATGTGATTAAATTTATCGCAACGCCAATTATTAATGGTTTAGATATTTTAGCTAAACATAGACAACTTGATTTAGAAGAAAGATATAGAACTAAAGAAAAGAAATGAAATTAGATAATAAATTTATAATAATAGTACCAGTATATAATGCAAAAGATTTAATTGTAGAATGTCTGTCATCTATAATTAGTCAAGATTTTGATGATTTAGTGTGATAATCAGGGATGACATATCAACTGATGGTACTAATACCATAATTAACGATTTTTTTTGGTATGAGTGGTGATTTTTGGAAAATTGAATTTAATGGTAAGGACATTATCTATATTCGAAATACCACAAAATTTTACCCAATTGGTAATACGTATGATAGTGTCATTAACTATACCTCAGATGATAACTCAATCATTGCAGTTGTAGATGGAGACGATAGACTATCAAATAGTAAAGCTGTGAATAGAATATCATATGTATATGATACGGAAAATAAATGGTTAGTTTGGTCACAACATAGAAACACCAATGGTAATATTGGACAATCTAGGTCATTACCATCAGATGATGTTATATATAATAACAGAAATTATTGGTCAGTAACTCATTTTAGAACTTCTAAAGCATTTTTATATAAAAAATTAAATAAAACGGATATGATGGACCCATTTGTTGATGGTTCATATTACACATATGCTGGTGATGCGGCTTTTTATTCCATTTATTGAAATGTGTGGTAATGAAAATCATATTTTCTTAATGAGGTTCTTTATGTATATAATAATGAGTTACCTACAAATGAACATAATAAAAGTATTGATAATGCGATGATATATGGTAACTATATAAAAAATAACGGTAATAGGTATAGCAAATTAAGTAATGATATATTGTAATTTAAAAGGTGGATTAGCTAATATGCTTTTCCAGATAGCAACAACAAAATCCATGGCGATTGACTTAGGTGTTGGTTGTAGTTTCCTAATTTGATTTATCAATATAATCTTATGGATTCGGACGATTATTATAACCCAAGATTAAAACATAGTTTTGAATATCAAGAAATGTTTTCTAGATTAAGATACACACAACCGACACAACAATTACCAGTAATACGTTACCCTTTGAGTATCAAGTTTCAGAAACACCAAATGATGAATTTTATATTGATGGGTTTTTCAATGAGAAATATTTTGGTCATAATAAGTTACAAATCAATGAATTCCTTAAAATACCAAAATCAATCCAAACCCATATAACTAAAAAAATATGGTGAAATTTTAAAGGAGAGAACTACTTCTATACACATTAGACGTGGTGATTATGCTAAACTACCAAATCATCATCCGATGTTATCAATGGATTATTATAATGAGGCTATCGAAATATTAAAAAAGACACTGATAAATTTATAATTTTTAGTGATGATATAGAGTGGTGTAAAGATAATTTTAATTTTATAAACCCTATTTACATAGATAGTGAAAAGATTATATTGAGATATACTTGATGGGTATGTGTGATAATAATATTATTGCTAATTCATCGTTTCATTATGGGCTGCAATAATGAACCAAAATGAAAATAAAATAGTGGTTGGACCTAAAATATGGTTCGGACCATCAATAACTTTTAACGCAGTTGATGTGTTACCAGACAATTGGATTAAATTATAAACTATGAAAAAATATATTCTAAAATTGAAGAAGGAAAACTATTACACATAATTAATAGACTAGATGAAATAAATGGTAGAACCGAAATGGTACCAGAAGATAACTTTATTCAATGTGCAACGTTAAAAAATGGAAAAGGGTAAACTTTTCCACCTCATAAACACATTACTAAAGAACGAACTTACCCAGCACAAATAGCTCAAGAGTCTTGGGTTGTAATTAAGGGTAGTGTTAAATGTATTTTCTACGATATTGATGATAGTATAATAGCAACACCAATATTAAAAGCTGGTGATGCTAGTTTCACTTTATATGGTGGACATACATATCAAATTTTAGAAGATGATACTATTGTTTATGAGTATAAAACTGGACCTTATGAGGGTCAAAATTAGATAAGGTATTTTTAAATAAAGATTAAGCATGGAAAAGAAAACAATAGGGTTATTCGGTGGGCGTGGTGGTTTAGGTGAAAAATTAATACCATTATTAAAAGATAAATATAATGTTGTTAGTCCATCCTCAAAATGGTTAATATTACTAATTTTAATGATGTTAAATATTTTTTTGAGTCTAACGATATTGATATTGTTATTAATTTATCTGGATATAATTTTAACTCATTTATACATAAATTAGATGAAAATAGCATATCTGAAATTGATAAAATAATTGATGTTAATATCAAGGGTTGTATTAATGTTGTTACTAATGCATTGATAAAAATGAGAGAGCAAAAATATGGTAGAATAATACTAATTTCATCTGTCTTAGCTGAAAAGGTAACTTTAGGTACTGGTTTATATAGTGCAAGTAAAACATTTACTGATAGTATAACGAAAATGGTTAGCGCTGAAAACATATCTAAAAATATTACTTGTAACAGTTTACAGTTAGGTTATTTCGATGGTGGTATGACAAACAAATTACCAATTAAATTTGCAGAAACAATAAAAGAATCAATAGGGTTAAAACGTTTGGTGATATAGTTGAACTATATAAAACAATTGATTTTTAATTGAAACAGAATACATAACAGGTCAAAATATAAATATTAGCGGAGGATTATTATAATATGGTATTTAAAAGAAGGTATAGATTTATTTGTTGCGGATAATGCACAAATTAAACAACCACATTTAGTTGAGGTTGGTGACCATGTAGCTATAGATGTTGGAGTATATTTAGCTACTGAAGCAATTATTGGTGATTATGTACATATAGCACCATACGTTTGTATAATAGGTGGGGTTAATTCAAAATTAGTTATGGGTGATTTTAGTGGTGTAGCTGCTGGTTCAAAAATTATTTGTGGTAGTGATGATTTTACTAAGGGATGACAAACCCACAAATACCTTTAGAATATAAAGAAACAAAATTTACCACGGTAACGATTGGTAAGTATGCTTGTATTGGGGTTAATTGTGTTATTATGCCTGGGGTTACGATAGGTGAAGGGTCTACAATTGGTGTTAATTCAGTTGTAACTAAAGACACTGAACCTTGGGGTGTATATGTTGGAACTCCAGCTGTATTTGTAAAATATCGTGAGAAAGAAAATATAATTAAATATGGTAATATTATTAAACCAGAATGAGTAAAGTAAAAATAAATATGGTAGGTGGTGGATTTCAACATGATGTATGTTCATCATCTGGAAGTATCCCAAAAGAAATTGAGTGGATTAAAGGCTCTAATTCTGCTGATATATCTATACATATTGATTATGGAGTTATGGAAATTATTCCAGATAAATCAAAGATAAATTATGCTTGGTTATCTGAATCAAAACTATAAACTTATCATTATACCAATGGTGTGTATTTAATGTAAAATATTTAGAGGATAACTATAGGTTACTATTTACTCACGATACTGAATTATTAAAATTATCACCTAAATTTAAGTTAGTTACTTGTAGTGCAAAACCTTGGGTTACAGATATTGGTGTTCACACTAAGAGTAAATTAATATCTATGATTGCATCAAATAAAATTATGTGTCAAGAACACTTATATAGACAAACAATTATAGATAAATATCGTGATAAAATTGACCTTTTTTGGTCGTGGTTACAATGAAATTAAGAATAAAGAAATAGGGCTTAAAGATTACCATTTTCAATAACTATGGAAAATCATACATACCCACTAGCGTATAGTGAAAAAATAAGCGATTGTTTTGCCACAGGGACCATACCAATTTATTATGGTACTGATATGATTGGTGATGTTTTTAATATGGATGGTATTATAATGTTGAATGAAAATTTTAATATCAATGACTTAACACCTGAATTATATTATAATAAAATTGACGCAATAAATGATAATTACAACAGGGTTATCAATATGCCAGTTGCTGAAGATTACATATTTGAAAATTATATAAAATGAAAGAAGTAAAATACACAAGTTGGCCACTAGGACAAGTACCTAAGAGTTACAACGACCAGAATTAGATAGATTAAAAGAATTAGGGTATAATTGGTCAGACCCAAGAGATGTTATAAATATGTTTGAAGAAAAGTCGCTAAATTTGCTGGTAGTAAATATGCTGTAAGTATCGATTGTTGTTCACATGGTTTATTTTTATCTTTAAAATATTTGCAACATATTGGCGAATTAAATACAAGTGTTGAACTTGAAATACCTAAAATGACTTATGTGTCAGCACCTATGCAAATTATAAACGCTGGTAATAAAGTAACCTTTGAAGACTTAGAATGGTCAGGTGTCTATCAATTAAAAGGTTCTAGAGTTTGGGATGGTGCTGTTAGATGGACCAAAGATATGTATGTTGGTCTTGACGCTTTACAAGTAGTTTCATTTCAAATAAAAAAAAGGATACCGATTGGAAGGGTGGTATTATATTAACTGATGATTTTGAGGCGTATAAATGGCTTAAAATGGCATCTTACGATGGTAGAGACTTAAATCTCCCATATACCGATGAAAACCATGTCCAAATGCTTGGTTACCATATGTATATGACACCAGAAGATGCGGCTAGAGGTATTATAATAATCGATACAGTTCCAGACATTAATCCAGATACTGGTAATAGTAAAACGTATGTTGATGTAGAAAAATAATGGAAAGAATTTACTTTTCTAAAATTAATTAGTAAATTAAAATATGAAAAGAAAAAAGCATTTATTACAGGTATCAATGGTCAAGATGGGTCATACTTGGCAGAATATTTAATATCATTAGGTTACGAAGTACATGGTATAGTAAGAAGAAACTCAGTTTCTGAAAACCAACAAAGTAGATTAGGTGATGAAACCAGAGATAATCTAAATATATACTATGGTGACTTATTAGACCAAGGTTGTTTAGAGAGATTATTGGATGATATTCAACCAGATGAAATTTATAACTTAGCAGCGCAAAGTCATGTTAGGATTAGTTTTGATGTTCCACAATTTACCGTTCAAACTAACGCAATTGGTGTGTTGAACATATTAGAAGCTTATAGACGTTCTTGCCCTACTGCTAAATTTTATCAAGCTAGTTCGTCTGAAATGTTTGGAAACTCTGTTGATGAAGATGGTTTTCAAAGAGAAAGTACAGCTATGTCACCAGTAAGCCCTTATGGTTGTTCTAAAGTATTTGGATATAATATTGTTAGACATTATAGAAACGCCTATAAATTACATGCGTGTAATGGTATATTATTTAATCATGAATCACCAAGACGTGCATCTAATTTTGTAACAAATAAAGTGGTTAAAACAGCTGTTGAAATTAAATATGGTATTACTGATAAATTAGAATTAGGTAATATGGACTCTTATAGAGATTGGGGTCATTCAAAAGACTATGTTAAAGCTATGCATTTAATGATAAACCACACTGAACCTGAAGATTTTGTAGTATCTACAATGACTACACATTCAGTTAGAGAAATGGTTGATTATGTGTTTAAAAGATTAGGTATGGATTATAGGGATTATGTTACACAAAATCCTAAGTTTATGCGACCAGAAGAATTAAAATACCTTAAAGGTGACTCAACAAAGATTAGAGAAACATTGGGTTGGAAACCAGAATATACGTTTGAAACTTTAATGGATGACATGGTTGATAGTTGGGATGAAATAATTAGTAAACGAATTAAATAATATGATAAAAAAAGCTACAAATTCTGTATCTAAAACTGGTACTACGAAAACGACTAAAGATAAAAGAATGACAACAATCTTCAAGTGTCAAAACCTAAAGGTGTTGTAGATTTAAAAAAATATGTTAGCTATGCATGATTTTAAATGCAAAACTAAAACACAAAAGATTTAATCATCGCTATTAATGGTAAAGAGATTATTATATCTGCTGGTGCCGCTGGTGTTGGTAAATCATACGTGTCAATAGCTAGGGCTATTGAATTACTTAGAAGTGATGATAATAAATTTAATAAAATTATCATATCAACACCGATAGTTGAAGCAGATGAAAATTAGGTTTCCTACCTGGTGATATGCGTGAGAAAATGGACCCTTATCTATCGTCGTCGTTAGATATATTCGATAAACTTATCGGTAAAACAAATAGACTTAAACTAGAGGAAATTGGGGTGTTAGAAGTACAAGCATTGGCCTACATTAGGGGTAAATCAATTGATAATACAATATTAATAATGGAAGAAGCTCAAAATATGAGTCCAGCCCAAATGAAAACACTCTTAACACGTATTGGTGAACATAGTAAATTTATCATTTCTGGTGATTTAGACCAATCAGATAAATATAGAGATTACACTAAAAGTGGTTTATATGATGCTATGACTAGACATAAAAACATTACAGATATTGGATTTGTTGTGTTTAGCGATGCTGATATTGTTAGAAACCCAATAATTAAAAAAATTATCGCTAATTACCCAAGATTAGATGCAACACCTATAGTTGTAAAAGATAAAAAATAATCACACCCATTATTATAGAAGAAAAACCTTTAAAGACAAATTTTTATCTATTTTTAAAAAAATCATTTCTTTTCTTTACTTATACTCATATAACCATTAAATTGGTTATATGAAGATAGGAATTAGCATTAACGAGGTTTTAAGGGACTACATTGGTCAAATAACGTACACTTACGATAAATATATCGCTGATAGTAATATCAAAGAGGGTGATGTTACAAATTTTAATTTATTAGAATTTTTAAATTTGAAAATATTGATAAGCTTAATATGTTTCTTTATACTGAAGCATCATTAGAAATTTTCGGACATGCTGACCAATTATCAGATGGTTTAATTAACCATTTTAATATATTTTAGGTGAAATTAAAGATGAAGAAGAACACCAAATAGAGTTAGTTAGTCGAGAGGTTGAAAAGCAATCCCTCAACTTTCTTCTTTCTATCCAAAACTGGGTGTAAAATTGAAAATATTAGATTTGTTACAGATTACGCTAAAAAATGGGATGGTATAGATGTCTTAATAACTGCCAATCCTAAAGCTTTAGAGTCAAAACCTGAAGGTAAAATAAGTATTAAAGTTAACGCATCTTACAATAAAAATGTTTCAGCTGACTATGAAATAGATTCACTTTTAGAATTTATGAAAAATGAAGAATTTAGAAACAAAATATTAAATACAAAAATAACAAGTTACGAAGAAATTTAAAAATATGATAGAATTTGGTGGTATAATATATAGTATAGATATTGACGTGTTAGAAAATATTATTAGTGCAAAATTAGATGAAACTAAAGTAGTTGAAATACACAAAAAAACATATCTAGATGAAAATACCAATATAATTAGTATAGAGGTTAATGAGATTATGACAGAAAGAATTAGAGAGGTTAATGCGGCAAAATACGATATACTTAGAACAATGTTAGATGTTGTATTAGATGTTACAGAAGAAATTGATGAAACATTAGGTGCGGAAATGGGGTTAGAAAAATCTTCATTATCATTTAAAATAGCTTTCAATACACTTTATGAGTATGGAATAATAAAAGGAAAATAATAAAAATACAAACTTATATAAGAGTTAATAAAATTAATAAATAAAAAATGGAAGAACAAAAAAACAAATGGAAGAACAAAAAAACAAATTGAAAATACTTTAGCTGTTTTAAATAATAAAGAATTTAAAATGTATTTTTTACTTTAGATACTAAGGGTAACCCTACTGCTGGTATTGCAAATATTTATGAGCATGTAAAGTTACTTAATGAGTTAGGTTACAATGCAACTATCTTACATGAAAAATGATTATCAACGTATTGGTGATGAAAATGCTAATGGTATCAATGAATGGTTAGGCGAAGAATACGCTAATTTACCACACGCTTCAATTGAGGGTGAAGGGTTAAATGTTGGACCAGCTGATTTTATCATTATACCAGAAATTTTTTCAAACATTATGGACCAAGTTAAAGTTTTCCATGTAGAAAAATTGTTCTATCTCAAAGTTATGATTATTTATTAGAATTATTACCAGTTGGTAAAAGATGGAATGTTGATTACGGATTCAATGATGTGATAACGACTAGTGCTAAACAAGCTCAATATATTCATAATCTTTTCCCATCTATAAATGTACATTTAGTGCCTGTATCGATACCAGATTATTTTAAGTCTAGTGATAAACCTAAATTACCAATTGTTGCGGTACACACTAGAACACAAGGTGATGCAGCTAAAATTGCTAAATCATTTTATTTACAATATCCAGCTTATAAATGGGTTACATTTAAAGAATTAAGAGGGTTATCTAGACCTGATTTCGCAACTGAGTTAAGTAAATCTTGTTTGGCTGTATGGGTTGATGATGTTTCAGGTTTTGGAACTTTTCCAATTGAAGCGTTAGAGTGTGATACTCAATTATTGGTAAAATTCCTAACTTAATTCCAGAATGGATGGAAACTGTTAATGAAGAAGGACAAACAGCTATTAAAATAATGGTATTTGGACAAACACAACACTTAATATCCCAGAATTAATCGCAACATATTTAAAAGTATGGTTAGAAGATGCTGTACCAGCTGAACTATTAAAACAAATGGGTGAAAGTAAAGGTCAATATACATCGGAAAAACAAAAGAAACTTTAAATACTGTCTATGGTGCGTTAGTAGGTAATAGAATCGCTGAATTTGAACACATGTTAAAATTAACTAGTGATGAACTTGCAACTACCGAAGTTAAAACTATTGAGATTTAATGAAAAAATATTCTTAGGTGGAACTACTAATAAATCTGATTGGCGAGATATTTTAATAAAAAAATTAAAATAGAGTATTTTAATCCAGTTGTTAGTGACTGGGATGATAATGCACAGAAAGAAGAAATAAAACAACGTAAAACTGTGATTATGTATTATATGTAATCACACCAAAATGGAAGGTGTTTACTCAATAGCTGAACTAATTGACGATTCGAATAAACGACCAGAAAAACAATTTTCACGTATCTACTAGATGATGATGGTAAAGAATTTAACAAACATCAAATAAAATCTTTAGATATGGTTGGTAATATGGTTAAAGAAAATGGTGGTAAATGGTTTAAAATCTAGAAGAAATTTCTGATTTTGTAAACTTTAATAAAAATTTAGAAATTAACAAATAAATAAAAAAAATATGAAAGAATTAAATAATATTAGTGTTATACTTCCTGTTCACGAATTGAACGATGAGACAAAAAATTATTTTTTTAACGCAGTAGAAAGTGTTAAAACTCAGAATACTAGACCAGATAATTTAATTATTGTGGTACCTAAAGATAGTGAAGTAGAAAAATACGTGTTAGGTTTTGATTATGGTGATTACACTGTTACTGTTGCTTCTAATCCAGGTTTAACCGATTTTGCATCGCAAGTTAATTACGGTGTTAGTGTTGCGAAAACAGAATGGGTTAGTGTATTAGAATTTGATGATGAGCTTGCAAATATTTGATTAAAAACGTTATCACCTATCAAAAGCACATGAGAATATTGATATCTTCATGCCAATCATTGTTGATGTTGATAATCAAAACCAATTTGTTGGTTTTACAAATGAAGCTGTATGGGCTGCTAGTTTTCAGATGAATTAGGTATCTTAGACAATAATGCTTTATTAACATATCAAAATTTCAACACCGATGGTATGGTAATTAGAAAATCAGTTTATGAGGAAAATGGTGGGTTTAAACCTAGTATTAAATTGACATTTATTTATGAATTCTATTACGTATGACATTCAAAGATGTTAAAGTTATGGTAATCCCTAGATTTGGGTATAAACACGTAAACCAAAGAGAAGAATCACTATTCGCAAATTATAGAACTAATATGGACCCGATTGAGGCTAAATGGTGGTTAAGTGTTGCTAAAAAGAATATTACTTCTAATGATAGAAAAATAACATATGAAGCTCAAAATGTATAAATGGTTAATAAACGAGGACGAAAAGAACAAATGAAATGTACTTTGGTCCAAACGAGGAAGAAGCTGTAATAAAATTTTTAAGTTCTAGATATGTAGAGACTGTCGATTTAATTGCTAATAAACATATAACGATTACCCATAAATTAGGTAAAGACGTTGTTGTTAGTGGTAGTTATACCATACCAAATGAAAACTGGTATGGTACCGATAGTAAATTTATAACAATTGATATTGATATTTTAACATCAAACTTAACTGATACGTCTTTAGATATAATGTCAGTGGAAGATATCGTAGGCGCTAATGTTATCATAAGTGACGATATATTGAGAAACACCATTTTAACGAATGGTTAAAAGCCCCGTTAGATAAAATGATAGAGGCGATTATTAGACGTTATAAGTTATATAGAAAAGGTGAGACATTCGAAGAACTTCATGGTGATACTGTATCATTTTTAATGACTAAAGTACATAAATTTAAACCTACTTTAAATAAAAAAGCGTATTCTTATTTTGGAACAATATGTAAAAATTATATACTAGGTCTTTTAATTAAAGACGAAAATATATGAAACAAAATTCATCGTATGAAGATATTTCTTCATACATTGAAGAACGTGATGATTTAATATATTATATTGATGATGACGAGTTTCTATGGATGCATTTATTAAAAAAATATCTGATGGTATTAAAACAGAGTTAGAAGATGTTAATTTACCAACAAAAAAGAGGTTAAATGAGAATGAGAAAAAAGTTGGTTATGCATTGGTTGAAATTTTAGAAAATTGGGAAAGGGCTTTTCAATCTATGGAAGGTGGTTCTAAATATAATAAAAATTCGGTTTTAGAAACAATGAGAAATTATACCAACTTGTCAACTAAAGATATTCGACTATCTATGAAAAGGTTTAAAGATTTATACGAAGTGTTAAAACAACATGGTTTATAGAATTTTAAAATAAAAGATTTTACGGGTATTTATAGTAAATAACAATAACTTAAAACTATTAAAATGCCTAGAAAAGAAAACAAGATATAAGAGTAAATTCTAATGACTCATTAGAAGGGTTAATGCAAGAAACGTATAGTGATGCTTGTTTACAAATAACGGATAGTCAAATTGGTATCAACCAATTAACACTAACACTAACGCCAGATGGTGTTGACGATATAACTAAAATTGCAAAAGAAAAAGTTAACTTTTAAAGTTAAAGATTCAGCTATTAAAATTAAATTAGAGATAGCTAAACTACAAAGCGATATACTTAAAAATAGAGGTGATGTTGACGTTACAGTAAAAGAAAGAAGTGAAACTGGTTCAGTGCTTGATGGGTTTAACTCAATTAGAGCGATGTTTAAAGACCCAAAAAATAATGAAGATATCGCAGAAGAATAATGTCAATACAAAGCAAAAAGAGAGAAACGTACAGTAAAATAGCTTCAAGTAAAACACTTGCAAACGCTAATAAAAGAAAAATAGAGTCGTTAGAATCTTTAATAATAAAAAGGTAAAATAGTTGACTATCTAACTGATGTTATTAGCCTTTGGTTGGTTTTATTGTATTAGTTAATGCTATTGTTGATACCTTAACTTTTATTTAGTTAGAATCGAAAAGAAATTAAAAAAGGGTTAAAAAGTGAGTTAAAAATAATCACTAGTTGTGGTGTTAACCCAAGTTTACCAGTCTTTTAAAGTCTACTGGTAATGGTATTGTTATAGATGTTTCTAAGGTTGATTTTTTTGATATATTTAAAATTGACCCAACAACAAAATCTGGCCAATTAATATACAATGATACTACTAACCAATTAAGTAGTACAGATTTTAATACTTTTATGTATGCTGTGATTCAAAATGATGGTACTACAAATACTTGGTCTAGTAATGGTAAAAATATATTAGACATTAGATTTGATTCTATTGGTACAACCACAAGACCAAATAATAGTTTAACAATAAAAGCTAACGTTAGTTATGATAATAAAAAACTAACAGATTTAAATAATGATTTTATTGATAGTTTGACACTATTCAACTCTAAAGAAATTGTGAATAGAATAATCGATAGCATATACGGTTCAATATCATTTACAGTTAATAAAAGTAAAAAACAATTAATTAATGAAGCTAAGATAAATACTGTTATTAATAAACTAATTGACGCTGACGCTAATGAACAGATTACAGATGATTTTTCACGTTTACTAATGATGAAACAGCTAAACATGGTGAACTAGCAACGCTAAGACAACAGGGAATACATAAAATAAACCTTTCAAACCAAATCGATGCTTCAGTCCCTGTAAAATTATTAAATAATTTTACAGATGAAATGAATGTTGCTCAAAGTATAACAAATAATGGGAATCATTAGCTGCGCAAAAGATATAATAGCCTCAAATTTAAATAAAATGGCTGAAGCTACAACAGCTAAATTAACACCAATTCTACCAATACCTAGTAATTTACCTAATTTACCAAAAATGCCAAGTATATCAGCATTACCAGATAAAGCCACGGTAAAATTAAACTTTGCTTCTGATATATTTAAAAATTTAACAACTACAATTGTTAGTACTACAATATCACCAAAGGTCATCATGATATTTTTAATTAATTTAAAATAATTTACGGTGAAGATGCTGTTTATGAAGATGGTGTTGATTTTATAAAGAAAAATAAAACATATTTAAAAGTGTTATTAGAAGTATATCTAAAGTTATTATTGCAAAATTAATGCGATTAGCGTTAAAAGAAATAGCTAAATTAATGGTTAAGGTAATAATTAAAAGGAATACCGAGAAAACTAAACAAAGAAAAGTCAAGTACTTTCATTAAGTGGTCAAAATCAAGAAACATTAAATAACCTTAAAATATAATGGACACAACAAAGATAGATGAAAATATTGGTAACGATTCGATAGACTCTATAGATGGTGTATTAAATACCATCTTAGCAGCTTTACAGTACCTAATATACCAATAGCGCCACTACCACCGCCATTAATATTATTAGGTTCAAATTTAAGACCAGGGCTATCATCAGAATCAATTTTATCTAGAATATAGACAATCAGAAGCTGGTATAGTAACTGGTGACGTATTTGCCGATGGGCCAAACACTAGTGAGGCTATGATATTAATAATAATTGAAGAGGTAATTAACGCTTTATTAAATGAGTCGGTAGTGAATGTTGTAATACCATTAGGTATTGGTGTCACTACTACTGGTGTTGGTAACTTAGGCGCACCAGTTATTTCTTTAGGTACAACAACAACCTTAGGAATTGGTAATGGAATAATCAGGTAATAAAATAAACGCTATGAATGATTTAATGAATAAATCGAATAATGAAATTTTATTTGAGATAAAACAACTAGAAGCAGCGCATGAAGCGGTTAAATTAAAGATGCTTAAAAATTATGATACTATGGTCGAGTTAGAAAAAAAAATTCGATGAGGCAAATAAAATATTAACTAAAAGATTAAAAGGTGAATAAATGATAAACTCTGGTAACAATAAAAATATAACTGGTAGGGATAGTGTATACGCATCTACAGATAATTATAAACATGTTTTATATGGTGAGGTTATTTCCGTTATTGACCCACAAAACTTAGGTAGGATAAAAGTAAGGATTAAAGGTGGTACTGGTTTGGGTGGTGACGATGGTGTTTTAGATAATAAATTACCATGGTGTTTTCCATTAATGCCTAAACATTTTTCAGTACAACCTAAGAATAATGAAACCGTATTAATACTTACGTTTAGTCGTGATAAACAACATACTGATAGATTATACATTGGGCCAATAATCTCGCAATCTCAAAAATTAGGGTTTGATTCTTATAATGGTAGTGGTTTAGCTGGTTTTAGTTTTGGAACGCAAGCCGCTAATATTGATTTAAATACTATACCAGAATTAAAGGGTGTATTCCCAAATCCTAGTGATGTGTCTATGGAAGGTAGAGATAATACAGATATAACTCATAAAAATAATGAAATATTAATTAGGGCTGGTAAATTTATATCTTCACCAATAACAAATATAAACCCTTTTAAATTTAATAGTTTAACACAGGCTTTTATTCAAATTAAAATGATGTTAATATTAGTGTTAAAAACGATGTCATAGATAAAGGTACCGTTACTAATATAGTTGCTAATAAAATAAACTTAATAACACATAAAGAAGGTACACCTAGATTCAACGTGACTAATAATGAAAATTTAATTAGTGATTCTGAGCTAAGTAAAATATTATCATCCGAAATTGATGGTGGTGCTCATAGATTACCATTTGGTGATGTGTTATTAGAGTATTTAAAGTTATTAAAAGAGGCTTTATTTTCACATGTTCATAATGGTAATGGTAATACCGCAACAGATTTAACATCATCTGGTAATAAACAAGCTTTGACTGAATTTAAAGCTAAAGCTGAGAAATTAGAAAAGAAATGTTATCTAATAATATCAGGATTAATTAAAATGATTAGTAAATTTTTTATTTTATTAAGATATTTATAATAAAATAAAAAATGGTAATCAGAACATACTTCAATAAGAATAATACAATAGTTAAAACCAAACAGTAAATACAGGTTTAAACCCAGTAAGTGAAATATATTATGGTGGTTATAATGGTGTTGAACAATATAGTAGATTTTATTCAATTTTGATGAATCTAGACTTATGGGTTTATATACTGGTGGCACATATACTGACTTATCTAAACTTACGCATACACTTAGATTAACAAACACTGGTTCATTTGATAATCTATTAAATGGTACTATGGTTGGTAAAAATAGAACTTCTTCATTTGACCTTATAACGTTTAAAATAAATCAAAATTGGGATAATGGTGTTGGATATGATTATAGTATTTGTGATAGTAATAACGCTGATTGTGCTTACTCTAATAGCCCATCAAATTGGGTTGAATCTGGTACTGGACAAGCTTGGCTTAACGGTAGCGGTGTATATTCTGGGACCCATCAAGTATAACAATAGCAACACAACATTTTGACAAAGGAAACGAGAATATCGAAATGGACATTACTGAATACGTTAATAGTGTACTAACTGGTAATACTAATTATGGTTTAGGCATAGCCTTTAATAGAGGTTATGAGTTACTGAATACACCATGTCTTAAATATGTTGGGTTTTACTAATAACACTCAAACATTTTATGAACCATATATTGAAACAAAATATGATAATCATATTATTGATGATAGAAATAACTTTATATTAGATAAATTAAATAAATTATACCTATATGTTAATGTTGGTGGTAATCCAACAAACTTAGATGCATTACCCACTGTTATTATTAATGGTGATTCTTTATTAACACCACAAGTTAATCATATAACCAAAGGCGTATATTCGGTAGATGTCTTAGTTAGCAGCCTATCTGGTATGGTAAATACCATTTGGACAGATGAATGGTCTGGTATTATAATAAACGGTGTTAATAGACCTAATATAACGCTTGATTTCGTACTAAAAGACTCTATAGAGTATTACTCTCTAGGTAGTGCTGACTTATTACCTAAGAAGGTAGCTATATCAGTTGGTGGTTTACATAATAAAGAAAGATTAAACGTGGTGATATTCGTAAAGTAATAGTATCTGCTAGAATACCGTATACCTGTAGAGCAGACACAAATAATTAGTGGTTTAAAATATAGGTTATATGTTTCTGAGGGTTCTGCAGAATTAACTGTAATTGATATGGAGCCAATTGAAATGACAAATAACCACTATTATTTCTTATTAGATACTGATAGTTTAATACCTAATACTTATTATTTAGACATATTAGCAACTTCTAACTTAGAAGTTACAACACTTAAAAAGTAGTACAATTCGATATTATTAATCAAGTGGATTTACGTAAGTCTCAGTAATATGAAAAAATTAATAAAAAAACTACTAAGAGAAGAAATTTCTAAATGTGTTCAGTTATTCCCAACTGACGAAGTTATTAATTATATTAAAAATTTTGACTCAGACGAACAGTTATTAAGAAGTGGTGGTTTACCTACTATTATTCTTGATAGATACGCATTTGGGTTTTCAGAAAAGATATAACTGAGTTACATCCATCTAAAATTGCAATAAAATGGCGTGATGATTTAGAAAATGTTATCTGGGAAGTTAAAAAAGCGGTTTAACTCCAAAAAATGGAGTGAGAAAATAAATTTAAGCGAACCAATTGATATATCGTATGAATCTAATGGGTATGGATTAAAATTCTATTTAGAAGATGGTCATCATAGGTATTTTGCAGCTAAAACATTAAATAAAACTTTAAACGTAAACTTAGAGATAAAGGCAAACCCTATAACTAAAATAACTAATAAACTTGGTTATGATGAATTTCATAGATGTCTATTCAAACAAATTAAACAAAATGAAAAATTAATTAAAGTGCTACTTAGGAATCTTTACTTGATGAAGAAATGTTATCCTTAGAACATCTACCACAAGAAGTTGCATTATTTGTAAACCCAGGTAACTATACCCAGATAATTTTAATAGACCCATCGAGTAATGTTGTTTACGGTATGTTAGATGCTGAAGATTATGGTAAATATTATGGTGTTGGTGGTGTTGCTGCTGAAAAGGTTTTGGACCATATATTTATGAATTAATGATGATGTTACTAAATATTAAGGGTAAGGGTTTAATGCCAAATAGAGAAGGTGATATAAGAAAGACTGCGTTAAATGTTTGGTCTAAATTCTATTCTAGAGATGATGTTAAAAAGAAACTATCGAACCAATTAATTCAGATAAAACTATAAATAAAATTATAGTGTTTCTATTTTAAATAAAATAGATTTAACTTTTAATAATGAAGAAGAATTTATAGATTATTATTCAAGTTTAAACGAAGAAGATAAAAAATATTATCGTTATTCAATACAATTTATACTATGCAACCAAACGCACAATTTAGTACTTTAATAAATAGAGGTTTAAAATATGAAAACGCTGGTTATTTATTAAAAGACGCAGTAAAATTAGCTAATAATTATTTTAGTCGAAAATACAGAAATGTTTAAATTTTAAAATTACTTGACTTTTGTAATATTACATATATTTATATTTACGTTAACTAACGTATTAGTCCCGACCATTAAAACGGTTCAGAGTTTAGATAAACAAAGGTATTGGTACACAAAAAAAAAAAGTTAAAAATGAACTACACACAAACAATTGGGGTCCGATGACTCCTACAGCAAATCTAGCTGTGAATAAATCTAGACTTAAAGTCTATAACCCAAATTTCGATATGCCAACTTATTACCTACAAAAGGTCAAGAATTTGCGATAGAGTTATTCAATCCTTCAAAAAAAATAATATTAGCTAAAATTTCATTAAATGGTGATTACATATCACAAGGTGGTTTGGTGTTAAAACCTGGCCAACGTGTTTTTTTAGACCGTTATTTAGATGTCCCTAAAAATTCTTATTTGATACTTATGAAGTTAGTAAGTCAAAAGAAGTTGCAAAAGCGATAGCTGATAATGGTGATTTTAAAGTAGAGTTCTATACTGAAAAGAGACTAATATTAAATAATATACTAACAACTACTAATGTCGTACATAGCGGTTCATTCGGTGGTGGTATATTAAGAGGTGCAAGTTTTGTCCCATTAAATGGCAGTTCTAGCACCAACGTATATAATGGTGGTTTAGTTAATACGACATTCACAACTAACAATAGTTCATTCACCACAACTAACGTAACACCTAGTGCTTATTTTAGTTCGGCAAATTTAAACCCATTAATGGATTTAAATGAGTTAGATGAACTATCAGTTAAAAGCGCTTCAAATAGTAAATCTATTGAAACTGGTAGAGTTGAGAAAGGGTCTAATTCTGACCAGAAAATAAAACTAATTGATGCAGAATTTAGTACTTACCCATTTCACACCATCAAATATAAAATGTTACCTATATCTCAAAAAATAAACACTACTGAAGATATTAATGTAAAAGATATTGTACAAATTGTGGTGCCAAATTAGGTAAGACAGATAAATTCTGCTCGTCTTGTGGTAATAAAGCATAAAAAAAAAAATAAAGTTAACGTAAAAATAAAAACCAAATATTAAGTTATTTGGTTTTTTTATGTATATTGTAAAAATATTAATTAAAATAAATAAAAATGTCAAAAACAACACAGAAAGAAAGAGTTTTAAACGCTATGGCAAATGGTAGAACAATTAGCCCATGGTATGCGATAGAACATTTAGGTAATACTAGATTAGCTGCAACAATTTTTACTTTAAAACAAGATGGTCATAATATATCATCTGAAACGGTTAAAAGTAAAAATAAATTCGGTGACGAGGTTAGCTATTCAATTTATAAATTAATCCAAGATTAATACGGTTGAATAAGTTAAAGATTAATATTTAAATTAAGTTTATTAACCTTAAATATTTTATTTAGGGTTAATAAATCTGTAATTATTATTTCACCGTTTATATTAGAGCCTATCCAACAATAAATTATTTTGTTTATTGTTAATATTTTGTAATATGATACTGGTATTTTAATTCTAGATTTAGGTAAGTATTTAATATTATTATTATCATATATTACACCAGTAATTACTACATCTTTTTTATATTTTCTAATAGTGTCATAAACGCTATTTTCTAACCTGCCCATTTACCTCTATTAAACCCAGCTAATTGTGGTGCTTGATTATATAGGCTAAACGAATTATGGTTAGTTACCTTGTCATAAGATGTAATATCTGATGGTGTTAAATGACCTAAATCATAACCACTAAAACGATAGTATTTTCTATCATAAGTATTGTAGGTATCAGAATACCAATTATCATCTCTAACATGGGTAAGTTTATTAAGGTTATCATATGTTATCACATGCACAGAGACTAATGATAAGGTATCGTTACTTAAATATAATGTTATGTCACCATGATTAATTTTAGTCCGTTAGAAGTCTTTATTTTAAGTTGTGAGTAAATATTAGTAAAGCTAACATTAATAGTAGTAAAGTTATTTTTTCATTTATAAATTCTTTAATATAAATATCAATATAAAACGAAAAAACCTAGATTTCTCTAAGGTTTTTTGTTTATATAAGAAAGATATTTGATTATCTTAATTCGTTCATATCGAAAGTTACAACACCATCAACTCTTACGTGACCGTAGAATCTATTGTTAACAACTTTTTTAGCGTATCTTGTCATAATTCCTTTAACTGGCGCAAAGTTAAATGGGTTGTACATTGTTGGAGTCAATTGCAATGGCACGTATGGAGCATAGATATACCCAGTGTCTAACAATGATTTTCCTTTGTGTCCAACGATGATAGAGTAGCTGGAGCATAAGGGTCACGGTACACTTGGTAACGTCCACTCAATGAACCGATTCTTTCAATACCCATGTTATAACTATCTTGTTCTGGGTTAGCATCACTTACGTGGAAGTATTCTAAATCATCAAAGATAGCAGAGATTTCAGAAGAAACTACGATAAAGTTAGCACCACCTCTAAGAGTAGATTTGTGGATTTGTGCTGAAGTTTGGTTAACTTTAGTAATTAAAGTTTGGTTCCATTCTTTTTTGCGTGTATGGGTTAGCTGAAGTTGCAGCTTTTCTCCATCCATTATAATCCCATCTCAATTGCCATGCAGCAGCTTTACGGATATCTCTAAGGATTTCACGGTCAATTTCAGCAGCAACTTGTTCTGATAACATTGCAGTTAATTCAGCTTCAGCATCGATGTTATGGAATGCACTAACGTCTTGAGCAAGCTCTGGAGACCAAGTAGCACGTAATTTTCTTTCTTCAACAGATACAACAACCTCATCTAATTTGAAGATACTTCTCCCATTTCAGTTTCAAGTTCTAATGTTGCATAGTTAGCCCAAGCAGCTGTGAAAGTGAATGCAGATGCAGTTGTAGCAGAAGCTCCAATATAACCATCATAAGACGCAACACCAGCATTTCCAACAGGGTGAGTAATATCTAATCCTAAGTAACAAACACCTGTAGCATCAGTTAATGATTTAGAACCAGATACGATACCTTTACCATATTGTTGAGTAACAAGTCTGAAAGGAACTTCTTTACCAGCAGCAACAATAGTATTACCATCTCTATCTTTAATATCATTAGTAGTCAATACGTGAAGTGAAGCTAAGAATGATTCAGTATCCATTTGGTTACCATCAGCACCTGTCATAACTTCTCTACCATTGGTTGTAAGACCAGCAGAAAAACCAGAAACACCTAAGATAATTTGTCTAACAGAACCATCAGTTGCAGTAGCTAATACTGTAGTACCATTAGTTATTTGAGTATATTGACCATCATTCCCTAAAGCCCATTTAGTTGGAGCTGGGTCAGCCATAATAGTCATTGTACCTTTAGAGTTATCAAATAAACCATCATTGTAGAACGCATCGTACAAGTTTTTAGCTTGCATTTGAGTAATAGGCTGATTAGCTTTAGTTGAAGCAACTGGCAATGCAGCAGCAGTTGGTACACCATTGTGTAAACCATTTAATCCTGTGTGTGCAGAATATGTAGTACCATAAGCACCATCTCCACCATTAGCAGCATAGTTGTTACCCATTACACCCAATGCATCAACACGTGATGAAGTTTGTGGAACGAAGAAGAACAATTTACCAATTGGCATGTTCATAGCTTGTACAGATACGATATCGTTAGCTAATAATTTAGAGAATACTCTACGTACAATTGGGAAAACAACAGTTTCGAAAGAACCTGAATTGTTAGCAGTTGTAGATTCGCTTAATAATGTTGACGCTTGGTTTTCATATAATTGAGCGATATTTTCTTTTACGTGTCCTTTAAGACCTTCCAAGAAACCTAATGAATCCCATTTTGATTGGGTTTCTAAACGAATAACTTTCATATGGTTCATACCAATATTTCCAACCATTCCACTTGTTAATAAATGTGACATATTTTTTTTGTTTTATTTAATGTAATCTTATTTTAATTTTTTTAACCAACTCTTTTCATCAAATCGATGATTCTTTTGGTTGATGGGTCAACATATGCAGTATTTTGATTTAACTGTTTTGAACTACTAGTAGCACCCTCTTTAATAATTTTGTTTTCTACTGATTCGATAATTGGTTTTCTAGAAGCCAATCCGTTACTAATAGATTTATAAAGATTTTTTGATTCGATTAAATTCGAAACCTCTTCGTCAAATCTTCTGATAATTTCTTTTTTCTCAGCTTGTGTTGTAGAATTTTCTTCTAAGATTCTTACAACGTATGTAAGGTTCGAATTAAACACTACAGTTTCAACTAATTTTGTTCTGAATTCTTTTAATGCAATTCTAAACTCATTATTTTCAACTCTTAAACTCTTCGCTTCTGTTTGGATTTTTTTAGCCTCACTTAATAAATTATTATATTTATTTGTGATTTCTGAAATTACAGCTTTTGATTTTTATTCTCATTAACTTTTTCACCATCCATTGAAGATTTACCAAAACCTAAATGAGATGAACCGTTTCTTCTAGCACCTTGAGCACCAGCATGACCGTTTACATTTCCTATGTTTTCTTCCAATTCTTCTTCTTCTTCTTCAGCAGATTCTTCTTCAGATTCTTCGCTTTCACCTTCTTCAGATTCTTCGCTTTCACCTTCTTCTTCATCACCCATTTCGATTTCATAATCAACACCATCATCCTCAGCATCTTCTTCACCACCAAATTCACTATCTGATACACTATCAAATTCCTCAGAACCATCAAGTTCTAATTCACCACCAAGTTCACCACCTAATTCGTCAGCTGAAGCACCAGCAGAACCACCATCTTTAAGATTAATAATGTATTCTCCAGGTTCAGATACATTCATATGAATCTGGTCACCCACGATTTCAATTTCATCTTCTCCACTTAATTTTTGTAAATTGCAATAACGTCATCATCAGATGATGCTGTCATATCCATTTCGTCTCCACCAAACTCACTTGAGTCCATCCCCATTTCTGGGTCCATTCCTGTATCTAGGCCCATTTCTGGTCCTACTTCTTCAGAGTTCTCAATGTCTTCTAAATCATCAGATGGTCCATCTAAACCAAGTTCTTCATCATCACCAATTTCTGGTCCAACTTCTAAACCTGTTTCATCACCTTCTAAATCTTCTTCCTCATACTCTTTTCCATAAGAGATTCTTTTACCACACTATCAATTTCTTCTTTAGCAACGCTACGAAGTATTTCTTTTGTGTTGGCATTTAGAGCTTCTTGGATTTTTTTAATATCCAACATCGCATCTTCAAGTATTGATTTTTTTCAGCCATTTTTTTTTTTTGTTTTGTTTTGTTTATTGAGATACACTCATTTGTTAATAAATATGTGTTATTTTAATAAAAGCCATTTTTAGGTTAAAAAATTTATAGTTTTTTTATTAATCTAATAGGAATTTATCTAATTTATCTATTAATGTTTCTATTAATATTGGTTTTTTTCAATGTTCTCAACATATGGTCTACTTTCTTCATGTGTTCTAAATATCCAAGCATCTGGTGTTGATGGGGCTGTAACGACATCCCAACAAATAATTTCAAAATCATCTTGAACTATTTGGTCACCATTCCTAGCCTCTTTAAAGAACCAACACCTCTAGAAGAAACACCAATTTTAATTCTATGTCTTAATAAATCGGCAACATTATCACCTTTACATGATATAATACCAAAATTAATATATCCAGGACTCATAAGAATTTCCATTTTACCCATAAGTGTATGGTTTTCCCACCATGTTTCGGTAATATTGTGAGATATTCTATCACCAGCTATAACTGAAGATTCTGGGTGGTCTAATTCACCTACAGCTCTACGTTCTCTAATTGCTTGTTGGTATAAATCATTTTGTTTTCTAAGTACACTTTCAGGGTAAATTCTACCATTACGGTTAAGTATTCCGTATTTTTGTAATACAACATAAACAACAAGTGGTTCTATTATTACTAGTTTACCACTTTCTAATTTTTTTTATTTCATTTATGAATGGTTGGTTTCTTGGTTCATCTGGACTAATATAACCAGCGTCATGTTCAATTAATCCACCCAACCTGATTGTCCACGTTTTAATACTTTAAAGTCTTTATAATTTATATCCATTAGTTATTTATATATAGATATAAATATGTTGATAAACTAAAAACCCTCTATCTTTCGATAGAGGGTTATATTATATTATAGTTTTTTATAATTTTTCTTGTAAAATTTAAATATTTTATTATTATCAAAACTAGAATTGATTAAGGATTGTGTAATGTTTTCTAATTTATCTTTCATATTTTCAGAATTAACAGGTATTTCACTATTTAAAAGATTGTTATTTCACAATTAATGAAACTGCGTTTACCGTATCTTATTCCTGACTCCTAATATCTAAATCAACAATAGTGTTGTTTTTTTAATATCGTATTCATCTATGGTATCAAAAGATTAAATAGTGTTTGTTTAACTTTTTTATTTATATCTTTAATTACTCTAGTATAAGCAATTTGTTCGTTATGTTGCGGTTCAGCCCACGCTGAAATATTGATATAAACTGCTTTTGAGTGTTTATTATTAATACTACCAAAAACTACATTATAATTTCTAAAGCTATTGGTTTTAATTCTTTTCCGTTTTTCATATTAACTGGTTTATATACAAATATAGTAAAATAAACCAGGAAGTCAATACCCTTATTTCCAAAGATGACTCCAAATTGATATCCCAATACCGATGATTATTTGGACAAATGTTATTATAGCGATTGCTGCGGCTATTATACTTTTTTTGTCTGTATATTTCATTCTTTGCCTCTTTCATTTGACTTGGTGACCATACCTCATTAACTTTATCAATCCAGTTAATATTAAGTTGTATGTTTTTTCTAATGTTTTAACTTCACTCAATTTTGTGTTTATTTCATTAAATCTATTGTCAAAATCACTACGCATTCTTTCATGGTTATCGTTTAATCGTTCTAATTCTTTAAGGACTAATTTACTATATTCAGCCCAAGTATCTTTTTCTTCTGACATTTAATCTAATGTTTGTAATAATTTCGTTATTGTTATACATAATAATTCATAATTTTAAGTTTTGACTTAAGTGTTATTTTTTTACTTATCTCACTTTGTGATAACTCTATAATTTGTTTTAACTCTTTGAGTAAAATTTTATCATTAGTGTTACACATTTCATCTGTTAAAATTCGTAATCTCTTTATGTATTTACTTGGAACATTATTCATAATACTAATATTTAATCATTAACTAAGGTTACCCCTTAAATCAATTAATTTTGAAATATCTTTATTAAAATCTTCAGATACTTCTGAAACTTTATTTAATAATTTATCTTTAACCATTAATAGTTTTTCTTTAGCTTCTAAATCAGAAGTTTTAAGGTTTTCGTCAATTAATGTAATACATTCTTTAACTAAACTACTATAAAGTTCTTTCTTTTCTATATCAGTAGAGTTAATAAGTATTTTAAGTGTTTTTTATCAGATTCGTTTAAATCTGAATATCTACTATTATAAGTATCTACCATAATTGAAGAGAGCAAGCTATTTGGTAAATTAATTGCTTCTGTTACTTCTTTTAGTTTATTCTCTCTAATATATTCTAATACCCCTTTAAATTCTCAACCACTACACCAACACTTGTCGGTGATTTTTTTGTTAAAATTAATGTTGATAATGCTTTATGTAAATTAGATAACCTTGTATCATATGTCTCTTTAATACCCGTATCAAAGTTATTAAACAAGGTTACTAGTTTTTATTTTCTTTTACTATATCACTAATTTTATATTTTTCTAATAGTTTTAGTGATTCGTTTACGAAAAGATTATCGCTAAAACTATCATCACTTATTTTGTTTTCAATACTATTATAAATTAAAATTGTGTCTTTAGTATATCACTTTCTTTAATAGTTTTAAGATAGTTTTTAAATAACCCTTTACTGATGTTATTTTTAGTCACTAAACTTTCAGCTAATAAACCGTTAAATCTGTTTTTTATTTCCCAAAATTTTGCATTTTATATGTTTAATAATAAATATCATTATTTTCCCAAAAGTTTTATTCGTCTAATATTTTATCAATACCCTTTATCATATTATTTATTTCTTCATTTACGGTAATCGTCTTATCGTAAAATTTAACTTTATCGTTTTATTTTCAGTAATTACATCACTAGGCTTAATAGATTCAAGTAGCTTATCAAAATAGATGTTTCTATATTTATTTTTCTATCTTCTAATTTCTTAGTTAAAATATGTTTTGTTCTTTAATAATTTTTTCAGTTTTATTAACATATTCTGAAACAGATGCTGGTTCAGCTGGTACTTCACTATTATCAATTAGTTTCATCTGGTGCTTCACCACCTTCAGCTGGTATCTCACCACCTTCTAATGATGCTTCTTCACCTTCAGTTGGTTCTTCATCGCTAAAATCTAAATCTTCACCACCGATACCACCGCCACCGAATGAAGCGCCACCACCACCACCAAGTGCACCGCCATCTTCACCGCCATCTTCACTGGCAGAACCACCTTTAAGGGCCATATCAAAATCACCATATAATCTATCTACATTATCAAACATACCAGTATGTTTAATCACACTACTGGTATTAGCTAATTCATTACCAGCAGCTTTTTCCATTCTTTGCTCAAGCAAATCTTGTTTAATTTCATCGTCAGACCAACCCATAATTTCTCTATGTCCACGTGTCATAGACATTGTTGCAAAACCATTACCTAAATCACTAGTAGCGTCTTTAAATAATGTAACTTTTAATTGAGTGTGTTCTACTTTAAGCATTTCAGCTTGGGTTGAAGGGTTATTTAATGTAAGTGTAAAATTATCTAAATCATCTTCAAACCCTAAAATATAAAGATGTATAATAGCAATTTTATTAAGTTCTTGAATCATTGATTGTTGTATTCTATTAATTGTTCTAGAAAACGAATATCTTGTATTGCAAGGTTCTTACCATCACCTACAGCATCATCAAATCCTAAAATGGTTTTGGTACTCTAAGAGCTGTAAATAAGTTTCTTTGTAAGTATTCTATATCTGCAATTTGGTCTAAATTACTAGCACCAGGCAATACATCAATAGGGTTAGGTGCATCTTCAGTTCTAACTGGGATGAAAAATCTTGGTCATTTGACATCATGTTATATCTTAAATCGATTTGACCAGTTTGTGGGTCAGTAATCGGCATACGCTTAAATCTATCAGCGATTGTATTTACATAAGCTTCAACATCAGCATCATCAATATTACCGACAAATATTTTATATACACGTCTTTCTGGTGCTCTAGTTACACGATAAACTAACATTGAATCTTCAGATAAAATTAATTGTTTCCATATACGTCTAGCTTTTTCTAATACACTGGTACCATATGGTAATCTTCTATCGTCACCTAATAATCTAAAATGTGCAATCATCCATGAGTTAAATTCGATATCACGACCTCTCCAAAAGAATTTTACTTTATCACCAGAAGTTTCTTCATCATTACTGTTAACCATTTCTCTACCAGATATCATATCAAAAGACCAGTCTCTCGTCTTTCCATTTCATAGTTTGGCATTTGTTTACCACCTAAAACACCATGTGTTTCATCAATATTTAAATAGACAAAATTATCACCATATTTACAAGTGTTTCTTGTAAACATTGGTAATGATGTATGTAAGTCTAACCTATTGAAAAATAAATCTTCTAATATTGTTTTAACACGTTTACTATCAGAATATATGTTAAGCATTTTACCATGTGAATTAAGTGTTGTTGATTCTTCCATCATAACATCTAATGCTGCGGCTATCGTAGGTAAAACTCCATAGCTTCAAAATCAGAGTAAGAACCAATTCGAGTTGTCTCATAATTCATAGACTGTTGGAATAATCCATTTTCGACTTTTTCCAAACTTGACCTAGATATTTGCTTTGTTGTGCTTGTAGTTTTGCAGTGTCAAACTCAGCCTTATTATCGGTTTTAATAATTCGCTACTACCAATATTGTATTTTTTGTGTTTGTTGAATTTGTCTTTTAGTCCCAGCATCAGGTCCTAATATTTGTCCTAATTTTGGAATACTGTTAAATTTTTATTTGCCATGTTTTTTTAATTAAATATATGTAAATTATTTTAAAAATAAATAGTATTATTTATTTCGAACCACTAAATAGCCACATGTATTTGCCAGTTGGGTCTTGCATGTTCTTACTAACTAATGGGCTAAATTTTGGTTTTGGTAATGCACCTATGTTTTTACCAGCAATAGGTACAAAACCATTTCCACGTTCAATATCAGTAACAGTAGCTGTAGGTGAACCAGCAACCCAACTACCTAACATAGCTTTGGTTTGTTTTTCTAATCTTTCTAAACTTTTAAATGAGTATTCTATAGCCCATAATGCCATAGCACAAGACATTAAAATATCATCATGGTAACCTTCCATATGGTCAGGTCTACCATTTTAAATACAAAAGTCTTCATTTCTGAAATTAATCTAATTGAACGTATTTTATACCATTGGTCCTAACCTGATATTCAAAATTTGAAATCATTGGTAAACGAACAGATGTTGCTTGGAAACCTGGTATTTTGTCGGTTTTACCATGTGAACTTAATTCTCTTTGTCTTGATGATAATATTTTACCGTTAGATGTATCATAATGAAGTCTTTTATATTGAAATTCTAGTAATTTTAATACAGTTGAAACACCATACCACCCGTAATATCAACTACAGTATATGCCTTGTATAAATCTCCATATTGTTCAACTATTTGTGCTAGTAAATCTGGTTGTATCTTACCTGATATTCCATTACTTGTTCCATCGTTGTTACATCAATAATTACTATTGTAGATGCATCCTCACCATCACCTCTAGAAACGTCTACACCCATAACGTATTGGTGACCTTCTTCTGGTATTGCCCAAATCCAAGTTTCTTGTTCTAACCCTTCGGTGAATATTGGTTCTCTAACATTATTCTTTTCCTGATAATCTATAAATTCTTCAGCAATTACGTTACCACCAGACCCAATAAATGATACATCTAACTCTTGTGCAATCATTTTAGCATCACCATTCATACCTAAACACATTTGTTCATACCAACCAGATGTTGGCTTCCAACCATCCTCAATCCATTTGGTGTATGATTTAAAGGTAAATTCTATCTCTCTACTTCTTCCCTTTAAGCCATCTAAGGTCCTATTATAACGTAAATCTTCATACCACTTCATCTCAACAATGTTGAAATTGTTTTTACCTTTTTAGCTTGGTCATATGTTTTAAAATACAAAGTATCCATACCTTTAGGTGTTGAGATAAGCGTGGCTTTTCCCCAGTATTATGACTAACAATACCATTTGATATAAATGAATTAGTTTCTGGTACATGTAAATCATAAGTGTAGTCTTCACCCTTAGTTATAAGAACTATCTCATCAATATAGTATTTTCATTGTAACTGATTTGGTTTGATAACTCTATCAATACAGCATTATTAGGTATTTTTAATATTAATCGATTGAAAGAGTGATAAGTTAATCTATCGTATTTAGATACCCAAAATCTATCCAAGAATCTGACACTACTCTTAGTTATATTATTTTCTTTTAAAATTTCTAATATTGATTCTTTAGTTACATTAATAAATCTAGAATTTAATTTTTATTTAATAAATTTGCACTATTTTTTTGTTTTCTATCTAATCTAAAACCTATTTCATTATAAAATTTTGTCGCATAATCGGAATAAATTTTTAAATTATAAATAATGCAAATATGTTCTTTATTAGGTATTATAGATGACACACTAGTTTTCTGTACTTCTTTTTTTATGTGTGAGACGATACCGAAATTTAATAGTAAAGTTTGTAATGTTTTAATTAATTTTTTAGATGTACTAGAATATTTTATATCTTTAATTGTTGACATACCATCTCCATCAAACATACCTTGTAAGAAATTAATAATAACTTCTCTAGACATTTTAAGTATTGCTAATGGTATTTCTTTATCTTTAGCGTTATGTTTCTTCAAACCAAAGCTTCAAGCCAATTAACAAGTCCGTTGAGTGAAACATATAATGCCTATCATCAACTTGTTTAAACCCATTACCTAATTTAGCTATATCGTTAGTTAAGAAATCAGTAATTTGTTTATCAACATTTGTAATCGTTATACCTCTACTAGTAAAGTTACCTTCAGCGACAAATAAACCTAATAAATAACAGAAATCTAAATTATCTGACAATTTATTAGGTATATTAATATTTTTTTGTTAAAATGTTTCTCAAATGAAAAAATTAAATGTGCTATCATCATTAAAATAATTTTGACCATAATTAATGATTGGTTTATCACCTATTATTAATTCGTCCATTTTAGACCATATTTCTTCACCATTTCGTTTAATTAATACGGGATGTTTCCAACTACCTTCTAACTCTATACCTAGCTTTGTTTTATTTTATAAGTTTCACCATATTCACTAACAAATGTATGTGTCGCTGGGGTTAATATACCATTTTGTTACATACCATATGTGGTACTTCTAAGTTGTTAAAACCTAATTTGTCTTTTCAGAAACTAACTCATCTAACTCAACTAATCCTTTATCAGTTAATATTAATGAATCTTTAGTTAAGCAACCTAACGCTGTTAATGCGGCACCAAATACTTCAGCACCATTTTCAATATATGCTGCCTCATCCATAATAAGATATGTTGGTGTAAATCCACGAAGTGCATCCTTAGATGTCGCAACTGCTTTTACACGACTACCATTAGGTAATCTAATTTTTTTTTTGAGTCCATCAAGAAAATTGTCTTGGATTCCCTTTTCTCATCACCATAATATTCTTCACCCCAAACCCATCTTGGTAATTGACTTAGAAAATCTTTAATTTTACCCAAAATTCAAAAGCAAGTTCCTGTTTATTTGCAATAATCAAAACAGCTTCTGGGTTTTAACATCTGCCCAACCAACTTTTATTGACATATAAGCAGCTGTTGTTGTCGATACTCCAGCTTGTCTTGGTTTTGTAACTAAATTAAATCTATGTTTTCGTAAGCACGTATAATCTCTTTTTCTTGGGAATAATTTGAATGGTACAAACCCTTCTTGTGTTTTATCAAAAGTCTCCAAATAGTTCTCAATGGCATGTGGGGTCCATTAAACCTTTGGCGAATTCTTGTAATATCTCTATTTGTTAACATATTCTTTTATATATAAATATGTTTTATAAAACAAAAGAGACCTTTTAGGGTCTCTTTATTTAGTTTTAAATAATTCGTCAAAATCATAACCATCATCATCGTCTAAATTATCTGGGTTATTACCCATTAATTCCTCCCAATCATAACTATCAGTGTTTTCGTCATTTTAGTGTCTATTTCGGACATTGCATCATTAAACTCATCATTTTTTAAGTCATTTTAACTTCTTCTACAATACTTTTAATTATGTTTTACCTTCTTTAGTACCAGCCATTATTTCTTTCATTTTTTATTGAATTCTTTTACTGGTAACGAAACTAATTCATTCCAAATATGGTGTTTTAATTTAAAATCATCATTTTCAATCATGTCAGTAAATCTAGACCATAATGCTGGGCCTATTCTCATATCCCAAGGCTCTGCTGATAAAAAATCAGCTTTACTAATAACATATTTACCCATTTTACCCTTAGGTAAACCACGAGCTGATAATACTTCCATAACACCTTTACTAATTCGTGAATAAGAACTGGAAATACCATAGCTTCAGCTTCAATTAATATTTTGAGTTATCTTTAGTTGGGAATGTAACTTTAACAACACCACCATTAATACCATTTTCCATTTTAGGGATAACATAATAAACATAATCAGCGCTAGTCATCATTTTTTTATATAAGTTACTTAGCTTTGGGTCGATATCTTCTAATTCATTATTAACCATATGAAACATATGATTACATGTTTTAGCTGCACCTTGAATCATAGCGTTCACAAATCTTCTTTTATAAACTTCACCAGTAATACTTACCATTTCATCATGGTTTTAAAATCCATATCATGGTTAACTGGTGTTGGGTTTTAACTGTACCCTCTAAGCTAATATTAGGTGTTAGTTTAGCTCTAATTTCAACAACATCTTCATCCATATCGAAATCTTCACGAATCATTTTAATCGCTAATTCCTCTAACTCTTGTATGTGTGGACCTTCTATTGCCATTCCAAGTCTAACCAACGGCATTAATTCTGATATAACTTTATCAGGGTTAATAGTACGAACATCATGTGCGCCCATGTAACGTTTTGCAACTTCATTAAAACGTTTACCCATAATTTTTGTTCAAAAGAGTTTTCGTCACTATCTGGGAAAATTGGGTGTTTACCTAAAGATGTTTTCTGATTAATCAACTCATCAACTAATTGTGGGTGCATTCTTTCTTTTAAACCATCTGGATAAACTAAACTTTCATCTAATTTTTTAGTGCTAGTCAAGGTGGTTGGTATTATACCAGCTTTAGCTCTAGCTTTTATTAATGCTTCTTCAACTATTTTCTTATAATTAGCCATTATTTAATATCTTTTACTTTGATTGTTCTTATTATTGTTTTAGGTGTTAGACTTTCAGTTAACTCAGACTTTGTAATTACTTTCTTATTTCCAAATATTTTACCTTCAAAGAATTTTTAAATTCTTTTATTGTATATTTTTCACCTTCTTCCATTGTAGCCTTAGCTAATTCACCAACACTTTTAAATTTCCTAAATTTACCGCTTTTTCGTTTACTAAAAAATGTTTGAATTCAGCTAGATTTAATGAATCAATAGCCTTACTATCTGGTTTTTTTTAACTACAGGGTTTTCCACTTCTTCAATATCATTACCCATCATTTTTCTTTTTCCATTACTGGACCAACAATGTTTTTTTCAAATTCTTCAATTCTATGTATTATATTCTTACCACTATCGTTAACGTCATTATGACAATATACACCCATTACTTTTCTCTAGATGGTGTAATACCTCTAACCATTTGATATTTTTTATCACTAATTATAAATGGTTTAGAAACTTCACCACTACTAGCGTCTGTTACATTCGATAGGTATTTAATAGTTTCTTGGTCCTTAGGTTCAATTATAGCTTCTGGTTTAACAACTACTTCTTCATCAATAACGTTTATATTAACATTACCTAATTTACTAATGTTAGCAGTAACTGTTGGGTCACTTAAATCTTTCTTTTAATATTTACGCTAGTGCTATCCTTACTTGAATTTGACGTAGATGTTGGTGAACTACTAGCATTTAATGATGGCATCATCTCATTTATTTCGTTATTTTCCATGGTTTTATTTTTTATATTGTAATATTAAATCTTTTCATATAATTTATTTTCGACATCCTTGATAGTATCACCAAAATGGAAATGTAATCTAGATTCAGGATAACTTTCATAATCATCAATATTCTCACCCTAACGCAATAACACCATCAACAGCATCCCACACACCTAACATAGAACTATATTGAATTAATTCAAAAGTATTTCCGCTTCTAACCTACCAACTTTTAATATATTCTCTCTGAGGCGGTGATGGTCTTCCAGCCGCTGGATTCTCATCCCAACCATCACCATCAATGTCTTTAATTATATCAGAAAACATAAATTCATATATGTATTTACCTAAATAATCAATACCCACCTTATTTATATAAATTAAACGTAAGTCACCCATTATACGATATTGTTAAATGAATCATCACTAGCTTTAGGTGGTACCTGTGGCATAGTATCTGGTTCAATTGTAAATGGATTATTTCTTCTACTTGGTTTAACTGTAGGTGCTGTAACAGGTTTTGTTTTTTGGTTCTACTATTGGTTCTGACATAATTTCTTGGTTAAAGTTTCTTGTAATTTTGACATTAATATTTTCTGTCAAACATACTATTTTTTTTGAATTAAACAAGTTTTTAATTGTCTCTTTTATTGTTGGTTCAGTCGAATCAAGGATATCATTTGAATTAGGTTGAAACATATTATTTTTCTTAGGTTTATCTAAGAATAAATCATCACTTTCATAAACTTTATATTCTTCCAAACCTTCTTCATTATTGGAGTCAAAAGATAAATCGTTGTTATCATTAGACCCACCCTCATTATCATTTCCATTATCGTTGTTGTTGTTATTATCACCCATATCAGGTTCTTTTGAATCATTATTCCCAGCGGTATTTACTTTTTTTATAATATCGTTTTTATCGTTATCATCCATCTCAGAAGTATGAGTTGCCGATAATAATGAATTAATTGCAAATTTTTCTAGTTCGAAATCTGGTTGCCCTTGAGTTTCAGTGAATTTTCTAAGTGATTGACCAATTTTACCGCTTAATTGTTCGATAAATTTTTTAGGGTCAGTTTCTTCATTAGCTTCAACACCAGCATCAAATGGTTCTTTATCGTCAAATGGTTTATCGGATGGTTCCATATCTGGCTGCTCCATATCTGGTTCGCTCATGTCTGGTTGTCCCATAGGTTCATCTAATGGTTCTTCAACAGGTGCAGCTGCTGTTGGTGTAGCAGCTGGTGTTGGTATTTTTAAAGTATATTTTTATCTTCGTTTACTTTAGAGTGTAAACTTTTTTTTTCCTTCAGAAAGACTGTCAATAATAGCGTCCATATTTCTAATTGCTCTAGATATTGACAATTTATTTTCATTTATTTTTTCAGATACTTCTTCTTCTTTTTCTGAAGACATATCATCAATAGCTTGTTCAATTTCGTTTAAAGATTCATCATCCTCATCTTCATCGTCATCCCATCTTTTTTTTTACTTGGTGATTTTTTTGTTGGTTTAACATCATCATAATAAGGTTCGTCATCTTGGTTATTATATTCAGCTACTATACCTTCTTCTTCTTCTTCCTCATATAATGATTCATTACCTTCTAGATTACCAGCACCTGAAAATCCACCACCTTTGGGAAGTCAGAAAACCCACCAGCTAAACCATTTTCGGTTAATAAATCATCATTTAAGAATGCGTTAACACTATTGTTTTATCATGTGCCTCAGCAAGACTGTTAAATTTTAAGTTTAAGAATTTAATAGCTTTAGCATATGAAGAATATGCTTCTTGTTTTTTATTTTGTAAACCACCAATATATTTGAAATCTTCACTTACAATATTTGATACTTTATCTGTTGATTTAATATAATATTCGTGATTTTCTCTAATGATAGCGTAAACTTTATTGTCAGGTCCAAGTTTAGTTAATTCCACAACAATATTTGATTTATTTTCATTTAGAGTTGAAATACCCATCAATGTTTTCATACGTTCATTAATTTCATTACCTTTAAGACCTATTGGGTTTATTCTATTTTCATATCTTTTATAATTATTTTTTATTATTTTGATTAACCGATACGATTAGTACCATTAAACACATCTTTATTTTCACCTAAAGGTAACATCCAGTTCCACCGCTAACACTTCTAACCCAGACAGCTACATTAGTAGATTGGCCGATACTAACCGTTACCCCATTAATCACTATATTACAACCAGCAGAACCACCATATATTTCAGTATATGTGTGCGCTGACATATTTGGATTCTCTGCTGGTACGATAATACTATGTATATCACTTATTCTTGGCATAATTTTTCTTTTATTATAAATATAATTATATTTGCAATTGTTCAAAAAATAATTTAAAAACTTTAAAGATTTAACCCATCAAGATTTAATTCACCAATATTTAAAATTGGTAATGTTTTATTATTTACCTCAACGTAAGTTACGTTAAATTCTAATAATCTATTTTTTAATTCATCAATTTCATTAAAAAATTCTAATTTTTTTTGACCAGTTTGAATAAATTGACCATCGTTAATTATTCCATAATTATTAACGATTATATCGTTATGTGTTAAAAGTATCTCATATTCCCCGTCTATTATTGTCCAAAATTTGGACTTGATGTTAATATTGTAATTGCATTTGCTGATGCACTTGTGCGTCTAATTGTTCAAAACTAATTGTTAAATTTGGTTTGACTGGCCTTGAGGCCCAGCCAATTAATAAATTATCATAGTTTTGTGTTGAATAATCATTAAATGTTTTATTCTCCATAAAATTTATAGTGGTAGCTAGTGTTACAAGTGAAACATTCCAATTATTAAGTGGTTGATTAAAGCTATAGCACCAAAAAATGTGTTATCTATAGTAGTAACTTTAGATGTATTCCAATTATTTATTGATGGTGAACCACCATTGTTAAATACAATATCTTCATAAAACATAAAGCTAATATTTGTCACATTTAATGTATCCCATGCTGTATAAGTAATACCATTAACAGTAACTACCTTTGTCCCAATATCTTGATTGAAACTTGTCTGAAAAACACACCTGACATATTAGTAACTTTAGATGTATTCCAATTACCAATTGATGGTGAACCACCATTGTTAAACATAGTATTTTGAAGAAACATAAAGCTAATATTTGTCACATTTAATGTATTCCATGCTGTATAAGTAATACCATTAACAGTAACTACCTTTGTTCCAATATCTTGATTGAAATTTGACCCCTGAAACATACTTGACATATTAGTAACTTTAGATGTATTCCAATTACTTGATGGTGACCATTGTTAAATGCTGTGTTTATAAGAAACATTGCATTCATATCTGTCACATTTAATGTATCCCATGCTGTATAAGTGATACCATTAACAGTAACCACCTTTGTTCCAATATTTTGATTAAAACTTGACTGATAAAACATACTTGACATATTAGTAACTTTAGATGTATTCCAATTACTTATTGATGGTGAACCACCATTATTAAATTCAGGGGTTATACCAAACATAAAACTCATATCTGTCACATTTAATGTATCCCATGCTGTATAAGTAATATTATTAACAGTAACTACATTTGTTCCAATATCTTCATTGAAACTTGTACCATAAAACATAGCTGACATAGTAGTAACTTTAGACATATTCAATTATTTATTGATAAATTATTAGATATTTTACTTTGAGAAACATGACCCTCATATTTGTCACATTTAATGTATCCCATGCTGTATAAGTAATACCATTAACAGTAACTACCTTTGTGCCAATTGGTTGGTTAAAACTTGTCTGATAAAACATACCTAACATAGTAGTAACTTTAGATGTATTCCAATTACCAATTGATGGTGAACCACCATTATTAAATGCACTACTTATATAGAAAACACGTTCGAAATCTGTCACGTTACTTACATCCCAATTTCCAATATTGCTATTGAAATTAGTTGCATTTTCAAACATTCTATTTAATGATGTAATAGTTTTAAGGTTCCATTGATTTATTCCATTGACACTGGTTAAAGCTGAACACCAAAGAAGAACCTTGCTAATGAATTTAAACCAGATAAATCTGGTATACCCTTAACTGTTGATAATGTTAAATTAGTACAACCATAAAAATACCACTATTATTTATAAATTTCATTGGTCCCCATTTCTCAATAGTTAACAATTTTAACCTATCACCTGTGTTATTAAAACCCAACCAGTTAATATTCAGTTATTGTTACTTTATAAGTATCTGGCGACGAGTAAGTATGTGTTGTTTCTGTTTGATTCCAACTTGTTATTTTATTAGAAGAACCATCACCCCAGTCAACGATAAATGAATAGATACCAGTTGACGTTAATGGTAATTTTATTTGGTTAGCTCCGCTACTACCACTACTGGTGTTATAGGTTGACCAATAAGATACAAAACTTTTGTTAGATTCTTCGTAAGGTTTTTCCCTAAAAGGTAACATCCAGTTCCACCGCTAATCGTTCTAATCCAAAGTGCAATATTTGATGCACTACCCACGTTAACGGTAACACCGTTAACATTCATAGTACAACCAGTAGCACCCCTAATATTTCAGAATAAACCAAATCATAAAGGTCTGCATTTTCTGCTGGTACCATAATACTATGTATATCACTTATTCTTGGCATAACTTTTTTCTTTTATTATAAATATGGTTATATTTGCAATTATTTAAAAATCCAAAACATATGATTATATAAAAAAAAAAAAAGCTAATACGAATATCAGCTTTATTTATTTATTTTCGAAAAGATATCACTAGAAAGTGACTAATATTACTACAATTACTGTATATATTAAAATTTTATTACCTAATTTACACGCTTTTAACATTTCATAATATTCTTTATGGTTCATTGTTTCTTGTTTCATTATAAATAGTTTATATTGTTATAATATTATATTTTAATTCGATAACGGTGCTTTAATTTCTGCGTGTGATTTATAACCATCTAATTTAAACGATTTAGGTGATAATTGTTTCAATACATCACCAATTAATTCTTCGTTATTAAAATCAAAAACTAATTTAGGTAAATCAAATGGTTCTCTGGTTTCTATATCAATATCCTCAATTAACCCTAATACCTCTTTTTCTAAATGTTTAATATTAGCAGCTTCTTGGTAATTTTCTAGTTTAATAGCTACATGTTTTTCAGCTCTAAGCTTAACTACTTTTTCCCATGTTTCTGGGTTATATAATTTAATATATTCATCTAATGATAAGTTAACACCAATTTGTTGAATAGCTTGATTAACATGGTTTGAATACAAATGAGTATCACCAAGATTACCAATTAATTCTTCTGGTACCATATTAACTATTTTACCTATTATCTCTAATAATAGAGCATAAGATGCGATATTAAAAGGTAACCCTAGAAATGTATCTACTGAACGTTGATTCCACATTAAAGATATTGCTCTAGTTGGGACGTTTTTTCATTTAACGTTTCTTCAGCAATCTGTTTAACACCTATTGGCCAATCTTTACTTGTTATATCATCTATAAAATCTTCATTATCTGTTTCTAATTTTAGCCGTTCTTCAAAACTCAACTCTCTTGTGTAAAATTGGAAAAATTATGACAAGGTGGAAGAACCATTTGGTCTAATTCCCCAACATTCCAAGCATTGACAATATTACGTCTTGAATCAGGGTCGGTTTTAAAGGTTAATTGCATTTTGGATTTGGTCTATTGAATTCATTTTCATATTTTCCTCAATAGTAAACATAGTATTCATTTCTTGGTTTTACCCATTGTTGACCAAGCCCTCCATTGCTTACCATAAACTGGACCTAATTCACCCCATTTTTAGCAAACTTACTATCTGTTTTAATTTTATTGATAAATTCTTCTTCTGGTAGACATTGAAAATCACTTTCAGGTCGCATCCAATCTGGTTCATTTTCATCATCAGGTTTATAGTTATTCAAATAGTGCTTATAACAATCTCCATTCCAAATATTACAACCATTATCAACCAAATATTTAATATTTGTATCACCATTTAAAACCATAATAACTCTGTTACGATTACTTTGAATGGCATTTTCTTAGTTGTAAGTAAAGGAAACCATCTTTCATTTTATGCCTTATTTGTTTTCCAAATAATGAAATTGTGCCTGTACCTGTTCGGTCATTTTATTAACCCCATTAATTAATATATCTTTAAGTAAGTTTGTGTAATCTATGTCTAATTTATTCATGTGTTCATTTTAATTTAATAATAATAAAAGATACTCATCTTCATTATCAATACTTATTGTTATTTTGTTTAAATTGTCTAATTTATGTAACCACCTATCAAGTACTTTTTTTGTTGGAATACCAAGTCTATGATATAGCGATTGTAAAATATCTGTTTTTTCACTATTTAAATGGTTTGGTGTTGTCTTGAACTTACTATAAGTATGTCCACCAATAAAACCATCAGTTTCGGTATAATCTAATAAATTAAAATAACGTAACCTAAAATCCCTATCAATATGTGAATTTTTTATTATTATAGTTTCAATTTCATCGCTAGTTAATTGTATTTTACCCATACTAATTTTGTAACTACTTTTTCACGTGGTTCAAAAGTAATGGGACAATAAACTACCGCAGTTTGAACTGTGTTAATAATTTCACCATCTTTATCTTCATAAAAACAAAACATAAAAGTTTTGTTTTATCATCTTTAATAAATTTAAAACTATCAATAGTTACTAGGTCTGGTAAAAAAATATTGTCTGCGTTAACTGATATCGTTCTTATGTCATCAAAACCATAAATTTGGATATTTGATGATGGTGATTGTATAAATTTAACAAATGGATTTAATTCTAAATTGTCTTTTATTATTTTATTAATCATTGATTATATCTGTTTTAATTGGTTTTACTTTCTCATAATCTAAAATTAAATCTTTTAAATTAGTAATTTTAAAGGTTCAACCGTTTTACTAATTTCATAAGTGTCAAGTATATTCTTCATTTTATCCATTAATAGTTTTAATGTGTAATTAAATTTAATTGTTTCTTCATTAGTTTTAATCTCAGTAACTTCAGTTAAAATAGCTTTAGTGTCTATTTTATCTAATTTAACAAATGGGTATTTTTTTGATATGTGAATTAAAACTAACCCTTGACTATCAGCTAATTCAAATCTAGTATAATCAGTTTCACTAACTGTGGAGTAAACGTATTGACCACCATTATTGAATATAATGGTAAAATCTTTAGTGTTTTTATCATAAATAGATGCACATATATTTGATGATGCATAAATTGATTTAATTTTCTCGTCTTTTCTTGTCTTTTTAGTAACATTTTTTTTTATTTATTTAGTTTTTCTGTAAGATGTTATCTCACTTATATTAAAAATTTTAGCAACTTGAGAACCATCGATTATTAATTCTTCAATTATTATATGGTTATATGTAATAATTAATTTGCATTTATTGAATTCTAATCTACTGACTGAGTGACTATTTACATCACTAGACTTTAATAAAATCTCAATTTGACTATATATTACGTTATCACACATATCTTTCGTTTACTTTTATACAAAGTTACTAATATTTATTTAAAGAATCAAGTATGGTTTTAATAAAAAATATTGTACATTTGCATAACGATAAATAACAAATAAAATATATGAGTAAAGATATTCACCCTAGGGTTAAAATTGTGATTAATAAAGCGATAAAAAAGCTCAGACACTAGACGATATTCAAGTAAGACCAGAACATATTATAATATCTATTCTTACAGATGAAGAAAATGAATGTGTTAAAATATTTAAAGAATTAAACGTAGATATTATTACATTACAAGATAATCTTTCTGAATACCTTAGAGTTTCAGATTTAATCCCTAAATTGTGGTTTCAACTAAAAGAAAGCCACCATTCTCAGATGACATAAAGCAATATTTAAAAAAGTTGATATAGAGTGTGAAAATTAAATGATAACGTAATAGATTCTAAACATGTTATCTTAGCTATTTTATCTTCTAAATTACCTATAAACGATATTCTGAGCGTAGCTGGTATAAATTATAATTCATTTAATAAAAAACTAAAAGAAATGACAGGAGAAACACCAAATAATGGAGTCTACGACGATAGTGACGATGATAATACCTTTAAAAGAAAAATAAAACCAAACGAGGGTAAATCTAAAACACCAGTTTTAGATAATTTCTGTAGAGACATTTCTAAAGCTGTTGATAATGGCGAAATTGACCCAGTTATTGGTAGAAAACCTGAGATAAAAGAGTTGCTCAAATTCTTTCACGTAGGAAAAAAACAACCCAATACTTATAGGTGAGCCTGGTGTTGGAAAGACAAGTATTGTAGAAGGTTTAGCTCAATTAATCAAAGATGGTACCGCACCAAGAACACTTATTGGTAAAAGAATTTTACTTTAGATATTGCTAGTATAGTTGCTGGTACTAAATTTCGTGGTCAATTTGAAGAAAGAATGAAAGCGATTTTACAAGAATGTAAAAACAATCCTGATGTTGTCTTATTTATTGATGAGTTACATACAATAATAGGTGCTGGTAATGCATCTGGGTCATTAGACGCTTCAAATATATTTAAACCAGCTTTAGCTCGTGGTGAATTACAAGTTATTGGTGCAACAACTTTAGATGAATATAGAGAAAATATCGAAAAGATGCAGCGTTAACTAGAAGGTTTCAACAAGTACTGGTAGAAGAACCTACTTTAGCTGAAACAAAAACTATCTTGATGAGTATCAAAGATAAATATGAAAAACATCATAGAGTTATATATACTGAAGAAGCTATTGATGAGTGTGTTAAATTATCTGCAAGATATATTATGGATAGGTCAATGCCAGATAAAGCGATTGATGTAATGGACGAAGCTGGTGCTGCTACTAATATTAATGGTGTAAAACCTAATTCAATTGTTTTATTAGAAGAAAGAAAAAATGAGATAATTGAAAAGAAAAAAAAGAAGTAGTACAAAAATATGAAGAAGCGGCTAAACTTAGAGATGAGGAAAGACAAGTCGATGAAACTTTAGCTAAAGAATTAACAGACTGGAATACAAAACTAGATAAAGAAGTTACTGAAATAGGTGTTGGTGGTATAACTGAAATCGTATCTATGATGACTGGTATCCTCTTAATAAAATATCAACTCAAGAAGGTAAACGTTTATTAAATATGGATAAAGACCTTATTGGTAAAGTAATTGGTCAAGATGCGGCTGTTACTAAAGTGGTAAAGGCCATTAAACGTAACCGTATTGGAATTAAAGATAAAAAATAAACCAGTTGGTTCATTTATATTTTTAGGTCCAACTGGTGTTGGTAAAACACTTTTAGCTAAATTACTTGCTGAACAAGTTTTTGGTGATGAAGATGCATTGATTAGAATGGATATGTCAGAATACATGGAAAAATTTAGTGTAAGTAAACTAATTGGTTCTCCACCTGGATATATTGGGTATGAACAAGGTGGTCAATTAACTGAGAAAGTTAGAAGAAAACCACATTGTGTTATATTATTTGATGAGATAGAAAAAGCTCATGAAGATGTCTTCAACCTATTATTACAATTATTAGATGAGGGTCAATTAACAGATGGTTTAGGTCGTAAAGTTAATTTTAAAATGCTCTAATAATTCTTACATCAAATATTGGTGTAACTGAAGCGAAAGCTTTGGAAAACCAATGGGTTTTGATGTTGATGAAAATATAATGAGTGAGGATAAAAAAATTAAAGAACTAATTGAAAAGCTTTAAAGAAAAAATTTAGACCTGAATTCCTTAATCGTATTGATGAAGCTATTATTTTAATTCATTAACACAAGAAGATATAAATAAAATTATCTATGTTGAATTAGCTAGGTTAGAGGAAAGAATTAATGAGATGAATTATAAGTTTGAAATTAGTGAGTCAGCAATTAAGTTCTTAGCTAAAGAAGGTTATGATGAAGCATATGGTGCGAGACCATTAGGTAGAGCAATTCAAACCTATATTGAAGATGGTGTAGCTGATGAAATACTAAATGAAAAAGTAAAAGAAGGTGAGACCATCAGTGTAGATTATGTTGATAATAAAATGGTCTTTAAAACGTTAAAAAAAACTAAAAGAAATAAAAAAAGAAATCCCATAATTTTTATGGGATTTTTTTATATTATTAGTATAGTAGAATAAATTAATGTTTAGACAAATTACTAACCATTTTGAATATGAAAGATAAAATAAAACAATTACTTAGAGAAGCTTTAGACAAACAATAACTTGTAGAAATTGCGGTTGGTCTTGGAAAGAATCTGAATCAGATAAAGAAGATTTATATGTTTGCCATAAATGTGGGTTTGATAATTCAGAAAGAATCAATTAATGAGACAATAGTGACTAAAGATAAAAAAGATATTAAAACCATAGCTGATTTTGTTAATTTTGCTAAAAAACATCTAAACATAAATGATGACATTAAAATTGCTTTAGCATATGAAAGAACCCCTGATATTAAAACTAGTGCATACTATGATTTAGATGGGTTTGTCAAAGTATATGTTAAAGATAGGGCTGTGATGGATGTATGTCGTTCAATCGCACATGAACTAGTTCACCATAAACAGAATTTAGAGAATAGAATTAGTGACCATATTAATGATGGTGGAGATGGTAGTGAAATAGAAAACGAAGCAAATGCTGTCGCTGGTGTTATAATAAGAAAATGGGGTAAATTACACCCAGAGTTATATAAATAGTAGAAATTATGCCATATAAAGTAAAAGGTAAATGCGTATATAAAAGATGATGGAACCAAAGTAGGTTGCACAAAGGGTGATGTTAATAAATATTTAGCAGCGCTTCACGCTAACGTAGACGAATCAAGTGATAATACAATCGGTAAAGCTGATACCTTATCAATTAAAGATATAGCTGATAAACATAAAACATCTGTAACTAAAATTGAAACTCAGATTAAAATGGGTGTCAAGGTTGAGATGGAACATGTAATGATAAAGAAAAAGCAAAAGAAATTACTCTAGACCATTTAAGTGAATTTCCAGATTATTATAGTAGATTAGATAAAATGGAAAAAGAAGCTTCTAAAGAAGAAAAATCAGCAGACATAACTGAGAATACCAAAACTTTAATTAAACGTCTATTACGTGGTGATTTATACTAAATTAGAGTTATCACCAATATACTCATAACTAAAACATAAACGTTTATTATCATAAACATGGTCATTATATGTTTTTTCATTAGTTACGTCTTTTCTTAATTTTTTATTCTTACTAGTTGCTCTCCACAATGGTGATTTTTCTTTATATAACCTAATTTTGGGTGAGCTGTTCTTGTGAAAACCTATGACCCTCATCTAAATGTATTTGAGCCACTATTTCGGTGAATCTAACACCTATACCCATTCCTTGAAAATCTGGTAATATAACGGCTCTATGACCTCTCCAAGCGTTTTTAACGGTACCACTTGGCATTGTTATAACTGAAGCAAAACCAATAACAGTATCTTCCCAAATTGCAACATAACATCTAGCAGCATTATTATGACTTCCAGTTAAATAGTGATGGTCTTTAAACATTCCCCAACTATCATTTGTTGTGCGATAAACTTTGATATTGATTTCTGGTCGGACAAAAAAAAACCGTGAAGTAATTCACCTGTATCAGTATTTAAAACCCAATCAGGTTCTAACCAATCAATAATATCATGGTGACATGTAGATAAAACAACATTCCCTATATCATTTTTTTAATATACCTAGATAATGATACACTAGCAGCTTTAGCAACATTTCTATCAACTACACTAGTATATTCGTCAATCACAGCATTAGTTTTCAATTTACGAGCTAAATCAGCTCTAAATTTTCACCATTAGATAAAACATTATACGGTTTATACCAAGATGGGATTGAATTAAGACCAACAGCCATTAACTTATTAATTCCAATATCTGGTGTTTCAAAATGTGAAATTATCGATTTGTTTGATAACCATTCTGGATTCTCTTCAATACCAAAATTTTAAGTAACGTTGATTTACCACTACCAGAACTTCCAACAATAATTCTAGTTTAAAAGATTTAGGTAATTCAGTTGGCATTTTCCAAGGATAAAATTTTGAAGTTCCATCAAACGTACAATCAAAAGCTGTTTCACTTGCCATGATAAATTCATCACGGTCAACACTTGATATCAAAGGTATGGTATCTTTAACTAATTTTCGATTATATTTTCCATAAAACAATTATAAATAAAATAGCTAGGATACAAATTATGTTCCTAGCTATTTATGTTTTTAGTAAAAAATTATTTTTTTACCCTCTGTTAATTTTGAACTTTAGCTTCTAACGCTGCTAATTTACCTTCTAAAACAGCTGTTTTGTTTGTTGTTTTTTTGCTTGTTCACTAATCCATTCTTGTTTTTTAACAACTAGAGCTTCATTTAGAATATTGTCGATTAATTCAACAAGGTCATTTTCTTTGATTTTTACTGTTTTCTTTGTATTTGACATATTTTAGTTTTAAAAAAAAATTATTTTCTTATTAATAAATATATGTGAAAACAGTAAAGACCATTTTTTATATTTAATTATATTATGTTATTGTAATTGTTCTAGTCACACCATAAACAGATTTTTAAACCTGTTAATGTTGAATTTTCCAACCAAACATCACCTTCATTTGGTGCTGTTGGCGCTACCTACATTAAGTCTCATAAGAGCAGATAACGTTGTTGATGCTCCAATATGTAAATTAGCTGTTGGTGTTACAACATTAACACCAATTCTACCAATTGTTTGAGCACTTACACTTGGGTTACCAGCAAGTTCTGAAAATGTTCCTTGCAAATAAAACACCACCTAAATTTATTGAATTAGTAGTCGCTGATGGTAAACTAATGTTTGTACCGATTATTATATTATTTGAACCAATAGATGATAAAACGTCAGCACTACCAACATTATAACCAATCAATGTTGAATAACTAGCATTTATTGCTTTATAACCAGCTTGATTACCCAAGAAATTTGAGTTATTAGCACTTGTTGCTTTATAACCAGCTTGTAGACCATGAAATTTGAAGCATAAGCATTTGTTGCCTTCCCCAGCGGATTGACCAAGAAATTTGAGTTATAAGTACTTGTTGCACCTTTACCAGCTTGAAGACCCAAAAATTTGATTGACCCGCATTTGTTGCACCAGCTTCTTGACCAAAGAAATTTGAACTGTAAGCGCCTGATGCGTTATAACCAGCTGCTGACCCAATAAAGTTTGAATTATTAGCACTTGATGCTTGAAAACCAGCATTATTACCAATGAAATTTGATGATTCAGCATTTATTGCGCTATAACCAGCGTTTACGCCCATGAAATTTGAATTAAAGCACTTGTTGCTCGAAACCAACTTGATTACCCAAGAAATTTGACCCATATGCATTTGTTGCACCATTACCAGCTTCTCTACCGATGAAATTTGAATTATCAGCATTTGTTGCTACATTACCAGCATTTTGACCAATGAAATTTGACCTATTAGCAAATGTTGCACCACCACCAGCATTATAACCAAAGAAATTTGAATTACTAGCACTTGATGCCTGACGACCAGCACCAATACCAAAGAAATTTGAGTTATTAGCACTTGTTGCTTGATAACCAGCTTGATTACCCATGAAATTTGAAGCATAAGCATTTGTCGCAAATTGTCCAGCAAATTGTCCAAAGACATTTGAATCAAAGCACCTGTTGCAAATAAACCAGCATTTTGACCAAGAAGTTTGAACCATAAGCACCTGTTGCACCATAACCAGCTTGTTGTCCAAAGAAATTTGAGTTATAAGCATTTTTGCACCTGACCAGCATAACCACCAAAGAAATTTGCATTATTTGCAGTTGTTGCACCTTGACCAGCTTGATACCAAAGAAATTTGAATTATAAGCAGTTGTTGCGCTAGAACCAGCTTGGCTCCAAAGAAATTTGACGCATAAGCATTTGCTGCATAATCACCAGCATTATTACCAAAGAAATTTGAATCATTAGCGCCAATTGCGTTAGAACCAGCTTGAACAAAGAAAATTTGAACTATAAGCATTTGTTGCACCTATACCAGCATTCGACCAAAGAAATTTGACGCATAGCATTTGTTGCTTGATAACCAGCTCCACCACCAAAGAAATTTGAGTTTCTTGCGTCTGTTGCTAAATAACCAGCATTTTGACCAAAGAAATTTGATGATTCAGCACCTGGATGCGTTTATACCAGCATTAATAAAGAATTTGAGAATTTAGCACCTGTTGGTCTTGACCAGCATTAGAACCAAAGAAATTTGAATAAGTAGCACCTGTTGCCATTACCAGCTTGTTGTCCAAAGAAATTTGAATTAGAAGCATCTGTTG